TTAACAGGATATCTCTTTTTTTTATTTACATATTATTAATATGGTTTAAACTAAGGCGTTCTTAATAAAAAAGAACTTATAATTCAGTGTATTTATTTTCATAGGTAAATACACATATTTAACTAACAAAGGAGAAACTATGAAAACAGTAGAAATTAATGGTAAGATTATAGGGTTGTCGGAGTTTGTGACTGAGAAAGACTTGCAAAATTCTATAAAAGTAGGAATGGAGTTAATTGATGGAGGAGTGATGGTTTATCCTGGTTATATGATGACAAATGATGAGTATAAAATATTCCACAGGTTCACACAACTTGTCAAGTACGCACCTTCGGATCTTGAACCAGGAAAGTTTTTTAGTAAAAAGCTAAAAAACATGATTCGTTGTGATGCACATTCCGTGGTCATCAGACTCTTTGCGGAGTTTGATGATCTAAAAGAATCAAAAATACTTAGAAGAGTGAAAGAAGATTTACTCTTCGACGAGTATTTAAAGGATCTTATCTACCCATAAAGTCGGTAACAGGAGAATTTCTCCTGTTCGCTAATTCAATAATCTGAATTTATTTTTTTTTATGTCTAAAAAATAATATTAATATATTATAAAAATGACTTAAAAAAGAGGTGCTTTAAAAAGCTAACAGTTATTTTCTAAAGGAGAGAAAATGAAAATTTTAGAATTGATAGAAAAATACGCTAATGAAGAAGATATTAAACTCTTCTTTAATTCATCCACAGTTGGCGATATGTATTTGTTACAAAAACTTGATCGTATAGAACATTATAATACTATCATTGACAAATTAAGTCAACCAGAATTGTTCTATGCGATTGTTAGCGATATATTAGAAGGACTTAAAAAAGAGGAGAAAAAAGACATGACAATTGAAGAGATTAAACAAGAGTTGGATAGATTAAAACAAGAGATTAGTAGATTAAAACAAGAAGTTGAAAAACCTAAGAATACTGAAAATAATAACGACCTAAAGGTTTTGAGTATTGATACTTTTATGAGAATTATCCAAAGGCATTCTTTCGACGAACTAAAAAAATATAGCAAAGAAGCAATTCTAAAAGTGTTATTTGATATATCTATTAGAGACGCAAGTCAGAGAACAGCGGATTGGAAAGTACTTATCGTAAAATCAGTAGCGAAAACATTCTCTAAAGAAGAGATTTTGTCAAATATAAAAGAACAAAGTCCTTACGCTGTGTTCAATTTAGAACTAACAGACAACTTAATAAAAGAAGCAATTAGAAGGTTAAATGATGTATCATAGTTTATTAAAAGATCTTTTACTAGAGGGGTGTTTTTATATTGTTTATTCATTTTATGAAGTTGAAGAGTATAGAAATAAGTTGAACTTAGGATACAAAAATTTTAAAAGGAGAGTCGTAGTTAATTATAAGATATTAAATAAAGATATAAAAGGAGAATCGGAAAAACCTCCAGATAAAAATAATCATACACTATTATATTGAAGAGGTAAAAAGAAAGTGTCGTTTTCTCCTAATCGACCACCTCTCGTGAGATCAAGTAGCTCCTTTTTTGGAGCTACATTTTTTTTTTTACATTTTTTAAATTATATGATAAAAAATAAAGGAAAAAATAATGACCACACACGAGATTGAATTGCCGATTAATGAGAAAGAATATAAAGATAAAAACATTGAAGATGTAATGTTATATCTTATAAAAATGAATAAAACACTTAATGAGAAAATAGACGCGTTAGAAGACAAACTACAAACCCTTAATCAACAATACCAATAAAGGATCAGTGATGAATTTTACAAAGTTTTTTAAAGATCCTTTCTTTAAAAAAAGAACAAGACTAACAATATGGGAGAAAACATTTAAAAATACAATAGTGACAGAAACAGAATTATCTGTATATTTAAATAAGTCAAAGTTTGTTATTGTTTTAAAAAACAATACAGTAAGGGAAATTAAAGACAATATTTTTTTAACCACAGTATTTGATTCACTCATAGTCGTATGTAATTCAAAGTCGTCTTTTGATATCATTTCCGCACTCTTAAAAAAGAAAGCAGAGATGACGTCTATTAGCGATGATTTAGATACAGTAGGGTTTTATATCAAGACCATAGAAGGAGATGTTTTTGTTTATCTTGTAATTGATAGCGATGCGGACCAGTTTGAATTTGAAATCATGAGAAAAATTATTATAGATAAAGAAATACCGACCGAAACTGAATTAGTTAGAGAATATAAAAAGTTCTTACTAAGTGATCAATCTGTTAATGAAAAAATACTTCTAAACGGACACGAATGGATATCTCAAAAATAGTTATTTATATATTATTATTATAGTATAAATCAACGATCTATCATTGTCATGAGTGATAGATCAGAAAGGAGTTATCATGACAATTAAAATTTTTAACACGCGAGTTATTTTAACTCGCGTGAGTGAATCGAGATTCACTCTGTCTGTCATTGACGGAACAATGACAGACAGAGTAAGACGTCTTGCCGCTCAAATAGCAAGACGTCTTCCTGTTTCGGAGTCTTAAGACTCCGAAACAGGAAAAAATATTTTTTTTTTGGAGGAAGAATGAAGAAAGAGATAATTGTTAACTATTTGAGAATTCATATATTGTCCAATCTTTTTATAGGATTGTTTGTTGCATATATGACATCGTCATATAAACTATTAGGAAACGAAAACGAAGTTGAGTTTATTATTTCTATATCTATGTTTACAGTTTCTGCATTTATGCTACTTTATAATAGAGTAAAGAAAATAATTCCTAATTTTAAGACACATGTTTTGGTTGGTCTAATATCAGATATTTTATCAACCATAGTTTTAATAGTCGGTATCATATTTGGTATGGACAGTTTTGTTATTATGAGTCTTATAACAAAACCATTAAGAATGTTATTTTCAACAATATTCTTTAATAGTTTCTACGTTTACATAACAAAAGAGTTTAGAAGTCCGCATAAAATTATGGATTTTGTTAGAGACAAAGAAACAAACATTAAGACAGTTTTTGGAATGTTTGGATACGGTTTAGCGATGTCTGTTTCATTTTTAAATATCGATAAATATATCGGTCTATCTATGTTATTAATTATGTATGTCTTAATAGATTATTTTACTTTTAAAATTTACCGACTCCTGTAAAAAGGGTCGGTATTTTTTTTATTTAAAATTAATCTATTGAATATAAAAAATATTAAGTCTATATATTATAAAAATGACTTAAAAAGAGGTGCTTTAAAGCTAAAAAAAAAATAAGACATAAAAGGAGAACAAATGTCTACAAATGTAATGAAAAAAAGATTAAAAACAATGGAAAGCGGGGATTACGCCGATAAAGTAAAAAGAGGCGAAATCAATATCTTCAATACAGTTGTTTTTCGCGCGCATGCTAAAAATAGAATGTTAACAGTAACGGATAAGATTATATACTTTAACGACGGTATTAGAAATCCGCTTTTTATAAAACATGATCTAGACCTAGAGATAGAATCTGTATCAAGTTTAGGAGTCGCCAATATAGAGTCTACCAGATACATTAACATCTTTGTCTGCACATACGATGGCGTATTTGGTGTAATGATGGTATTCAAAGCTGCTGAGAATATAGTCGTTAAGTTCTTTCCTTTCAATGTTCTTAAGAACATTAGAAAGTACCAGTTCATCAGCATGAATGGAGGCGTGTTAGATGTACTTGTTCAATATGATGATTTTAAAAGAGAATTGTGTTCTTACAATGTGAAATCTGGCAAGTTGGAAACATTGAAACCAAATGATATTAATTTTAACACAGAGTCAGAAAAACTCTTAGACGAATACGCTAAAAAACACGGACTGTCTGATTTTGAATTAAATAAGAATGCTGTAATTTTTCCATGGTCAGATCCAACAAAATTCCTTATTAGGTCCAAGAAATCATTTTTCAAAGTACTTTCGGTTGACGAAGTATATGTTCCTAAAAATAGTGAAGCGGTTATTAGTGTGAAATCTGAAAAGATTGATATAAAAGACACACTATTTTTAAATGGATTTGTTAATATAAGAAATGATGAAAAGGATTACAATGGACTCTAAAAAAGAAACCATAGATATAAAAAGACACATGGAAGATGCTTATTTGACATATAGTTTATCTGTAATAGTCGATAGAGCACTTCCAAGTGTTCATGACGGACTTAAACCTGTTCACAGAAGAATTTTATATGCAATGTATGATTTAGGAATTACTAAGAAATCAGCATATAAAAAATCAGCTAGAGTTGTGGGCGATGTTATCGGTAAATATCACCCACATGGCGATACAAGTGTATATGACGCAATGGTAGGTATGGCACAAGATTTTACTATGTCTATACCTCTTGTAGACGGACAGGGAAACTTCGGCTCAATAGACGGAGATAATCCTGCTGCTATGAGGTATACAGAAGTAAGACCTGAAGGTATTGTAGAAACGTTCTTTGCAGATATTGAATATAGAACAGTAAGTTTTATTCCTAACTATGATGATTCAGAATTAGAACCAAAAGTACTGCCTGTGCAATATCCGAATTTGCTTGTAAATGGCGGTAATGGAATTGCAGTAGGTATGTCTACAGTAATACCGCCACATAACATTGTTGAGGTTTGTGTAACGGCAAAGAAATTTTTATTTGGTAAAATTCCAACATGGGAGAATATATTTAAAGATTTCCACGGACCAGACTTTCCAACAGGCGGAATTATATTCGGAAAAAAAGGTATATTAGACTATGCTAAAACTGGTCAGGGTAGCATAAAGATAAGAGCTAAAACAGCGTTTGAGAAAATCAAACGACATGACGCGATTATCATAACAGAACTACCATATGCTGTTAATAAAGCGAAACTTGTTTCTCACATAGCAGATCTTGGTAACTCAAAAGACATTAAGGGAATAAAGACTGTAAGAGATGAATCAGACAGACACGGTATTAGAATTGTTGTTGAACTTAAAGGTGATCTACCTAAAGAAATTATCTTAAACAATCTTTTCCAAAAGACTGCTTTGGAAACAACATTTTCAACAAAGTTCAGAGCAATTCTTAAAGACGAACCTAAAATATTTAACCTTATCGAGTATTTTACAGAATTTGTAAACTTTAGAAGATCTGTTATCATAAAAAGATCTATAGAGTTTATAAGAGTCGCTAAAGATAGATTGGAAAAAACAATCGGACTTATTAAAGCAACAAGTATGATTGATAAGATTATAAAGCTCATAAAGGCGTCTAAAACAACAGAGATTGCTAAAGCAACTCTAATGACAAAAATGAAATTCACACCAGTACAGTGTGACGTCATTTTATCGATGCAACTAAAAAGACTAACAGGTCTTGAAGCAGAAAAACTTAAACAAAGAAAAAAAGAGCTTGAAGAAGAAATTAAATATCACGAGAGTGTTATTTCTTCTACAGAGAATATCGATAGAGTGATAGAAGAAGAATTAAATGAAATTATTTCTAGAACTTTACACAGAACAAGAAAAACTCAAATTGAAGAGAATTATATAGAACGTTCTGTAGAGGATATCATACCTAACATTCCTGTATTAGTTTCTATTACATATAAAGGTTATGTTAAACGTATGGACATTAACTCCTTTAGACAGCAGTCAAGGAATGGAAAAGGTTCAAAAGCGGTTAAAGTCGATGATGATGATTTTGTATCAGACTTTTTCACAGCAAATAGTCATGATACTTTAATTATCCTGACAGAAGACGGTAGGGTGTATTCATTAAAAGTTTATACAATACCAGAAGCATCGAAAACAGCTAAAGGAAGAGCGATCGTCAACCTTATCACAACCTCGTCAAAACCTAAAGTTTTCATACCGGTTTCGTCTTTTTCAGAAACCAATAGTTTTGTGATAATTACAAAGAAAGGAATTATCAAAAAGACATCGTTAAAAGAATATGAAACGCTTAGAACAAATGGAGCGAATGATATAAAAATTGGCGATGGTGATCAGATTCTTAATGCGTTTGTAGCTACGTTGAAGGATAAACATGTCATAGCCTTTACAAAAGAAGGAAAAGCACTCAAATGTAAAATAAATACATTTAGACATCTGTCTAGAAATACAAGAGGTGTTACATTTATGAGAACGCATCCGGGTGATGAGTTAGTTGGAGCAGTTCCTGTATCAGACGGAAATGACAGAATCTTCATTGTTACAGAAAATGGTATAGGAAAGGTATTATGTTCAGCAGATTTCAGAGCACAAGGTAATGGCGGCTATGGGGTTATTGCGATAACATTAAATAAGAAGACAGGCAAAGTCGTCACAACTGTTAAAGTATCTGAGAATGATGACGTAATGCTGCTAACAAGATCAGGGTTAACAGTTAGAATACCTGTAGGGCAGATATCAAAACTTTCAAGACAAGCTATGGGAGTTAGGGTAATAAAACTCTCGAAAGATGACACTGTTGTAGCAGCGTCTAAAACACCAAAAAAGGAAAAGGAAAATGAATGATTATGAAAAAGTTTTTTCAGAACTTTTAATTAAACAGGATGACTTAAATAAGTTGTCCACAGGGAACGAAAATTACGTATTTGATCTAGTTACTTACAACGGTAAAAGAATTGACTATCAACTTTGTTTCAATATGGAGTTGGCTGAATTTATTGATTCTTTTGACTGGAAGCACTGGAAAAAAGGAAGTGTTGATTTTGAAAATGCAAAGATGGAAGTTGTTGATCTTTTATTCTTTGCATTATCGGATTTCATCGTTAGAAAAATGAATTACGCGCGTGTGAGTGTATCTAATGATTTCTTTAATGTACTAAACGAGAAACCGGCTGAAAAAATAGACGAAACATCTATTATATTCTTTGCAAATAAGATGTTTAAGTCTGTAGACATTCTAACAGATGTTGTTAGATTAGCACATAATATCGGTATGTCAACAGATGATCTTATTGAACTATACAAAGGAAAACTGGTACTCAATACTTTCAGAATGAAAAACGGATATGTTGATGGAACATACAAAAAGATTTGGAATGTAAAAGGTCGTTATTTTATGAAAGAAGATAATTATATTCTTACAGATTTAATGCAGGAATGTCCAAAATGGGATTTTAATAGTCTCTATAAAAAGTTGGAGTCGTTATATAAACTTAATAAGGAAGCACGTTTTGTTTAAAGAACCAAAAGTAACACTTATACACACAATACCTATAGAGGTAGTGGAAATTGCAGCTAGAAATGCGTATGACTCGTTCGATAAATCAGTCAACGAATCAGTAAAATCTTTTAAAGACACAAAAGAACTTAAGAAAGAAAATGATTTTGATACCAAGTTTATCAGAAATCTAACACATGTTAACTTCCACACTGCTATGGCAGAATTCGCCGATATGATTTTCTTTATCGAAGGAACGTCAAGAGGTGTTTTACAGGAATTAGCAAGGCATAGAATTGCGTCATACGCTGTTAAGTCAACAAGATACACGCTATCTGAAGTAGTTAAATATCTTATTTGGTATATTTACAATACATTAAACGGACCAAACGCTACGAAGTTCATGGAGTATTTTCCAGACATGTTCGTGTTGTCTGATGACAATACATTACGTATTGTGAAATATCAAAACTTCATTACCGAATTTAGAGAAATTCTTAAAAGCGATCCTGATATGTTATCTAAAGTTTTATCAAAAGAGGCTATTGGGAATTTAAATGAGGATTTTGAAGTATTCATGAAATCCAAAAATAAACGTAACGCAGGAGATCCGTTTAAGATGCTTATCTCTGATGCCTTCTCGACAGATGTTGTAATGAAGATCAACATGAGGAGTTTTATGAATTTCTATAATCTTAGAAACTCCGGATCGGCTTGGGAACAAATTAGAGTACTCGCTAAAAAAATGGAAGAGTCTTTACCGAAAGAGTATAAAGAACTTCTCCTTAACGAGGAAATACCTAATGAATTTCAATGAAGCATTACGTTTAATGGAAGAATGCGATAAATTATACAATAACGGATCAGAGACGAAGCTCTCTGACCGTGAGTATGACGCATTGGTCGAAGAAATAGAGAAGCGAACAGGAAAAGAATTTAATCATTCTGCTGTTTCGTTAGGTAAAAGAGAAAAGGTTTTTATCGATGTTCCAGTACTGTCTTTAAAAAAGACTTACGATATTAGTAATATAATAACGTGGATAAAAGGCATTGAAAGAAAGATAAATACCCATTTTTCTTTAGTTTTATCACCAAAATTTGATGGTGTAAGAGTAAGAGTTGTTTATGAGGATAAACTTCTAAAACATGTTTTATTAAAAACTAGATCTAATAAAGGTCAAATTTCTATAACAGACAAGTTGATAAATAGAGTTCCGTTATTGTTACCTGATAATTTAGAGATAAAAGACATGCATCTAGACGCAGAGGTTTTAATAAGTGATAAAAATTTAAAACAGCTAAAAGCAATATCGGGAAAATCATTCTCATCAAAATTAACAGCTGTTACATCAGTACTATCACAAAAAGACCATATTGAAGAACAATTAAATCTTTTAGATGTTGTGTTTCATTCTATTTCATCTAAACACAAAAAAGACTTACCAACAGTTTTGATGTTGATGAATAGAAAACACGAAATAAAATTTGTAGTGATTAAATCTAATTCTGAACATCTTGAAAAAGATATCATGAATTTTTATAAAGATCAATACAAAGCTCGTGATAAAGGATATAAAAAAGACGGCATTGTTATTTCAATATCAAATCCAGAATTATATCTTTTAGCAGGTAAAACAAAAAATTATATGTTAGGCGCAATAGCGCTTAAGTTTAAGTCTCCTTCAAAAATTTCTATCATTAAAGAGATAATAGTTAAAGACGTACCCAAAGGAAAATCTTATGTTGCAATTATTGAGCCTGTTGTTTTAAGTGGTAGAGAAATTAATAAGGTAAATGTTCATTCGCCTTCGTATATAAAAGCAAAAGGTTTAGAAATAGGGTCTAAAGTAAACGTTACATTAAGAGGAGATTTAATACCTATAATTATTTAATAAGTGTTATATTAATTGCATAAAATCATAAAAGGAAAAAATAATGTCAGAACAACAACCGCAACCAGAAACTGTAGAAACAAAAGAAGAAGTTCATGATGAGGAAAAACAAAAGCAAAAAATTCTAAAGATTAAGCAAGAGAAGATAAACAGACTCTATGCAGGTTATCGAGAAGTAGCGGCTAAAGAAGAAAGTGTAGAGCCTGACGTACTATTATACTCTATTTCTCTTTTCTTAGGTAAATTCGGACTCGAACTTAGAGAAGCTGGGGCATTAGACGTTAATGCGAAGTCTATCGCAAATGTTATCGCTAACAATATGAGACATGTCTTACCTGATCTAAATCCTTGCCAAACAATCGTTAGAGAAATTACTTCAGGTGTTTGTCTATCCACTTTTGTAATTGGAGAAAAAGAAAGTATCGTATACATTCATCGAGCCGATACAGTAATCACTAAAGAAGAAGATTTAGAAAAGATTCCTATGTTTGTTATTAGAGTAGATAACGAAACAGGGGGCATTCTATCAAAATCTGTTAAGAATAACTTTAAAGATTTTGATGAGTCAAAACTTGTTTACGTTGAACCTATCTTCGAGAAGCACTTTAATGTGTTCGTTAAAGTAAAACAAGAAGAGGAAGCACAAAGAAAAGCATACATGGAATCAAAGCGTCAGCAAGATGAGCTAACAGAAGAAGATAAAAACGAAGAAGCTCCGAAAACAGAACAAGAGAAAACAGAAAACGAATAGTAACTATGTGGCAAACGCCACATAGTTACCTGTCTTTTTTCTTATAAATGAAATCATCTATTTCTTTTATACTATAACCAGTCGCCTTAGCGATAATTATGAGTAAACCTTTTCTACCTAAAGCGTAGACTGTAGCTGAGCCACCAAGAAGAAAACTACTGTATTGTGATTGATATCCTAGATAATCAGCAATTACAACAGACAGGATGACAACTAAAGAAAAAATCCTTAAGATTTCTTCGTCATCTTTTTTCTTTTTGTCTACGCGTACCTCCTCTTTTTCTTCTTCCATACAAAACCTTTAAAATAAGAACATAAAATATGACAAGTCCTAAAACTAATAACCCTCCAGCCAAAAATGCCATCGGACTCTCTTTAGCTGCGACATATAACGACGCAATGAAGATGAGTACATTGACATAAATTTCTTTTATAAACATAAAGAAATTTTTTGTTGTGTTTATTGCATTTTCCACAATTTGCCTTTTATTAAGTTAATCAATATAAAACTTCACTACTATGGTCTAATGACCATAGTAGTTAAAGTCCGTGTAAAAGAAATATTATTTCTCGTTCTAGATCATCTAAAGTTCCGTTATTAGAAATAACAAATTCAAAATCAGAATCAGATAAGTTACTATTCCCAACTGCACCATCTTTTAGGATAAGAACCGTATGCAATACTTCATCTAATTCTTTTAATGCTTCCAATTCATGAGTAAAACGAAGATCTGTTACAACCTTTATAGGAGAATTAGATTGTTTAATTTTATTCAAAATAGGATCTGTAAAAATACGTTTATTCTCTTTAACGCATTCTTTAGAGAAACTTCTAATTCCTGATCTATAATATGGATCGTTTTTTATCAAGAATTCTAACTCATCTACGTCTATACCAAGTGAGTTGGCGTAAAATTTTTTAGCAACATCACCAAACGAAAATCTTTCAGCACTGTCTATCGTCTTTTTAATAATTTTAAAAACAGTATCTTTTCCAACTCTATCGTCTTTTCCTAAAGCAATAATCATTTTTTAATCTCCTAAATGTGTTCGTATTGATTTTTTAAATTCTATATAGACAACTATAGCTATGATGTCAATAGTGTCTTCATACTCACCGCGTATGACGTCATCGAAACTCAAAGCTTTTTCGAACCCGTCCGCAAAAAAATCATTCGGGTTTAAATAGTGTAAAATGTTCAATTCAGAAACAAGCTCTTCATATATCTTTTGGTTTGTTTCTAAATATTCCGTGTTAGTGAATTGTGATATATAACTCACATACTTATTTGGGTTATCCTGTAATCCCTTCTTTAATTTCTGTTTAAAGAATTTGTTAACAATATGATAAGGAAGAAGTCGAATAACTTCCTCTTCCTTAGTGATAACAGCTAACAAATCTTTATCCTGTTTAACAGAGTCGAAAATAAGTGAATAAAGTAAATTATTCATGAGATGTATCCTTTTCAGTGTTTTTAAGATAGAGAGATTTGTTAGGTATAAAGTGATCGTTTGCTCCGTTTAATTCTATATCTTCTATCAGGTATCCTAACTGAACCCATCTGTCAATATGTCTTTTTTCTAATAAAGCTAACGCGGAACGCAGATGATTAAGTAAGTCGTCTGTTATCTTCATAGTATTATCACTACAATTGAGGTCAAAAAATTTTACTCTATCTATACACGCTCTTAAAACTTCTTGTATAGTTGTTCCATCATATCCTATTTCGTGAATTTTAGGATCTTTGAAAAAAACAAGTTCAATACTGCACGCGTCCGGTTTTAATCCGTTACATTTAAGTAAGTATTTATGCCCGGCATCTAAAACTTTCATAATCGTATTTTTCCTTTCTTTTTAAAATAAATCAGTATTTGAACCGCCTAATGACTCTATAGACATATCTTTGGTATGTGTGTCTTTAGGTATAGGCATATCGTGTTTTGGAAATTTGTAAAACCAGAAAGCTTTCTGGTAATTCAAAACATAACCTCTATGTTTATCTACAGCGATATGAAGATATTTCTCATCTTCATGCATAACAGGGTAAGTAAGAATAGAGACATCTAACTCTTGTGAGATTTGTCTACTATCCGCATAATATGATCTACCATATATTAGCTTCAGAATTTCACTTTCTTCTGCTCCGTTATCTAGTAGACTTTTAACAGCACTACTCGATTGATGCGGTGAATACATAAAGATATCTTTTGCTCTTCCGTAATTTCCAATGCGTCTGAAAAGCTCTCTTGTTTCTGAACCCGTAGTTCCTGTTCCTTTACAACCTTTTTTGTTTAAAAGAGAAATATAATCTAAAAGAACAGATACAACTTCATATCCTTGGGTTTCCCAATACTCAATGTTGTTAAAGACATCACGAAATCCCCAGTTAGATGGATCAACAACAAGAATTTCAAGATACCAGCCATTTTTAAGCGCTTCACTTTTAATATATTCCGCAGCTTCTCTAGACGGAACGCCCTCGATCTTATCTGTTTTGCCCTCACAAGATTTGAAGTATTCATATAAGAATTTAAGAATAATTCTTTCATTATCTTCAAAACTGTAAATTATAGCCAAAGGTTTTTTGTTAGGGTCTTTTGTTTTTGGTGCATTTTCTGTAAGTGTTTGAATGAATGTACTTCTAGAGAAACCTGATTTATATCCGCCCTCTCTAGAAGCAACCATAGCAAGTTCACCTCGTCTAAAACCGCCATCAAGAACAGTATTTAATCTTCTGAAACCTGTTTTAAGTAGAAAGCCGTTATTTTTTTCATCTCCTAATTTTTCAATGGTTTCTGATAAACTTTCTGTATCAGAAATAGAAAAACTACTTTTGATATTTGTATCATGTTCAACATCGCCACCACTTAATTCTTCAAAGAAGTTGATATTGTTTTCTATATATTCATTAAAGTTACCAATTCCTTTAAAACCATTACTTGTGTCTTTTTGAAGTTTATTTGCAAAAGATTTAAGTAGAAGTTTTTTCTTATGTGTGTTGATGATGCCGCGTATTCTTAATATACTTTCTGTTCGTTCATCATCACTTAGTTGTTCTTTTAAAGACTCAACAAGGCTGTCAACCTTTTTGTCTTCGCCAAGAATATCAGACAATGATTGTTTGATGTGTTCTATGTCATAATGGTTGTTGTCAAATTCTTCAACAAGTGATAGAACATACGACATAAGAAACTCAATTTTTTCACTATTCTTATTTTTAAAGTTCTTTCCTAACGATCCCATAAGCTCTATGAGTTCTTTAATAACGTCTCTGCTGTCGTTGTTTGTTTTTTCATAATCAATACGCTCTAAAAATAGAAGACGTATAACTGATAAAAGTATATTAATACTTTCCATATGTGTGTCCTTTTTATGTTCTGCTTTCATTGTAAAACAGTATGGTGAGATTTTTTAAATGAGTTTTAATAAAGGATTTTAAATGGAAATACTATTTGTGCCAGAGAGCACATTAAAGATGATGAAAGTTCAAGGTTTAACGATTGACAAACTTATCACAGAAGCAAGAGCAGAAAATGTAGATTACCTCCTAGAGAAACTAGGTAAAGGTAATTTTGACAGAACAGCAAAATTTGATTTTGTATGTAAACTTTTAGGAAAATCAAATCTTTGGATAAATGGAACCGTGTTAAAAAGTTTCGATACCGATAAGGACTTTGATAGACTTTTGAATAGAATCTCATACGAAGAGAAAAACGTTTGTGATGTTGAACGCAGACCGTACGATAAAGAAGAAGCTATAAAAAAAGCGTTGGGTGATGATAAAACATTAGAAAAAGACGGATATGAAATATCTATTACAAATGGTTTTATTATGGTAAAAGTAAGCGATACCCTTGTTAGTTATATCTTAACAGGTGATAAAACTTTATTAGTTGAGCTTTATGCTTATATACTCAAAAAAGCTGAAGAGAATAATTTTCTTATAAAACCTATAAGAGATGCGTTCATCAGTATAGTATAACTTTTTTTCCTGCAGGAAAAAAACATTCAAACATTTTAAAAGGAAAGATATGAGTAAAAATATTCAGGACTTGTACGAAGCGCTAAAAGGCGCAACGTTTAATATTGTCGCCGGTAACGAAGAAGGGTTTGATTTTGGAGATCAAACGTCTAAAAATGATTATGAAGATGTATTCGATGGTTTTGCAGAAGAAGGAAACCGTGATGCAGTTCTTAAAGCAGGACTAGAAGCATTCAGCTTTGATGGTCTGGATTACAGAGGTATTTCAGATCTTATGTCACAATACGATCAAGCACTTGCTTCTAAACCAGAAAATGTTATTGCAGGAGCACTTTCTGACAATGGTAGCGGTAAATTCATTGCTGGTAATGAAGAGTTTGGTGCAGATGTAGTTGGGGCTTATAAAGAAATCCAAGTAGCAGTAAACGCATCTATCGCGTCTAATGAAACATTTGTAGAAAAGATCTATCCTACTATTTCTGGAAGTATGACAAGCGGAGGATATAGATTTATCCACACAGCACCAATTGTTCAAAATCAATATACAAGAGATGCTGCAGGTAATCTACATGATGACACTATCGGTGATTCTATTGTTAAAATGGTACGTTATTCAACTGGAAACCCATTTGCGATCAACGGAATTAAACTTGTACCATATCCAGGTGATGAGAATGACACGTATCTTCTTAGAGAAGCTACATTCGTAGATACTGAAACAAACAAATCTACAGCACCTATTAAAACAAACATCGACACCATTGACTTCGGAGCATTGTGTTTTGACACATCTGCTAATGTTAGTGAAAGACCTTCATATCTAACAAACTTCGACGGAAACATCAAGACACAATGGGTATACTATAGACTCACAGATGGTGATGGCAATACATCTCTACATAGAGTTCTAACTGAACTAAACGGAAACTCTAAGTGGCAAACAACTGACGTTGGTAGTGTAAAAGATATGCAGCTCAACATGAACAACATGAGAATTCTTATTGATGCCGATAGAATCAAAGATATCAATGGTGAGACATCAGACGTTATCACAAACCTAGATATTCCTGGATACAAAATTTATCTAAGATACTCTGTAAGCGGTTCACTAAACACCATGACAATGCAGTTCCAAACATTGTCAACAAGATTTACTCTTGATAAAGTTATTGATGCTGATGGTAACGAAGTAACTGCTGGTGATGCTAAATATGATGCTATTGCAGATGTTATTGCAAACGTCGAGACAAAAATTGAAGCTACTTATCAAAAAGCGATCAAAACCAACGAAAACCTCGAAACATTCGGAATCGAAGTTAATACAAGAACAGAAAGTGAAATTCTAGAAGTAGGTTATAAAACAGCTGTTTATGTTAATACGTCACTTTTCTCTTCAGATCCGAAAACTGCACTTAGTATCATTGATTCTTCTGTTAATGTAGAAGTGATTACGAATGCAATTGCGGCACTCACTACAAAGTTTGCACAATGGAGAAATTTGCAAGAACAAGGCGATACTGAAGCGTTTAAAGATGCGGTGGCTATCACTGCGAAACGTGTAGTTGATCCACATATTGGATTTAGAGAAATTGATCTATATAACCAAGTTGATGCGCAAGAAACAACTACAACTATCAAGAACATCGGAGCTCTAATCGCTAACAACATTAAGCAAATGATGAATACACTTGAAGAAGAGTCTGGATTCATTAGTGCACATAAGATTTTGGGAATTGGTCAAAAACCAACTCTAACTATCGTTACTGACGAAAAGATCAAAACTGCACTTGATCTAGATGGTTCAGTATTCAAAAACGACTATTACAATGTAGAAGTAGTTGGTCATAACCATGAGCTTCTTAAAAATAAAGTAAGAGTTATTCCTACTGTTAAACCATCAGGTAACACAATGACTGTTCTAACAAATACTCTAAGAGTAGTTGTTCCTACGCCGGTTATTGACGTACGCGGTAACTTCGGCAATAACTCAACAGTTAAAAGAACGGTAGTACAACCAGCATTCGATTTCCATAACAGACTACCAATTGGTATCGAGCTAGACGTTATTGGATTCGACAAAGTTGTTTCTAACAAAAACCTTTATGTTGTTCAACAACAAGTACAATAGTAATTTAATTCAAGTACTTTTGAAATAAACGTATCCGAAACCCTAAGGGTTTCGGATATGGTATTTTTTTTACTTATATATTATATCATTGACTTCAATCCGGAAGAAGTTAAAATTAAAAAAAAAAGGATTTAAATGTATACTAATGATCCATTAGCATCACTATATGGAGATCAGCAAAATCCATATGGTTACGGTGCACAAACAGGTGGTTCTGTTAACATAGGAACAGGAACATCTGGATTTGACACGCTTGGGGTTTCTGACGATCCGTATGGCGGGTATGTACCAGAACAAAATCAACAAGAGACTACGACGATCAGAGAAGTGATAGAAAAAGAAGTTGTCGTGCCTTCTAAGTTGACAAAGGTCAATCAAGGAGTTAGTTTAGATGCTTTTGTTTCTGACTTCTCAAATATGGAAGGTTACAAGCAACCGATAGATATCGGTAAAGTTATTTTTATAATAAAAAATAACTTAGCGCTTGTAGGTGACAGAAACAAAAAGATGTATCTTAAAACAAAAAGATATATAGATTTAATAGACGATGAAAAGTTAAAAAAGATTGAATCTGCTATTGAATCAATCAAGTCAGGTTTATTAAAGAAACAGATAGTCTCTTTGATTCCTGATTCACTAAATGATACACTAACCAACCTAATGGTGAATTATTTAGGAGAGTACTACGTATTCGATACCACTTTTAGAGAAACAGCTGCATCATTAAAATCGGAGTTATCTTCTGACGATACAGACGATGACACAAAAGAAGCCATTAACACTTTTGTTTCAAAAGCTACCGATGTTGTTTCTTCTATTAAATCAGACGGAGACTTCTGTTATGTGGTAGAAACAACAAACGTAGCATTTTCAGATTTTGAACCACTTGCTGAAGAGTTAAGATATGTGACAGATCCAATAGAATTAGAATCATGGTCTTTACTAAGTAAGATTTTTAAAAGATTTAAGGTTGATACATTATACTTTTGTATAAGAGGGAATCTTTATAAAACAGACGGTGCAACGGTAAATAAAGTTATACTATAAAAGGAGATAAAATGTATACAAAAGAACTGACAAAAGAGTCTATCGAGAAACTAAAAAAGGTTTCTCCTATTCCGATTATGAAACGCAAATGCTTCGTTCTAGACAACGAAGTTACAAAAGAAGACTTTTTTAAGTTAGCGGTGTTTAAACTTTCGGACAAGATATCTGATGAAGTCTATGAGTTTATAACTGAACAACTTAATAAAGGTGTTTATCAAATAAGTTCTTTAAAGACTGATTTGAGAGACATTCAAGAAGCAGTCGATAATGGTGACAGAGAAGCCGAAGAGTGGTTCTCTGTATTCAATGATTATCTCTCGTATTATTTCAATACAGTGAGAGATAGTATTGCTTATCACGACAACTATACTGTCGTGTGTATTCCGTATGATATTATTCTTACGGATAGAACAGAGAACGATAAATACAAAAAGTTAGTTGAACTCTGGAATAAAACAGTGCTTATCCCTGAGGACGCGTAAGCGTCCTCAGAGGCTATATTATTTTTTTTAGCATAAAAGATGTATCTGAAGTTACTTTAGGCGTAATTAGGCTATTGTCGAAGGTCTGAAGTATATTTGTATTAAACTCTACATCAGAATTTAGTATTTCTCCGTATGTTTCACCTTGTGAGTCAACTGTTTTAATAGAAATAAATCCATCTTTGTTATAAATCCATACAAATCTATCTTTCTCGAATGTTCTTAATGTAATAACACCAGTACCAAGATAGTGGTCACTAAAATCATTATCACCAACCAACAACCCGTCCTCTGATACGTCAACATTATTGCAATATCCGTTGTATTCAATAAGTCCGGTTAATTCAGAAACAGTTAAAGAGAATAAACAGTTTTCATCTAATGGTGAATCATTAATAGTGATAGATGATATAACATCTGTTTCTATTAACACATCGTCTGTCTCAAAATCAAAAGCAATTTTACAACGATAAACTTGATCGCTATCTGTAAATCCAATATTGAAATGATTATCTGTAACATATGTCGGTAAATATGTTCTAGGTAAATCAATATCACTTAATACAATATCGTTTTTAATTTCCTCCAATGTATTCCCATCAATAAGACTATACTTTAAATCTGAATCGATAAAATAGAAAACAACAAGTCTGTCTGTTTCTACTGGAAACACATAAATGTTAGATGCGTCTTGTATTTCATCTGTAACAAACGATTTTATATCGATAACTTGTCCGTCAAAAACTTTGAATTGTTTTATTGTGTTATCACTTTCTACAGTATAATAAACATTACGGTTGAAATATACAAATGACAAACAATTTTTAAAAGTAAACGAACTTTGCATAATATGTTCTATTGGCGTCATTTCGGGAATAAGGTTCACTAATAAATTACCATCAAATGCGTCTGGAATAATATTATCTTCAGCATCAACGATAAGTGCAAAATTTACTCTTTTTATTTTGTCTTCAAGAAGTTCTATTCTGTCTTCATATCTTTCATATTTAGAAAATATGCTATTATCAGAAACAGATTTTCGGGTATTTTCTAACTCTGTATATGTTTCTTCGCTTAAGTATGTTTCAGAGGAAGATTTAGATATTTGAATTTTAGCGTCAACTCCTAGAGAACTTCTAACGAATTCTTCTAACTCATTCTGGAAGTTAGTGAAATCAAAGTCAGATTTAAATAAACCTATTTTGATACCAACTAAGAATTCGTTATAAAGTAAACCTGAATATGATTTATCTAAAATAGTTACCATATTTTCAGGAACATATCCGTTATTAACAGTGTCTTCTGTTAACGTTAGAATATAAACATTATTATTGATATCATTTAAGTATTCTTCTTCTGTCCTTCCGTATGCTTCATATACTTCTTTAAATACGTCTACTCCAGCATTCTTTAAATCGAATATGGGTCTTTTTGTTACTACCAAATATGCTTTATTTGGACTTATAAAAGAGTCGTATGGACTATACGCTTCAAATGCGTATTTTTTTCCTATTTCTATCATAGTTTTCCTTTAAATATTTTCAGTTTAAATTTATGAAACAATTATTTAATGAAAACAAAACAGGAATTAAGATGAAAGCAGTAGTTTATATTAACACAACATTAAAAAACATTAACGATAAAACAGTATCTGTTATCACACAACATATTATAGAGTTTGACGAATTTAAAAAGTCAAACAAGAAACCAAATAAACTAGAATTGACCGACTACGGCTATGTTACAAAATCACAAAAAATGATGAAAAAAGCCAAAGAAGTAACACCGACATTATTTATAGATAAAGCAGAGGTGCTTGTAGATAAAAATCCTTACGATGTCATAATAGAAGAATTATTAGGTTTGATAAGCTCTTATGAAAAATTAGAGTTATGGGTAATAGACCAAAAGATGCAAGCATTATTAAAAGACAAGATAAATAATATAGATTTTGTTTCATCTTCACATATGAAATTATTAGAAGAACTTAGAAGTAAGAACTTATCTGTTTCTCTATTGTATACAGTAGAAGATAATCCAGGATTTATGCAAACTGTATATTCTACAGAAGTTATTTTTAATAAGTATTTAAAAACTAATAACAGAGTATTGTTAATTAAATCAGACCCTAAGTATTATTGGACTCCGAAGAAAACAAAGTCTGATTTTATTATTTCAAGACATTTAATCTATAGAAATAATCCTGAACAAAATCAAAAAGAGGCATACTGTTTAGCGAACTATAAGAAAGATGACCCTATAGGTCTTAAAACTGATTATGTTGCTTACTATCAGTACTTGCCTAAAGATCCTATTGAAGAGATAGAATTAATAAAATCTCTTCTTAGAGAGTCCTTAAAAGATATGGAAGTTATTTGTAACATACATACGGAGAATCTTTATAATGCTGATTCATTAAGACTTTATCAAATCTATGGTGAACATGCGTTTGTTACTCTTGTTGAAGGAGATCATAATAGAATCACTGTCCGTACTTTGAGTGGGAATTATATTGCTTCTGAAATCAAACCTGTCGGTATTGCAAATGCCGGAATGAAAAACTGTAGTGTTATAGGCATGGCAGGTAGGGATTTTATCATTACTCATGTTCTTAAAAGAGACATAGGTATAGATGGAGGTGTTATAGATATAACAGACCATTATTATGATGATAAATATAAAATAAAAAAAGAAGTAGATAACAAATTCAAAACAGCTGTTAAATTTAAACATAACGATATCTTTAAAGATAAGTTAGAAAAAGATAAAACGTACAGATTAAAATTAATCTGCGGTATTGATATAGTGGATAGAAACACACTTAAAAGATTAGAAAGTTATAAACCAAAAGTTTATGTGTTTATAAAAAGACTTCACGACATTGTAGCATCGTATGTAACTGTGCTTCATATAGAAGAAACAGACGATGTTATCGTATGGACAAACATTTATTCCAATAAAGTAATTATAGAGTAGTACGGGAGAAATCCCGTACTACTTATAAAATTTACCTATTTTAATAATTACTTCACTTGTTTTGGTATAGTACCAAAAATACATACTGATTCCTGTTAAGTAGTTAGCAAAGATTTTAATGACTTGTGCTATATTCTCAACAGATTCTTTTGTCATAGTTGGATCAGATTCAACAACATCAAATAACATATTAAGTTTCTTGTTAAGTTTATGAACAAGCTTGTTAATTTTTAATATGTCTTTGTCATCAAAGTTTTTGTGAATCTCTTTAAGCATGGTTATACATTCGAGAGCTTGTGATGTACTTCCGATTTGTTTACCTATTTCTGCAAATTCTTCCAGATTCGCAGGGTTAATAATGCCTCTTAATCTTTCTTTTGGTTCTTCTACAAGTGTTTTTTCTATTTTATCCAGCTTTGAATAACGTCTAAACTGTAAACGTTCTTCTTTACTTTTAAGAAGTCTTGAAACAATCGAATCAAGTTCATCTATATTTTTAAATGTCTCCTTGTGGTTAGAGAGACTAAAGAAATCATAGATAATACTCACAAGTTCAATCAGCGGTGTTTCAAGACCAATAACCTTAGCAACTGGTCTATTGTAAATTTCTGTAAACTTTGTTTCCGAAGCAAGAATGCGTTTTTCTGTTTCGATAAGTTGTTTAGGAAATCTTACAGATCCTCTACTATAAATAAAATCTTGAAAACCTGTTAATCTTGTGGAGATATCTACTTTAGAATTTTGTACGAAATTGATTACTTTTTCTGTAACCGAATCAATAAGACCCTCTTCTAAACCAGACACCAATTCGTCTGACGGATCTTTTGTTAATAGATAGTTTACTATCTGTTCCTGTTTCATTTCAAGCCTTTGTTTTAATATTCAAAGAAAAATGAAATACGATATTTATCTTGATAAAAAAGAGAAAAGGAATAAGAATGGCAACATTCGGTTTAACAAAAACAACCACAGAAAATCTTCAGATAAATACAAGTACAATTTTAGATATTATCACAGGAACATTTCAAGAAGGAGCTAAAGGGGAGATGATTCTCCTTGGTGGTCTAGACAGTGTTTATGTTGTCATAGGACCAGGAAACGCATATAAGTCAACAATACTACAGTTCCTAACAATGACAGCATTAGATAGAATGTATGTCGGCACATTAAAGAAAATTGAGAAACCTATAATTAACTTATATGACACAGAAACAAATGTTAAATTTGATAGAGTGCAAGACAGACTTAACAAGACAGAAAATCTTCCAAAGGATATGATATATAATTACGATAAAGGAATGTTTAGAGTTCTTACTAAAGCAGACTGTTCTGCAAATGAGTGGGTCGTCGATTTTAACAAGTTTAATAAAGAAAGAGAGAAAGAGAAGAAAGTTACATACACAGCGTTCACAGATAAATATTCAGGCGAACAATACAAAGCACTTTTCCCAATCATGCACTTGACAGACTCTATGTCAGAGTTTGAACCAGAAGGCGCGATGGATATGTTAACAAAATCAAAAAATGGTGAGGAAGGCACAGAAACATATTACCTAAAAGGAGGTTTGTTTAAATCTAAATTTATAGGAACATTACCAACAATTACAAGAAGAACAAATTCTTATTTCGGGTATGTAGCGCATACTGGAGAAAATAAAAATATTGGCGGGAATAAGTATAATAGACCGGAAAAACAAAATCAATATCTTAAAGGTGATATGGAAATCAAAGGTGTGTCTGGTAAGAATAACTATTTAACGTTACTCTCATTATTTGCACATACAGCTACAGCATTAAAGAACCCGACAACAAAAATGCCAGAGTTCCCTAGGTCTTCAGCGCCTGATGATTATGAGACAGACCTTAACTTAGTAAAGATGACAATCCTAAGATCAAAATCTGGACCTAGCGGTACAACTATTGAATATGTCGTTTCACAATCAGAAGGCGTTAAAGTAGAATTAACAAACTATTTTTATACAAAAGTACGTGAAAATAATTTTGGTGTATCTGGGTCAAACTTATCGTTCTGGATGGATCTATATCCTGATGTTAAGTTAAGAAAAAGCACTATCAGAGAACTGGCAGAGGAAGACAAAAGATTAGGAAAAGCAATTGAGTTCACGGCGTTCCTAAGAGCTATGATGAAATATCAGCCAGGTTTCAAACATTTATACGATACTCCTGAAAATATTTATAAAAATATTGTAGATCAGAGATACGATATGAATACATTATTGGAGTCAAGAAGTTGGTGGACTATAGATCAATACACTGACGAAGTACCGCCGTATTTATCTATATTCGATTTATTAGAAGTCGCTAAGGGCTTAAAAATCCCGTATTGGTTAGAAGACGATAAAGTAACTGTGAAGAAAAAATGGAGAAAACATTTTTCAAAATACAATCAAGACAACAAAGAAGCAGATAAGAAAGCCGAATAGCGGCTTTCTTAAAATGAATAACATTTAAAGGAATAATATGACTGATACTTCAAAAGTAAGAAAAGCGTTAATTGTTAACAACCTAGCTGAGAAAGATACATCAAAGAACGCAAGAATTGAAATTAGATGTGATGAAGGAACAATCCCAATTGCTGTTTCACAGCTAAATGGTATCTATGAAAATACCACAGAAATTAAACATACAGCTGAAGAGATTGATTATAATGTAAGACTAAGAAGAGACTTTACTGCAAAACGAACAGATGATAAAGTTACCAATGCGCTCTATGATCCAGACATGCAAGATAGATTTGTTTACATAGGACATGCAAAAAGCATTATGTTATCAGAGTATAATGTAGTATGGTATGATGCAAAATATGGTGATATTTTAATTCTCCCTGATCTTGAGACTTATGGTGACGCTAACACAGATTCTGATCTTAAAGTAGTAGAAAGAATTATAGGATGTACTGTATTCCAAAGACGACCAGAAACTCAAAGTGCTTCAGGAAGATATAGTACTAAGTATAACGTCAATAAAACAAAACCGGAAGCAGTTGACCAAAGAGATAGTCAGAAATTCCCAACTCCTAATGTCATTACAGGCATTGCTACATATCTTATGCCTTTTGCTGACGTGTTTCCAAATCATACTACACAAAGAACATATATGAGACATGACGATTACTTTACTACAACAGGTAACGCTAGTAAAGTAATAGAAGTTATTTCTTTAGGATCATCGACAAATTTATTCGGAGATGCAGAATCTGATGAACTATTTTCTATAAGTGCAATTCTTCCTGTTAGATCAACACCAACACTACATCAGATTATCTTTAAAGAAACACCCGTTGATGACGTCGTAATTTATTTATGGTAGTAAATTATGAAAAAGAGAAAAGAAGTAGAAGCATTCTGTCTTAAACACATTGCTAAAATAGGTTCTCAAAAAGATGTTGAAAGACATAAGAACTTATTTAAGTCAATGAGTGATAAAGAGTTCAGTGATTTTATGACAGATCTAGAGAAAGGAAGAAAAACGATCAGAATAATTTCTCCGAATAAAAATGATGGAAAACCTATCGATAAAGAAAAATTACTAAATATCATTAGAGATTTAGGATATGATCCTTACCAACCTATTGTTGAAAAAATTCCTGGAACAAATAAGTTTTCTTTATCAAAAGTAAAAACGTTAACGTTGTATGTTCCAGTAAAAAGACTTTCACAACATGCTGTAAAAGGAATCTCAATACCGAAACATAATCGTTCTAGAGATGCGATTACTGGACAGGTAACAAATGATTCTAGAGCAGCTAAGATTACACAGAAAGAACTAGGTATCTTTAACGCTAAAGGATATGAATCAGCCTTAAAAGAACTGATGATGTCTAGATCAGGAGACGAAGCTGCTGAACAAGCATTACAAGCTTTCATAGAGAAGTACGGAAACGTGACTCTAGAAGACATAGAGCAATATGCGGAAGGTTCACAGTCAACCAAATCGGTACAAAACTATTTTAAAGCAATACATTTAAAACTAGCACTATAAGGACACACGTCCTTATAGTGTAGCTGGTAAATTATATGCAAAATGTGTGTTTGAGATAGAATCATCATAATCTTCTAAGTACTTAATAGTAATGTTATGGTCAAATGGTAATTCCATTCCGTCTCTAGCGATAGCTGCTAATTCTATATTAGGTAATGGTTCAGATATATTAGTCACAAGTCCAATTCCTGGATCTAACTCATAAGCAAGATCCGGATTGTATCGCGCATCTAATCTGCTATAATAAACAAGTGGTTCTACAGCAACAGACACAGCGCTTTTGACTTTAATCAAATTAGGTCCTTTAATATCACCATTGAATTCGTTTGTTATATAAAGTGTAGGGTAATTAGAACTATATGAAACTTGTGTAGTATATGATGTAAGTTTTAATAGAATATTAGTAAAGGCTTCAAGCATGTTATTAATTTTACCTAATCTATCTATATTAAATCCAGTAAAAACAAATATCAAATCATCAATTGATTTTCTGTAATCGTAATTTGTTGTATATTTAATAGGGTCTGAAAATATATCATCTATTACCATAGGACTATCAGAAATTCTTACTTCAACAGGAGCAAATATTCTTTCTAAAATCAAATTCCCGTCACTTCTAAGAATAGGATTGTCATAATCATTCAAATATGTCCATGTTCTATCATAAAAGTCTATCATGCTATTTAGTGTTGTTACGATATCATTGTTGTAGTCTAGTTTTTCATACGCGTTATTTAGCATCGTTCGCATATCATATACAACAGATGTTTCACTAATTAAATTATCTGTTTCGAATGTGTCTCTAGGAATAGACTGAAGTGTGAATATACTTACTTCTCTATCAGAATAACCATATAACTCAAATAACCATTTTATAACTAAATACCCAGCAACTTTTTCAGACAGGTTATACGTAATACCTGTGTTACTATCTCTAAAACTTTTAAAGACAGTATCTGATTTACTATCTGAATTAAAAATTTTATATAACCAACTTTCAAATATTAGAATAGCTCTATTAAGTGGGAATATTTTTCCTGTCTTAATGTAATCTAGAGATAAGAGCTTGGTTCTTTCTACAAGATACTTAGGAGTTTTTATGGTGTTCATTTCGTCTTCAGTGATAGGTCTTTCGTAAAACTCTATATTAAGCACGTCGTTTAATGATACAATATTTGGTACATCATTTAAATCTCCATACCTAATGAGTTTTAAATTATCAGAACTTTCTAATAGTGCATTTTTTTTAATAACGAACTCTCTAAGATCAACACCAACCTTTTTCATCACCTCTTCAATAATGATAAGTATATTTTCTTCTTTTCCTGTATGTTTTATAAGAAACTTAAGATTTTTGTATAACCACATTTTAACATCATCTGGTAACATATTGGCATCAGAACTTAATTGTAAATTACTATCAAAAAATGCATTCATATAGAAGGAGTTAACTCTATCTGTACCTATATTACTAAGTCTAATGTTTATAATTTTTCCAATAATAATAGGCGTTAAAACAGTAATCAGTCCGCCACTATAAAGATCATCAGTTAACTGATACTCTGCTATAGACCAACGTGATATATAATTTTTTAAAAATAATTCCAATTCAGGAATTAAATTATATTCATTTTCTTCTACAGCATCTTTATAATAATTTAAAATTGCTCCATCTTCGTTCTGATAAATATCGTCCATTGTAGTAGGGTAAGTAATACCATGAATAAGGTTTTCAGAGAACGGATATTTAGACACAGCTTCCTTATAGATTAAATCTTGTGTCTGCATAGCTTGTTTGGTTACAGGGTACGTATCCAATAAATCTTTTGTGAGTTTTTGGTAAGTGTTTGTTTCAAGTACTTTAACCTGTATTCCGTCTGGATACATATAGTCATCAAGATCATGATATTCACCTGTCATATTGATATAATATTTCCATGTTCTGAAATCGTCATTATTGTATTTGTAAAATGATCCAAAACGTTTAACCATTTCTAGGTTATTGGACATTGCTGTCGGGTGATGTGAAATCACTAAACTCTTTGTGAGTTGTAAAACTTGATTAATGTTATAATTTGACGATGTTGCCATTAAAACTCCTTTTTGGCAGATAAAGGACCGTAATGAATAAAAGATTACCCATAAACCCTGATCTATTAGTTTCATCAATGAAAAAACAAGATGATACTAAAAGTACCATAACTGTATCAAGAAGTGAGTTAGAGAAAATAACTCGATTCACAAAGGATAAAACAGGACAACAAGATGATTTGTTTATGTTGTTCCCAGATATCGATTTTGTAATGGATGCTGTTACAACATCAATTATTTCTCCAGAGGACGCTGTTTCAAGAACACTTAATCATGCGTCTGATTTTAAAGCGTTTAATGCGGATTTAAAACAAGAGCTTATAAGGCTAACGAAAGATCATATCGAAGAGCATTATAAAATAAAGGACAACCTCTTTAAAGAAGTGAAAGAAGCTTTGTTCTTTAAGGGCATGTATGTAAGAATGATTGTTCCGTCAAACATACAAGAATTTTTGACAGAATTTAATACAAGACCTGGTCTTGAAGAGGTTACGTTTGATGGATTTGATTTAGAAACAGAGAAGTCTAAACGTAAACCTAAAAATGAAACATTTTTAGGAACAAATATTACAAATAATATTAGTCCTCTTTTGACAAAAACAGATAAAGTAGTTCCTGGATTAGAAGAATCAGGTTCAACAAATTTAAATGATTTTAATGACGTAGAAAGAGTTCTGAAAAGATTAGAGAACGTCAAAGCAATCGATTTTCTGTCATTAGATACAATTCACACAGAGAATATACCAACAGACACTCCTCTAAGAATAAAGATACCAGCAGATAGTTTTGTACCTGTTACGTTACCTAATGACAATGAAACATGGATAGGCGGGTTTGTCTTATTAGATACAAATGGTAATTTTATCACAGACAAAACGGGTTATGATGATATTCTTGATGAAGCAGGTCTTGTATCAAAGCTTGCTAACGATAACTCCATTATGGAAAGAGTCAAAAAAGAATTATCAAGAACCATGATAAAAGAACCTAAGATATCATCAGAAACTTTAAAAAGTCTTGTTGATAATAAACTAGATGAAACACTACTTTCAATCATGCGTGAAGAAAATGTAGTATTAAAAGATACTTCACGACTTGAACATGTTAGACTAATTATGTTTAACAGAATTCTAAAAAACCAGAAGACAACTGTTATCTATGTTCCAAATGAACATTTAGAGAGTCTTGTATATAACTATAGAAAAAATGGAACAGGTGAGTCTTTATTAGAGAGAGTTTCGGTTTTAACAAGTATTAGATCTATTATTTTGTTCTCTAGATTAAACGCCCAAGTAAAGAACAGTATACCTACCGTAAAAGTAACGCTTAAAATAGACGATCAAGACCCTGATCCTGAAACGACAAGAGATACTATGATAGAGGAATTTCTTAGAAACAGACCTATGGAATTACCTATTGGTATTAGAACAGTGAACGATCTGTCTGATTGGTTACATAGCATGGGATTCTATTTTAAAACAGAGAATAAAAAACTACCAGACATATCATACGAATTCGACGAGACAACGCGCGATATTAAACTTCCAGATGATTCATTAGACGAAGAATTAAGAGACAGAATTGTGATGTCATTTGGTGCTGTTCCTGAACTCATTAACGGTAGTAAAGATATCCAATTTGCAACAGAAATGATTTTTAAAAATGCTATGGCAACACTTAGAGCTAAAGAACGTCAAGAAGCAACTAACAAAATGCTAACAGAAAATGTTAGAAAACTTCTTAGCGTTGACGGTCTCTATCTTTTTAAACTTGAAGAATTAATAAAAACAAGAATACCAAAGATAAAATCTCTATTTAGAAAAATAGAGAAGAAAAACTATCCTGATAAATTAATCATTGAAACGGTTAAGAAGAAGTTTATTAATTCATACAGAATTTATCTACCAGAAATTAAAACATTAGAAGACGACAGAGCTAAAAATGATGTTAAAGATAAGGCTGACGAGTTAGATTATGTTTTAGATTTCTATATATCTGATGAGTTTATGACAGAAGAGATGGTTGGTGAACTTGGTGTTAATGCAGAAGCATTGAAGAAAATAATCAAGGCGTCCATCATGAGAGATTACATAGCAAGTATAGGTTATATGCCTGAACTAAGCAATATTGTTTCTACAGCAATTACTGGAGAAAGTACATTTAATCCATTAATAGATAACAATATATATCTCAAACAACTTACAGAGGCGCTTAAGAAACCATTAAAAGAACTTAAAGGAATTTCAACAAAGTCTAATAGGATTTTTGAAAAATTTGAGGAAGAAGTTGAAGAAGAGGAAAATTCCGATAGTCAGTCTGAAAACGATAACAATGAAGACGAAGGACAAGAAAACGAACCAGAAAGTGATGACGGCGGAGACGATTTAGGTTTTTAAACCATAACTACTCGCATCTGCGAGTAGTTATGTAAGAATTGACAAAGGATTTGCTTTAAACTCTAAATAAAAAGAATATGCTATCGCTATAGCGTCTGCTTCGTGTTCTGATATTCCATTTAAATCAGGAACAATATCGGTAAGTTCTAAATTTCTATTAATAGCTTCTTTTATCGCTAGTTTATCATCTATCTTTTTTGCATCTATATATTTTTTAACACTCCTAGGAGAGAATTTAATAATGTGCATATTATTGTTATAGTCTTGCAGTACAGTTTCTATAACACCTATACTTTTACCTAATGGTATTGCGCTGCCTAACTTAAACTTGTCTATAAATGGATTTTCATAAACACATATATCCGGCTTAAATCTTCTAACAATAGATTCAGTTACTCTACGAAGAAGATTTAACCTAGCTGTCATAAGGTCGTTTGTCTTTAGTCCCATGTTTGTGATTCGTTGTAAAACTATAGTATATGTATCAATATGTTCTATACTAAGATCATCATCATTTATTGTAAAGAATGCTACGCCTACGTCATTCGTGCTGGGATCAAATGCAATAATTCTCACCAGTAGATCCTAAAAGGTTTAGGTGTCATACCACCAATTTCAACACTCTTCTTGAACACATCCGTTATTTCATTATCGTCAAGAAGATGTTGAACTTTAACAAAGTATTCAATAGTAGCATTATATAATTCTTTATTAGATCCGTTAGTTAGATCTATTCCGGAAATAAAACCTACCTCACCTAACGAAACATTTACATCATCTCCATAAAGGAGTTTAGATGCATTTCTTAGCTCGTCTAACTCATCTGCGTCAAGAATGACTGTAGCGTACATCTTAAACGTTAAGTAATCAATAGTGCTGTCTAGCACATCATCACGTGTCTTAGGAGTAGGATTAAGTGTATTTGTGTTTTCAGTACTAAATACACTTAATTCTGGTTCGTTATTATCTGTAGAAGTAGCAAGAAGAATTTTATCACTATCATAGATAGTATCGATGACTTTAACAAAAGCAAAAATATATGTTTCACCGTTGATATCTTTTTCAACAAACATACGATACTTATCAAGTTCATTTAACGTAAAACCTATGGACTTTTTTCTAGCTATTAAAGGCGCATGTCTGAATAGTGAACCGTCATAAATTTCATGTCTAACATTATCTATATTCGCATCACTATCTTCAAGCATATCCTCATAGTCTAGACCAATAGCGTAATAACTCAATACAGGATTTTTCTCAAAAATAATATCTGTAGTTATACCGAATTTTTCATTTAGTGTTGTATTAGGAAGAGGTTTATAAATTCTTCCGTATGTTCTATATGTGTCCTGAATAATAGAATAAATTGTTTTTGTTGTATTATACATCTTCTTTATCTCCTACAAAATCAGACGGATTAAGTGGTTCCGGTCTTATTTCTAGTTCTCCAGGAACAACTTCAATATCAATGCTATCTATATTATTTTCAAATTCAGATAAATCTTGTGATGTGGCTTTAGGAATATAAACTCCATTTTCGGATTTAATCTCATCTACTTTATCAAGTAGTTCTGCTGCCATCGCAGCCAAATCAGCTTGATTTTCATTATCTTCTTTTTTAAGTTCAAGTTTTGTTTGTTGGAAAATAGAATCTCTTAATGAGTTAATCGTGGTGTTTGCTACTTCTACTTCTCTTGGAGAAGTAGGAACACGTCCGCCTTCAAACATAGTATCTACTATTTTTTCTTGTAGATTATAAAGTTTAGCCAAGTTAGCTGTTTGTTCAGGTGTAAAGATGTTATAACTTTTTTGTTCTTCTTCTTTTTTATCAGGCATAATAAGTCCTTGTGTATTTTATCAAAAAATATACAACTTATATTTTTAATGATAAAAAGGAGAACACGTGTTTAGTATATTTAGAAAGAAAAAAGAGTATTTTAAAATGTTCATAGAGGAAGAATACTACACATCTAGTTTCGATAGTATTTATAGTTTATTACGGATTCTAAAATTAATAGAGACTTTTTTAAGTTCAGGAACCGATATGAAACACCTTTATTGTCCAGATAAAAAAACGGAGATTAAAACAAACGTATTTCTAAGTGGAGATAAAAATATTCCAGAAGACATAGAAGACGTTATTATAGAAGTAAGAAGATTAATAAAGGTGAATTCTAAAGACTTTTTAAAAGACAAAAAATATATTAATATCTATAATTCTTATATAGATGAATTTAATACTTTCTTAATAAGAATTAAAGAAGATACTTTACCATATCACTGAGACATTTAAGTCTCAGTGATATCGGTGTTAATTTGTTTATATATTATAAAAACGAATACTATATAAGGAAAATAAAAATGGTAGTGATAGAAAACGTACCTCATAAAATTGTTTATGATAGTAAAGGTAATGTTAAAGAAAAACACTATAAAATTATTATTGAAAAACAAGAAGTAGACGGAACATCATCTGTTCAACCAGATGAAAGAAGTTTAAAAGATAAAAGCACAGTCTACTTTCAAAACATCGACCCAGAGCTTAAATCCTATGTGAAATTTAAAAACGGTATTACAATACCTATACGGTATATACCTGCTAATCACGAAAGAGGATTTTTCATATGTACTTCATACCAATCACTAAAGGAGGTAAAAGAAGATGCAGTCATAGAAGAGTTCGGAAATTCTCTAGAAAAAAGAAAACTCTTTGATACTGAAGAGATAAAAGTTGTGACATCCAGGTTTACTGATGTCGATGGCGGTGCTGGGGCAAGATCATTCTTGTCTGATCACCAGTCTTCATTCTCTGATAGACTCATAGACTTCAAGAAATTCTTGCGGTCTGTTGACTATTACAGAGAATACAGCTTTGTATCACTCTCTGAAGTTCAAGGAGAAAACTTCTTTGTTCTAGAGAACCAGCAAGCTATGATCATTCTTAATGATCCAACATTACCTTATCCAACTTCTGATGATTTTGATAAGGTAAATTCAGGTGTCGCTATCACTATCAGAGATAGTAAAAATCCTACAAAATGTTACTACACAAATATCTTAGGCAGTGTTGTCTCAATACCGGTTAAACGAGATAATAAAAAAGCCGACGGTATTACTGTTGTAAAAACATTTAAGGGTCAAGATGAGGTGACTGAATACAGTCTAGAACAAGCATCTGAAATAGGAATCTTTGAAAACTATGTAGATGCAGAAAATAACTGTGATATTCAACAAAGAATAGATCTTCTGAAATCAGAAGCTGCTTTGAAAGGAATTGATCAGGACATGTTAAAGAAAGAGGTGGATCTAAGAGTTGCGGAAATTAAAGCAGAGATGGAAGAAGAAAAAAGAAACCATGAGCTAGAAAAGATGCGACTAGAAAAAGATCTAAAAGAAAAAGATGCTGAATTATCTAGAGCAAAGGAGTTACATGAAATTCTTATGCGAAAGTATGAAATAGCATCTGAAGAATTAAAACGCAAAACGGAAGAGAAAAAATTCGAGGCTACGTCAGCTAAATCATATTCTGACGCAACCTCTAGTGCGTGGAAAACAATAGGTGCTGTTGTTGCAGGAGTTGTTACTGTAGCAATGGCTGTTATGAAATTCTTCTTCTAAGAAGAAAAAAAAAAGGAGTAAACATGAAATTTAAAAAAGCGCCTATGTGTGTAAACGTAACAGGTAAAGGAAATATCAGAAAATTAATTAAAGATATTTCTATTATTGGAAACTTTAAAAAGAGCCAAAAAGATCTCTATAGAAGAAAGATAGAGTTTTTTAACTACTTGGCTACAGGGAAACATAAAAAGTTTTCCAATATGACAACAAAAAGAATAAAGAGAGTGACAAAGTCAGAACATATAATTCTTGGCTCTACTCTCTCGATCCTTACAAATGCTTTTAACGACAAGTCGTTAGGTAGGGATGTTTCAGTAGAAACTAACCTAGCTATACTCGGTATCAATGAAGCTATTGAAAAATACTTTTATCAATAGCTTTTTAATTAGAAAAAGCAAAAGGAGATATAATGCACGCTATCTTAAAAAAGATTTATGCGGCGGATACGCTGAAACCAGATCCATTAACTATAAATGGTAGAGCTGTAGACGAATTGTCAAACACTATCGAAATCATAGACAGTGTCTTTAAAACTTCCACAAAAGGCTGTGCAGATAGGTTTGAATACCTAGGATTCAAACTGACAGACGATGTTGACGAATATCGTCTCCGAGCCAAAGGTGGTGTAGATATAGATAGAACCGACATTCGATATGCGGAACTGTTCTTTAAGTTTGATGGTCAGGAGTTTTCAACGTACACAGCTCCTCCTTTTGTTAGACAAGCAGGAGTCTTTACATTATCAGGAACAAAATACGGCGTCTTACCTGTTTTATCAGACGGAGTAATTACGCCTGGTCCTGATTTTGTATTTGTGAAAGTATTAGGAATAAAGTTCTTCTTAAAGTCTATTCCTAGACAACATATGAAAAATGGTGAGAAAGTTCTTACCAACATAACCTACAGCGAGTCTCTGGCTTCCACTACAGAACTTGAAGATGAAAAAACAATCGGGAACATAGTGTCTCCTGTGATGAATTTCTATGTAGGAAAATACGGATTTAAAGAAACGATGAGGAGATTTGGTGTAGAAGACTTTAAAGTAGAGTTCGGAACATCAAATTACACTAAATATGCAAAAGACTACAATTTATACAGTTCAACTGGGAAACCACCGCGTGAGGTAAAAGGAGGCGATTTACTTAATCCTCACAACGTAGTCTTTTACATAAACAAAAAACAGGATAGTCCAATAGTGGAAAAGACGATCGCGTCTATCCTGTATAGCTTCGATATATTCCCATCAAACGCAATGTTTATAGCAGAATATATTTTAGAAGGAGCAGAAAACGATGAGAGAGGTGAGTGGCTTAAGCTTATCGGTAGACTCTCTTACCGCGATCGGTATTCGGTTGGTAAGTCAACCATACTAACACAGAAACGCTTCGTTCAAATGGAGGGTTATCTGGATAGTGACAGTAAGAGAAAATTAGAGATGGTAGGAAGAGAGAACATACATGATTTCTTTGACCTACTAAAAGAAATCACAGAAGATTACGAAGATCTAATTGTATCTTATAAACAACATAAGTCTATTAAAGATTTCTCTAGATTCCTAGAGACAGGAAATTACTTCATGTATATTTTCATCTATAATATCAATAGACTTATTCATGAGATTAATGCTCATGTAAACAACAGAAAACCAAATGTGGACCTTATCAAGAAAACAGTAACTGGTAAGATAAACACAAAAACCATATTTGGAATAAATAGTAACAAAGGTGTTAACTTAACACTATTGCCGCTGGACTCAACTACCGATTCGATGTTTACGACGTGTACGGGAAGAATTGAACTACAGGAGAGAGGGAATGGCGTTTTAAAAGCGCCGAAATCAGCATTCCCCCGAAGTACACGATCGCTTAAGGCAATAGATTATGTTATCGGAACCGTCCCTCATTTACGTAAGAAAGCAGCAACTCCTATGCTGAATGTTAATCCTTATACAAAGTGGGACAGACAAACCGGAAAACTTATCTTAACAGATGATGACATTTATGTGTTAGAAGCACTTCAGCTTCTGCTATCCGGAAGAATCATCGATGATGAACTTGCAGAACAAGTTCAGGTAGACGATGACGATTTGTCAAAAGACTCAGTAGAGGCGTAAGCCTCTACTGAGATAACTCTTTTTTTTTAAACACTTGTATCCACACCGACAGAAGGTTCCGTAATTACTCTCGGTTTCTTTTTCTTCTGTGTTATATGTGGATCATATGCAACATATCCGTCTTTATCATTATGTTTATGTTCTCCAGAACCTTTTTCTTTCATTTCCTTTAACATATCCAAATTAGTACGGTAGATATCTACAAGAACAGAATGTATATTGATTAATGTCTTTCCGTTTCTATCTATGTATTTCTCTAATGTATCAGTTGTCTTAACATGTGTTTGTACTGCTTGTTTTGCTTCCTTTAACTGTCTGTTAAATGTATGTGGATTAGTTTGTTGTGTAACAACAGGTTTTTTATCTGTCTTTTTATGTTCAATTTCAGAAACTTCTGGAGGAACATTTGTTATAACACTACTAACCATTCCTTTATATTCAGAAGCAGGAATGCGTTTTTTGGTAGTAGGACTCTTCTTATTGCCTAACGCATTTTCTAATCTATGGTCTTCAGGAATTATTACACCTCTTAGAGACGTTCCTGTGTATGGAGAAGACTTAACAGATTTAGCTTTCTCTGTTTGGGTATATGCTTCTTCAATTTTCTTTTGTTCTTCTTTAGGGTTCTTAACACCATCTATTTCCGCTTCCACATTGATAGGTCTTATCTTTTTTGATTTAGGAAAGTCAACATGATTAGGGTCTTTTTCGATATTTAAGAAATGTGCCTGAAACTCTGGATTAGCGTCTGCGAAAGCTCGCATAAGTTTTGCGATAGAAGCATTCGTTTTAACGTCTTTAAAACCTTTAAGAGAAATGATGTCGATCGCTGCACCACCAATGTGTTTAGATTTTAATGTCCATGTCACAGGTTTTCTATGTTTCTCTATAGTTCTACCTATAGCATAAAGATGTTTTTGGTTGTCCGGATGTCTATTTCCTCCATATTTTGGTATCATAAGTTTAATACCGTATGGTTCAACAAAATGCGAGAACTTAGCAAAAAACTCCTGTGCTGTTTCATTAAGAGAATCGTAACGCTTACTTGTCTTCCAATCATGAATGAGTGGATTAAATTTTGTAGCGTTGTTTCTTCTTAAAGGGTTGTTTGAAATATCTGTTGTAGAACTACTTGTTTCAACTTCAACAGCATCTGGACCAATAAGACTATCAGTTGCTTCTTGATTAAATCCAAACATCTCTTTAAACATCTCTACAATGCCCTTAATACCGTCTAAAACTCTTGACTTCATACCAGTAGATGTAGTGTCGTTAGACGACGTTGTAGACGAATCTGACGACGTATACGTTTGATTGTATGTCTCAGGAGAGATGACTTTATAATCAGTTCCTTTTGTGAGACCTTTCATAAGTTTAGAGACTTTATTTACTCTATTTACCCATGCTTGAACATAGTTAGAATTCTTTGATCTATACCAATTAATTCTAGCATTGACAGCACTATCTAAAGTGTCGCCTACTTTAGCAGTAGCTTTAGCTACAGTTTTAGCTGCCATAGGTCCTGCATTATGATAATGGTCAATGATATGTAAAACTGTGTAGTTATCTTTAAGTCCTGCACTATGCGCAATCTTTTGTCCTTTAAGGAAGAACTCCTTATAAAAATACTCGTCTTGCGCATGTATAGATTCTGGAGTAAATCCTATTCGTTTAAGGAAACTTATAAGATACTCTCTACTTCCTTGATACATACCGTCTTTTCCAAAACCACGTATGATAGTTTTTAACTCTTCTTCATACTTAGGTTTTTTCTTAAGTAATATAGTAAGAACATTTCTAATATGACCGAATTTCTCAATGAACTGATATGCACCAAACGATACCCAAGATTCTCCTTTAAGAATATGCGCAGAAGCATAGTTGTTTTTTGCCTCTACAATTCTTGTAATCGTTCCTGATGTTTTTGCTAAACCTGTGAGTTTCTTACCAGCATATCCAGCAGGGTCGGAAACAGGTTTAAACATATCTTTATTACTTACAGACACTTTTCCTGTTTCTTGTTTGGAACGATATGCTTCTTGATACGTTTTTACATCTTTCAACATATTCTTTCTGGATTGCTCTAGTTTACCATAAAGCTCTTTCTTTTTCTTATCATCTTTTTCATTTTGGTATTCTGAAAGAAGTTTTCTGTATTGATTAGAAGACTCTGTCATTTTTTCTTTATACGGTTTAAGATCATCTGTTAGTCCAATGGTTGTATCTTTAGCAACAACTTTTTTAGGTGTAACCTCATTGTCTTTAGATCCGTTAGGGTTCATGATGTCTTCAGGTAGCTCAGCATCATCGAAGAAATAATCAAGACCGAAATCAAGACCTAGTGCTAAAATAGGTCCTATGACAGGAACATATTTAACAAACTTTCCTAAAAGCTTAAGTGACTTCTTAACTACCGGAGATTTACCTCCTTTTATTACAGATGAAACAAGACTACTAATTCCACTAACACCAGAACCAAGAACTTTTGCACTACCTAATGCTGATTTCCCTATTATCTTTGTTAAACCAAATAAACCTTTAGTGAGATTCTTAGTCGCCCACCAACCAAGTTTTAAAGGCGCAAATCCCAAACCGCCAGCAATACCACCAAGCATGGATCCTAATCCGCCTAGAATAGTTTTAACACCAGATAGTCCAGAGAAAATACCACCTAATGTTTTTGTTATAGGGAAAGTTGCAAACTTGATAATAGAACCCAACATAGAAAATAAACCGCCAGACTTTTTGTCTTTTTCTTCTATCTCTTTTTTTGTTGGTTCTTTATCTTTCTTTTTGCCTTTTCTTTCAAAATACTCCATCCAACTACCGTTACGTTTACCGTCTCCGTCTTTATCAAAGAACGAACGTTTTTTCTTTTCTTTCTTCTCCTTTTCTTCGCGTTTGAATTTATTAGTGAGATATGACCAAAACTCAAGTTTTTTATCTTCTTTCTTTAATAAAGAATCTAACCAACTAGGTTTCTTAACATTATCTTTAACTTCTTGTTTCTTTTTATCAAATGTCTTTTTAAAACTTGATTTTTTATTACTGACAAAATCATTTGTTTTGTTTACAGTATCACGAACAGTAAAGATGTTACTCATTGTATCATATAACTGACGCATCTCTTTTTTAGTAGGTGTGAAATCAATAGTATTAAGAATATGTCTTACAGCATCGTTAGCGTTCGTTATACCTAACTTATCAAAGTCGTCATACGTCCACCCTTTGAAATGTGAAAGTACTTTATTAAACTTTGATATCACACGAGATTTCTCTCCTCGAAGTCTTGATTTAAATTTATTCCATTTCTTACTAAAGTAATTCTGTGTTTCATCTTTATTGAAATCATCGTATTTATCTTGCAAAATTTTCTCAATCTTTTTAAGAGTTTTAATATCATGATCTCCATAAATACCTGTTACATGTTTTACAGCATCTTCATACGTATTGATTCCTGCGAATTTTAAATCTTCAACTTTGAGTGCTTTGACTGTTTTAATAAACTTCCTTGACTTGACAAGTCCTTTACGTTTTAATCTATGAAGATCATCAAGGATTGATTTTCTATCATTGTCTTTTAAATAAGAATGTGCATCTTTTATTTTACTTTCTAAATACGTGTAACCTTTAGAATTAAAAACGTAATTCAGACTCTCATCAATTTTCTTTTTGTATTCATCAGATACATTTTTATCATAGTTATCTGTAATAAACTTCAACGCTTTATTTTTTGTATCTATTCCTAACTCAGACCAGTCTGATTTAGACATATTAGCAACTTTCTCATCAAGATCTTTGGCAGTTTTAACAAACTTTTTGAATCCTTTCTTTGTCGCGTCTTTAGCTTTATCAGGGTCTATTTTTTTAATATCGTCTTTTGCGGCTTTTACCACATCTAATAAAGATGTAGGTTCTGATTTATTAATCGTCTCCTCGTTTTCTTTTGAAACATTTCTGTTAAATAAATAATCTTCATAACCTTGACTTCCTACACTATTGACAAATCCTTCTGAATACGAAAGATATTTTTTCATATCAAGCACATATTCTTGTCTGTGTGGATCGAATTTAACAAGGCCTTTCTTTTCTAAGAATTCAATCTCTCCAGAATCTTTTTTGTCTTCTAGGAATTTAGTAGGATTAAAAATACCTGAACTAGCAGATCTTAATGTAGTTGACAAACTATCAAACCGCTCTTGGTTTAAACTTCCGTCTTTGTATAAATATCGTTTTATAAGTCCTCTTATTTTTGTAGCCATGACAGGATTCATATTGTCATATAAACCTGCATCTTCAAAATATTCTGGATTTAATGAGTTGTTACTCATAACGTATTTATAAAGAATACGTTTAAAGTTTCTTACTTCTTTAGGATCCAGATAAAGCGTTGATTTCTTTCCTACATTATCTTGGAGTTTAGAGACAAACGTATCGATAGCTTTTACACCGCCAGAAGTAAACATCTTAAGTTTAACTTCTTCATCAAAACTTCTATCAAACGCACTCTCGCGTTCAAATTTTCCTTTAGTGTAATTGAAGTGGAGTGTTTCAGCATTCTTGTTTTTAAGTTTTTCTACACTATTAAGTATTTTAGCTAGTAACCCTGGAATGACTGTAACAATAGACGTCTTGGTTCTTCCATCAAAAATAGTCGGTTGATCTAAACCGCCGACACCAAGTCCTGTATCTGTAGACTCTAACGGATTTCTCATTAAGTCTCTAAAGAAGCTAGCAGTTTTACCGATTACATTATCACCGTGTTTATTCGAAACTTTATCCAAATATTCAGGCATAGATGTTGACATTTGAATAAGGTCTCCAGTAATCTTTCTAGCGAATGGAGATTTCGCCAGTGCTCTACCGATAACACCGAAACCTTTTTCTTTAACCGCGTCACCTGCTAAATCTCCAGCCATAGATGATTTTGACATTCCTGCATCTTCTAACTGTGAATTAGCTTCTTCAATATCCTGAATAATTCCAGAAATTCCTGTTACACTATCTTTTATTTTATCTTTAGAAGCGTTAAATCTTCCTAGAATATTTCTTTTAAGATTATCCATCCAGTCATTTTTACCGATGAATGTTTGGATCATACTATCATGCATTTTCTGTCTAATAGCAGCATGTAAAGCTTCAGATGATCGCATTTTAACAAAATCAGGAAGTGCTGTATTTTTAGCGATAATATCTTGTTCTTTACCTAGTCTATCAAATCCAGATGCGAGGATATTTCGAATATCTCCAGAGATAAACACTTGTTTGTATTGTAACTCAAGTTGTTTTTTATAGAACTCTAAAGTAGATTTTCTTAAGAAGTTTGAAGATGAAGACATATCAGTAGCAATACTTTGAAGTAAAGTTATCTGATCGTTCATCTGTTTAAACTTCATTGCTTCTGTAGCAAGTTCTTTATCAATCTCGTCTTTTTCTCTATTAAGAGTTAAGGAAGATAACGCACTGTTAACACGTTCACTTAAGAGTTCATCATAACTCTGTTCTCCGCTATTTCCTCCTTCACCTTCTTCTCCACCAATAATGTCTGCAAGTTTATGTGTAACTTGACCGACCACACTATCTTGGTCTGGAGAAATAGAACGTATTGCTTTTGCTATCGGCCTAGATTCTTTTCTTATTTCAGATACAGATTTTTCAAACTCGTCAACAAACGATCCTGTTGTTTCTGTAAGTCTAGAAACAGTCTTATCACCAACAAGATTTGTTGCTAGTGTTTTACCAATTCCAACAGCAGCTTTTTTACCTATTTCATCGTCTTCTAAAAGACTCTCTTTAAAACTTTCAGCTCCTTCTTTTAAAGCTCCTTCAACTGGTTCTCTATCAGAACCAGACTCTTTAACATCATCATCTAAATCAAAATCATCGAAGTCGTCAAATTCATCACTCATCTCATTTCCTTTGAGAAAAGTATAACATTATTTATTATACCCTGTTATCAAAGGAAAAAAGAATGAGTTCCAAAAAAGAAGTAACGCTTTTACCATTAGATGCATCTGATAAAGAAGTATCCCTACTCGGAGAGGTCGATGATTTAAATATACTAGACGCTACAGGACATGAGTTCGCAACACAAGGTTTATACTCCGTAGAAATATTTTCTGTTCCTGGTAGTAAAGAACGTATGAATACATTCGGTTTTATTAATCTTAAAACATACATTATGCATCCTGATTTCTTCGCAAAGATTATTACTTTAAATAGTATCTTTATGAAAATTATGGAGAGTAAAATAACTGTCACACTCGATAAGAAAAAAGGTGTTTTTATAGAAGATCCTGACGGACAGACAGGGTTCGATTTCTTTATGAAGTCAATACCGTATCTGAAGTTTGAAAGAAACAATTCAAAGCAGAGAGATGAAAAGATCGATAATGTAGAAAAATTCATCAAAATGAAAAAATATAAGATTAAAAATCTTTATGTTCTTCCTGCAGGTATGCGCGAATATGAAATTAAAGAGAAGGGTAAAATCACAGAAGATGAGATAAATGATTTTTATAGAAATGTTCTAAGAGATAAAAACCTTGTTGGTACATTTGATCTAGATAGCGATGAAATTTCAATTATCGATCCTATAAGACTTAAACTTCAAATGGACATCTACGCTCTTTATAAATATATCTTTACTATTATAGATGGTAAAAATAAACTCATGAGAGGTAAATGGATTAAGAGAGGAATAACACACGGGACAAGAAATGTCTTTTCTGGAATTCCGGCTACTATCACTAATCTAAAAGATAAACATTCTGGCCTTAGAGTAGAAGAAACCATTTTAGGCGTTGTGCAAGTTGCCGCAGCATTTCTTCCTTTGGTACATTATAAACTTAAAGAACTTTTTATTAATGACAAATTTGCTGTTACTGATTTTACAGCAGAATTATATGATCCTAAAACACTACAAAAGAAGATTTATGAGATAGATAAAAAACCATACGAACAATGGACATCTGTCGATGGTTTTAATTCTATTATAAATCGTTGTACTTCTGACGAGATCAAAGAGAGTCAAATATTAATAGAAGGAAAAGTATTTGGACTTATCTTTGATAATGGCAAAGAAGTAATGATTGTTAAAGATATAAATGACGTAGATGAAAATGAAAGAAAATTTGTTAGACCCATTACTTACGGTGAGCTATTATTTTTTATAACAAAAGATGTAGCAAAGAAATATCCTATTACTGTAACACGACACCCTGTTATTGAAGACGGTTCGACATACTACAGTAAAATTCTGCTTTACACTACAAATGATTTTAGAAAAGTAACAGATAGAGAAACAGGCGAGGTTTACCAACGATATATTAAATTTGGCACAGCGTGGGTTAATACGACAGGATTACACTTTACAAGACTCCCAGGACTCGGAGCAGACTTCGATGGTGATAAAGGTACGGTATTGGGTTACATGACAGAGGATACTGTAGATGAAATGAAAAAAATTCTTTCAGATATCTCTTTCTTTGTTTCACCTTCAGGTACACCAAGACTTTCACTTGTTGATGACATTGCTGAAAAAGTTATAAAAACACTTTCAAAAAAGAACAAGAACAGTAAAACTAGAAAAGAACTATAAAAGGAAATAAGAAAATGACAATAGAAGATGTTTATAAACGAGTAGGTATGACACGAACAGGACATTTTGTGTCGCCTATTGTGTTTGAGTCAGAGTTGTTTAAATTCACTAAGAATGCTTCATTTATCTCATTCTTAGAAAATGGTTTAAAACCAGACTCAAACAACCCTCTATTACGATATGTAAAAGGTAGGCCTAAAATGTATACGTCTACAGAATACTCTAATCCTATGTATCCTGTAAAACGTAAGCATGTTAATGTCGATAGTTATTTAACATCGTTCAAGAGAGAAGACAAAGGATTTGAATATGTGAAAAGCAGGATTAAGCTTGTTCATGTTGAGAAATCAATACCGATTGTTTTTAATTATAACTTACTAGATGAGTTATATAGATATAAAACAACAAAGGGTGAAAACTATAAAAGAACCATTAACAAATTCTCAACTGTTGTAAGTTGTATTAACAACGGTATTAGTATGGAAAGAACAAGATTTGTTCACATACCTATTTCAAAACCGATTCCGACAATCAAAGAGTTTATTGAATACAGTAAGAAAGACATAAAGAGATCTGAAGAAGTATTTAACACAGACTTCAATAGATTTCTTTTAGAGATGTTTAAGTATCTATCAAAGATAGGAAAAGAGTCTCCTTTTGATAACTTCTCTGAAAACCAATGCTTTAATGTTTATTTCATATTCACTTATGGAAGTAAAGCGTCAATTGTTTCATTAGGGTATATCATGTCTTCTACAATGTGGTGCGATCATAAAACTACAATGTCTAAGAAAAAAGGTTTACTAGCTGCGAAGTTATTCTTATTATTCATCATTAAAGTTATTCAATCAGACTCAATTCCATTAGAAAAATTAGATGGAAATAGTGTTATTCCAGATAATCTTAAAGTTATTGAAGACGATGGTGTTGGTAATTTAAAAATTTCCGATAAAGAACTGGACGCTATTGTTTCAGAAGAGATAGAAAAAACAGTGGAGCATTTAGAAGATTCAGACGCGTTAGTAGAAGCTGTTATCGAACAATCTCTTTCTCAAGAAGAAGAAAAACTTCTTTCAAATACAGACGAAACAGAGATAGAGATAGGACTTAGAAGCTTTGATGAATTTACATCTATGGGTGTTATTTCTGAAAAGAAAGCAGAAAGTCTGAAAGAAAGACTGAAAAACTCTAAATTCAAAGTTGAGAAAATACCAGAAGAAGTAATTGAGTTAAGAAAAGAAGACGTTAAGTTAAATGACCGTGTTACTGTAGACGATAAAACAATGTTAGAAGACACACTCACACCTTTTATGAAAAAGTATATTGAGGAAACATACGAGACAGACATTAAGAATATAGCTGTTTCGATTCAATCTGCAGGTATACTTGTTGAAGATTTCACTATAGAAAAGAAAAATACAGTTTTAGGAGAAGAGCAAACTTACACACTTCATACTGTTTTACCAAACGGTAATAAAAAGATTATTCGACATATTATTCCCGGTCTTAAAAAAGATGGAACGTTTATGCAAAGTGGTAATACATATATTATGCGTAAACAAAAGACAGATTTGCCTATACGTAAGATTTCTAGAAGTGAATCATCATTATCTTCATTCTACGGAAAACTCTTTGTAGAACGTTCAAGACTAGAGTCTAAAGATAGAGGCTACAAAATTATGCAGTATCTTAAGACAGAAGCTACAAACAAAGATAGTAGCGTCAATCTTGTCATTGAGTCTAAAAACGAAATTTATGAAGTCAAACTTCCTTATCAATACACTCTATTTGGAAGATTTATGTCTATGGTTAGGATAAACGGTATTGTCTGTTTCTTTAACTATCATAAAAGATCTAAACAGGTAGAGAATGGAGATAAAAAACTCCTTAAAAAAATGGAAGGAAAAGACAAAGTTCTATTTGGTAAGAAAGGAAACACTTACTATCTTATAGATATGAATAATACTATTTACACATATCATAAAGGTGAATTAAAAAATCTCGATATTGATATGTATAAGTTTTTTAATATAAATAAAAGCATTCTTCCTTTAGATTTTGCTACAGTGAGAGTAAAAGGCTTTGAACTACCTGTAGGTTTATTCTTAGCTTATATGTATGGGTTTAGAGGTCTTTTAAAAAGACTTAATGTTAAGTATGAAAAAGTTTCAGGCAGAATAAAAGAACAGGGAGACGGGTCCTATTTTTATATCAAATTTAGAGACACAATGTTAAAGATAGAAAATTCTGAACCTATTATAGGTTTAGTACTTTATGGATTAACTGAATTAAAAGAACTACAAAACATAGATTTTTCAGAGTTTTCAACACATGGCGGTCTTGTTGATTTCTGTTATATGATAGGAATGTCTAAATACCAAGTAACAGAAATGTTCTTAATGGATAAGATGTTTATAGATCCTATTACAAAAGAAGTCTTAGAGCTTATTAAAGAACCAGTTATATTTAGAGAGCTCTTACTTAGAGCGTGTGAAATTTTAACAACTGACTATGTTAATCATCCTAACAACATCAAAAATATGATGATTAAACAGTATGATAGAATAGCTGGTATGATGTATAAAACAAACGTTGATGCTATTAGAAGTTTTTATAACGGTGTTGGAACATATAATAATACTGTTAATGTAAACCCTTTTGACACAATGAGAAAATTGAATGAAGATAGTGCGACGATGTTACAAGAGGACCTTAATCCTATTGCTATGTTAAAGCAGTATGAGGACATTGTTCTAACAGGAGAGTTCGGTAGAAGTAAAGAAACTGTTGTTGGTGAAGCAAGAGAGATTCATGAATCTGAAATAGGAATAACATCGGAATCAGTAAAAGATAGTGGAGATGTAGGAATCACTGCTTACAGTTCAGCAGCGCCTAAATTAAAAAATACAAGAGGTATTGTAGATGTCAAGCCTATTGAAGAACTCAATGAGGTTAACATTATGAGTACTTCTACAATGCTTGCTCCGTTTAACAATAGAGATGATTTGAAACGTATGAACTTTACATCCATTATGAATGGTCACTTAGTTCCTATGTTATATGCTGTTGTTCTTCCTGTATCAACAGGTTATGATACAGTTATAGGTGATAGAATACCTTCAAAGTTTATCAAAAAGGCGAGATTAGACGGGATCGTAAAAAGTGTTTCCGATAAAAAACTTGTTGTTCTGTATGTAGATAAGAAAACAGAAACAATTGAGTTTAAGCAGTGGAATACAAAAGAAGAAGCAGGCATCACGTATATGCACAGACTAGACACAGATCTTAGAAAAGGTTCTAGGTTTGAAAAAGATCAAATTTTAGCATTTGATACGTTATTCTTCGAGAGAGATATTTATGATAAAAAAGCCGTAGCTATAAAAACAGGTGTTTTGGCAACTGTTGCTTTCCAAGAGATAGATGAAACATATGAAGACTCTACGACAGTATCACCTAACTTCGGTAATAAGTTAACAACACCTTTAACAAAAGTACGATCTATAGTTGTAGACGCTAAAGACGTTATAAAGAATTTGGTTAGCATAGGTGACTATGTTAAATATCATGATCCTATTTTATCTATTTTTAAAAACGTTGAAGTACGTGAAGGCACTATGAATGTCATTGATGAAGAGACGGAAAGAATCCTTAAGGAGTCTAGAAACGCATCACCAAAAGCAGAAAAAGATGGATATGTAAAAAACATCAAAGTATTTTACAACTGTGAGAAGAAAGAACTTTCTGCTTCACTAAAGAAAATTGTAACTACGTTAGAAGAAGAACACAATATAGAATTTAGAGTGAACTCATCTTATTCTATTAAAGGGAAACCATTAGAAGAAGGGAAAGTAGAGATTAAAATCTATATCGAAAAACCTTTAAGATTTACTAATGGAGACAAAGGTGTTCTTGGAAATCAGCTAAAGTTCACGGTTTCTGCCAATCATGATAATAAAGTAAGAACAAAAGATGGAAGACCAATTGATCTTAAGTTCTCTACAAAATCTAAAGACAATAGAATTGTAGAGAGCGCTGACATTACAGCACTTTTAACAACAGGCGTTGTTCTTATTCAAGAACAAATGATAAAAATATGGAAAAGCTAGTCTTTTCCATTGAAATTAACAGACATAAAAGGTAATAATTATGGACAAAACACCTATTGAAGCTGCGATTGATGTGTCGCAAATTATTCTATCAACTATTCTTAGAAAAAACTCTCTAGGAATTAACGGAATTAATATGTCTCCAGAGACAAAGAAAACACAGATAAGCTTGATTACAAAGGGTATTCAAGATCAAATTGAAAAGGAGAGAAATAAATGAGTTTCATTAAAGAAAAAGCAGCGTATATCGAGAATGTTGTAGGAGTAGTAACACCGCGCAAGGGAAGTCTTGTTTACGATTATATGTTATCTGAAAATGAGTTTAATCTCTCTCCGATGTTTATTAGCATGAAAGACAGAGTATCCGAAGCGCTTGCTAATGAAATCATGACCTTTAAGTCATTTCTAAATGATATCTTTAAAGTTTCAGAATCTATTCATGACGCGTATACAGAAATAACATCTAAACGTACTTCAGTTGTTAAAACACCAATAGTTAAAGTCATTTCAATTCCAGAACCACTTATTGAGTTTCAGGAATTAGGAACTATCGATAAAATTAATAACAGACCACAAAACAATATTGATGTACTACATGACGGTTTGAGAAAGAATATCAAATTGACACCTGAAGTAATCAGAAATTTCTTCAAGAATGCTAAATCAGATCTAAAAAGATCGATCGGTGAGTATTTTGATAAATTTGAAGATGAAGAAATAGAACGTGTTATTAATTCCGTATTCTATGGTTTTGACACACCGCTTAAAGCAGATATTCTTAGACTAAGACTCACTGTTGAAAACGCTGCAAATACTGACGCACTTTTCATGAGTTGGTTTATCGCGTTAGAATTACAAAACGGTTCATTCGGTCTTATTACTACAGATAATTCTGACTATGTAGAAGCACTTCTACAAAAAATTAATGAAGTAGTTTCTAAGGCTATTAAGTCTTTCGAAGAACTTTCTATGAACAATATTTTTATTACATTTGGCTCAGAAAACATTGTGATAGTTCTAGAAAAACCTTTTGAAAGATTTATCAATGAAGAATACCCTATAGAAGTACTATTCGGCGCCGGATTAAAACTCGACAGTAAACTAAAGCGTTTAAAATATGACGAAGTCATCAATAACTCAAAAAACTTTGTTGAACTTTGGACAGAGCGCCACAAAAATACAGTTGTAGAAATGCACGCAGTTAGCGAGAGAGAACTTAAACTTATTATTATCTCTGAATTAACAAAATACATTAAAGAAAGAGAAATGGATACTGTTGAGACAAGAGACGTTATTAATAATGTTAAAACCTTCATTTATAACAGACCAGTTCTAACTGACCATAAAGAAGTTGTTAAATACATAGAGAGAATCTTTAGAGAAGTGATTTACACTAAAACAGGTTTTGATGTATTTATGAGAACTTATCATATTTATGAATCACCACAATATGGCTTCACAAGAGATCAAGCTATTGTTGCGACATTGGCTGAAATTATCGGGAGAGTCGTCTCTAAAGGATTGACTCATGAAAATAACTGATTTTAATCCGTCTAAAATAGTTGCAAAACATCTTAAAAATAGCGGTCAAGGCGTTAAAACGACTAAAGAACTTTACGTTTACTTTCCTAAGAGGTTTGTAGACGTAGGTCTTGCTACGTTAGAAGAGACTGTGAAAGTTGTCTCTACGTATATGGTTGGAGATGAAAAAAACAATGTTATATTGTCATCATTGCCTTTATATACAGAAATAGAGCCGTCGATTATTGAAGAGGTTAAAATATCTGATATAGAGTTTATCAAACTCACTATTCCTGAAGGGAATTTTTTAATAAAAAGCAAGAAGGTTATTAAAGATAGTGGATTTATTTTCTCTATCGTAAATGAATTTCTTGTAAAAGGAAAAGTTCCTTTTTATATAACACCAAATGATCTTTTTGATTTCTTTATTAAAAGTAACAAATACAGTGGTGCTAATATAGGAGATAATCCCGCAGGTATTGAAGCAACTATTTCAATAATGGTCAGAGACCCTAATGATGTATCAAAACAACTTAGATTAGTTAATTCTGATTTAAGGAATTTAAAAATTGGTGAATATCAATATGTCGGACTAGGTGATGTCGCTAACGGTATTGAAGCAAATATTGCGAAGTTGACAGGAAGATATTTCACACAAGGTGAGACTTCAGTTCTTAATAAAGAACCGCAAGAAGAAACAGATATAGAAAAATTTTATAAACTTTAAAGGAAAGATATGGGAGAAAGATTAGTTTTTACTTCAAACGTCGCGGAGATGGTTAGACAAAACGGAGGTTTTGAACCAGATAATGAAGGATATTATACAATAAGAGCAGGAACTTTCGGCGTTCCTAATTCAGCAGGTATTGTTTACGAACTTTCAGAGGAATTGATAAAAACACTAGAGAGATCCTCTCCATTTATGATGCGAGTTACTGCAGGTAAATTGTTTAGTGAAAACGGACACCCTGAAAGACTTCCTGGTATGACAGATAAAGAATATTTTACACGTCTTGCTAGGATTGTTCCTGATAGAGTATGCGGTTTCATTAAAGATGTTATTGTTGAATTTAATAAAAATAAAACAGAAGCAGTAGTTTACTTAAAAGTAAAACCTTTCGGTGAGTTAAAGCATGTAATGGAAGATGCGTTTAAAGATGACAATATCAATGCATCTTTTAGTGTAAGAACCATTTGTAGACAGTCCGGATATGTAAGAACTGTTATAGTTCTTGTTACATGGGACTTTGTAACAATAAATGGAGTTAATAAATCAGATAAAGTTTCTTCTGTTGGGTTAACTGTCGGTAACGAGGAACTTTTATCTATCGATTTAGCAAATCAAGAAGAAGTAGGCGAGTTTAAGAAAACACTCTCTGACCTTAGAGCGATTCATGATAAGGAAGTCACAGAAGGTCTTGAATCTAGTGTCAACATGGATTTTGTAGATACTGTTGAAAAATTCTTTAGTGAATGTCAAGGTGAAAATTGTATTTATAGATGGTAGGTCATCAGACCTACCATCTGTATTATTTGGTTGAGTATAAAATAAAGGATTCATATGCCAACTATTAATACAGGTGAGTCAACCATAACTTACACAGATCCTTTAGCTAATGTGTTTGATTCAGATTGGTTAACAGATGCTTTTATTGTTGATCTTAAAAAACTAGACGAAGAAGCAAGAGTAAATATTTTTTCATCATTTTCAGATAGAATGTTGACCGATACATCTATCGGTGGGTCTCTTACAATTAACCCAGAATATCAATTTACAAGATATGCAGATATTCCGAGAATGGGTAGGAGATTTGACAGAACAAAAGGTTTCGGTCCTGCAGACTTTAAAATAGAAAATGATAAAGTAAGCGGTTGGAATATCGGTGTTGGGAGATGCTACGGTGACTATATAGATGTAAACAGAGAAATACTTGTTCTAGAATTTGGGGTTCCTGAATTTATATCTATGCTATCATTTTATGCGCGTTCTGCAGATTATCAAAAATCTGTTATTGCAAAAGAGGGTAGAGATACGAAATGGTATACGGTAGGAGAAGTTATAGGTGTACTAGGACAAATAGTAACCCTTAATGTAAATGTAGCTTTGGTATATGCGGGTATTTTTGGACTTAAAGCATTTGTAGGTAATGGTGATACTAGATACTATCATTTTAAACCTAACATGCCAGATTACTGGGCGTCTGTAAGTGCTATACATAACTACTTGGCTACAGAACGCGGAATATTACTTCCAGGAATTACACCTAGCGATGCAGAAAACAAACTAGGACTTCCCCTAAAAGTTGACGGTAACTTACTAGCGCCTTTAAAAGAGACACTTCCTGCAATTTTTAGTGAAACAAACTACATAGATGTTTTTGCTATATCACAAAGAGCACAAGTAGAAGTAAACAGACAACTTATGCGTGAAACAATTGCATTTAACTCAACAAGACTTATTAAATCACAAGTTGATGGTGTTCTTAACGAAGCTACTGGTCAACTTGATAGAGAAGTAAACTATGAAGCATATCTTAAAGCTATTAAAGATAAATCAGAATTCTTTTATTCTAAAAAAACACAAGCTGAAGAAGATCTACCGAAAGCTGAATCAGCTTCTAGTGGAGATCTTGTAGATTATCTTAAACCTGATAATTTATGGAGATATTTGAAATTCCCGTTTGAGTTAGCAGAAGAAACAGTTAAAGAATATGCAGAAGCAACTATGTCTACTATTAAAGACGGTGGACAGACATTGATGTTAACTGTAGAATATGTTAATCCATCAGACTTTTCGGCTTCGAATGAATTTAAAGATATTCCTGCTAAATCTAAATTTGTAGAATTAGGTGGTGCAGCAAGAGACCTACGGTTTAGTACAAGTGGCGGTAATATTTTTGGCTATACTGTCAAGAAAATGCAAGATGGAATTAAAGATGTTGTCGCTGGAACATTAGATCAAGTCACATTTGGTTTATCAAATGTCATTATGGCGTTGACAAATGGTGGCTATATGAACTTCCCTAAAATGTGGTCTGATAGTAATGTTAATTTACCAGAACAATCATTTAAGATAGTAGCTACTCCGCCTTATGGAAATGTAATTTCAAAATCTATGGATATAGATTTAGTTTTATCGTCACTTTTAGCTGGTACATTACCGCAAGGAGTTGGTCAGAATGTATATCAATCTCCAAGACTATGTAGAGCCTTTCTAAGAGGTAAACTTAACATTGATTTTGGCATGATATCATCGATTACAATTAAGAAAGCAGTAAATAATATCGCCTTCTCTAAAGACGGGAAAACACTAGGAATTGAAATAATTTTTACAATAAAAGATTTTTCAGAGTACTTCGCGGCACCTGTTAAACAATCGTTGTTAGGTGCTTTCGGTATAGGACTTGATGACAATAACGCACTTAACAAATATTTATCTACATTTGCCGGAAGGGATTACCATACAACAAGATACGCATTTAGGAATGGGTTATTGCAAACATCAAGAGCTGTGATGGGTGTAAAAGCATTGACATCTCCATCATATCTTGGTATGTTAACTGGTGATTCATTGTTAGGTAAAACATTTGGTACTCTCACAGGAGCAATATTCGATACTTCAGGTCTCTATTTGAGAAGCTGATATCGAGTATTTTTCATATATATATTATTATTTTGGGTTTAAGAGTGTAGTCGCGAAATACTCTTCCCCAATCCCGCCTTAAAAGGAGAACTAATGAAACTGCGGGAAGACGAAATTAAAATAACGAAGCCAGGAAACATATTGGCTAAGTTATTTAGAAAGATATTGTCGGATAGAGGACTGATATACACTTGGCAAGATATTGTGAACAAGTATATATCAGAAAACAATAAAAAAGGCATAAAGGGGTCTACAACCCATAACATTAAAGCAGATTTTGCTTTAACAGAAATGTCTTTTAATAAATTTATCTTCCTGTTAAAGAATGCTCTCAATGTTGTTGAGTTTTCAATAACAGTTAAGATAAGACTTAGAGGAGAGCGTGAAGATGAAGCAACATATCACACGCTTAATAACATTAAGTTTAAAAAAGATGAAGAGAAGAGTGAGACATAAGTCTCACTCTTCCTTACTATTTTCTTTTTTCTTTATTTCGTTTTTCCATTTACGAAGTTTAATGGTTTGTCTTTTATACTTACCTATTGTTGTGAGTAGGTCAACCGTATAATCTGCCAAAACAAGTTCTTTATCTTTTTCAGACAATGATAAGTAGTTATTTTTATCGGGTGGTTGCGGTGTTCTATATAGCCTTAGAAGAGAGTTAGGTGGCGTTGTGTGTATTATCTTTGGTTTTTGTGGTTTAGGCTCAAATACGCAACCCTGGAGCCATATGAGAGGAAATATAATCCATAGTCTATTTAACATGTTCATATACCTCCCATAAAACATCTATAGCAGTTTCAGATGATTTATTATTTTCCATAGAATGTTTATGTGAAATTCTAATATCTTCTAACGCCATATTCTCAACACTTAGATTATTTTCAAGTGTGTTATTTAATGCTTCTATAAATCGTTTATCTTTAAACAACTCTTTATAGTCAACAATTTCTTGTTCTTTTTTATCAAGATTTAATCGTTCAATTGTTTTGTCTTGGTGTCTTATATATAAAAACACCGACATAACAACAACACCTAAAATAATCAAAAGTCTAGATTTCAAAGAAATTCTAGATATAAAACTTAAAATTAAACTCATATCAGTCCTTATTAAAATAGAGATAACATGTCATCAAAAGACACATCTGAAACAGTGTATGGATCACTACTTGGTTCTCTTGTTGAAATAGCAGATGACGCCAACGAGCCTATCTTTGAAGTATTTTCAAAAATAGACATATCGAATGTATTAGTACCAAATGAGTTATCGTATGATTGAAAACTATTTATAAGTTTATTATAATCAGTATTCGTACTTGTATCATTTTCTATGTACTTTAAACCAAGTTCAGTAATGTTTGGTGTATAATAACTTACGCTTTTTTCTAAACCTAGTGTACCTATCTCTTCAAACAACGATATAGAATTAGGATTTGATTCATTCATAAAATACGATAGAGAAGACCCGACCATATTATCTACTTCTGTTTTATCAAGTTCTGTATTATCCGATAACATAGCATAAAGAGATGTAAGTGCACCTTCAGTCCCCAAACAAATTAATGCATTTAAGATACCTACTAATGTTAACGAATACAAATCATTATATTTATTTCCGTAACTTGTATTTAAATAGCTATTATAGTTAAGACAGGAGTTAACATACATGTCGCTAAGATTTGTTCTTTGTTCCAATGAAAATCCAAAACCTGATGTATTATTAGATACAAAATCGAAAATGGATTTAAAAAGATCGGTTAGTCCTAATTTATCAAAAAACTGTTTTAATCCAGAGAAAATACTAAGGAATTCATTAACAAGTCCCATAACAGTATTGTATAGATCACCTAAAGCACCCGCAATGTCTCCAAATGTTAAGACAATATCTTTAATGATAGGTTGTTCAGTATTATACTGCTCTGCTTCTGATAAGTCTATAAAATTACTTAACTGAAAATCTTGGTTAATTGTAGAGGATAGTTTGGGTATAGAAGTTCCCATATTAATCCTTTCTTGTGGTTTCATATTAAACATATTTCACTTGATTTAACCTATAAGGACACAACGTGAGAAAAACAGAACTAGAAAAAGTATTTGAATCAAACATGGGAATTAAACCTGATTCAAAAACACTTTATAAAAAAATGAGAAACTTTTTTCTTTATTGGTTATATAGATCTAAAGACCATCTTGATTTTATATCCTCTAACCTTATCGGCGTGCACACTATTAAATTTACGGAAGATGATGCACAACGATTTTATCTTATTTTTGATATAGACCAAGAAAAATTAAAGAAAGACCTTCATAAACTTCATGATATCAATCCGGCGTTTAATGTAGCAAGTAATCCAAGATATCATCTTATTATGTACCTAATGCATTTTACCCATACACACATTAAAAATGTCGAAGAAAAAGATAAAACTATTATGGAGACATTTTATATCTTTTCTGTTATGGTTTATTCATCACTCATGACACGTTACTTCTCGCATAACTTAGATAAAGATATCGCACTTACTGTCTATGAAAAACTACCTAGACGATTTATTCTTAAGAGAGAAGGTAGTTGGAAAGGTGTTTTTGAATATTTTGGTCAATACGTTACTCATAAAGGACTTCATGAAAAAGCACTTATCAAATACAACACAAAAGATGTAACACTTGTTATTACAGATATGCAAGGTAAAATCCGTTCAACTGTTAAAGAGTTGACGCGTATGGTTTATATGGTGATGGATATTAATACAGCAAGAGAGTCTCGGTCTGTCTTAGGTCATGATGACGAACAAGGTGAGATTATGGTAGATATTGTAAGTGACACAAAACAATATCATAACGCTGTATTGAATACTGTTTATAAACCTAGAGAGTTTTTCTATGAAGATTATATTACTATTATGAAAAACATTTACCCAAATCTTTATCCTAAAGAACTCAAACAGACTGTTTTATTTATGAGTGAAAATTACACGAAACATAAAAGAACTATAGATTCATTATTAGAAACAGCTGTTAATGCAAATATACACTACTTGTATAAATCGGAATTATATCCTCCATATGATAAATCCATTATTGACGTAGTAAAATTTCTTAGAGGTTATTGGATATCTTCTACGGTTCAGGACAAAGAGAATAAAAAGTTTAAAAAAGAAGCAGCTGATTTCGTTAGATTAGCTACAAACAAAAAAACAAAAAGAGTAATTGTTACGGTAGTGACATCATTAGCAATTTACATTATGTTAATTGCTATTAAATATAGTAAGCCAAGAAGTTGAGATCCTAGGATCTCAACTTCTCTTTGTGGTTTACAACTTCTAAAAATCTTTCAAAATCTTCTTTTGTGGTTTTCTTTCGTGTTCCTCCTTTAAAAACATTATGAAATAATCCGTGGCAATCATTTTTTCTATAATCACATAACGTAATAAGGTTATTAGGATCACACGCTTCATCTGGAAAATATCTCACAGAGTTTAGGTGATGTACTACCCTTCCTTTTATAGCGTTACAAATTACACATCTAGGGTTATTTCTTAGGTGCTTTATTTTCGCTATCCTATATTCTTTACTTTCTCTTACATTTTTTGCCAAAAAATATCCTTTTACAATTACAAACATTAAATCAATTTAATTTGATTATTGATGTCCTAAAAGGTATAGAATGATTTTATTTAAGAAAGATTGGGACAAATATCCAACTGCAACTGTTCATATTAGAACAAAAAACACGAGTTTCTTAGAATTCGCTAAAAAGTTAAAATTAATGGGAAGAAAAAACTATTTGTTCCCTCTTGCTCTAATTAATCCTTTGTTAATAGATGTTGATCCGCATGATGAAAATCTTAGTAGAGAAACAAAGGCTATGATACTTGAAGAGGTTAAAATAAACCCTTGGTACTTTTTTAGAGAAGTTGCTAGGGTTCCTGCCAAAGCAAGTAGTAATCCTAGATATTTTGAAGCCAATAGAGGAAACATAGCTTTAATATGGAATTACTTCAACCATATTACAACTCTGCTTATTCAACCAAGACAAACAGGTAAGTCTCTTACTTCTTATCTATTACATACAGGTCTATTATCATTCTGGTCAAAAAATAGCACTATTACACTTTTAACAAAAGACGATACACTACGTACATCTTCTATCGAACAAATAAAAGACTGTATGGCTGCCTTACCTAACTATCTTAGACTTAGAACCAAAAGAGACAGTAACAACTCATTCAGTATCGAAATAGGATTAAGAAATAATAAACTTGTAACGGCTGTAGGTCAGAGTTCTGAAAAAGCAGCTTATAACGTTTTGAGGGGTCTTACAACACCGACAAGACATGTTGATGAGTTTGGATACGTCAGAAATATTCATATTACACTTTCTCCATACTTGGCTGCTGGTTCTGCTGCTAATGATGAAGCAGAAGAATCAGGAAACCCATATGGTACTATTTTAACAACAACACCAGCTTATCGAAATAGTAAAGAAGGCGAGTTTGCATATAATAAATATTCAGAAGGACTTAAGTGGTCTGAAGAATTCTATGACCTTAAAGATAGAAAAGAATTAGAAGAGGTACTTGATAAGAATTCTAGATCAGGTATAATGGTTCTTGAGTTTAATCACAGACAACTTGGTAAGACAGATGATTGGTTACGTCGTAAAATAAAAGATGCGCAATCAGAAGGAGAAGATGCTGAAGCGGATTATCTTCTAATCTGGCCTTTAGGATCTGGTGCTACGCCTATCGATAAGAAACTTATTAAGAAACTTAATAGCTCTGCAATGGATCCTTTATTTACAGATGTACTTAGTAAAGGGTTTGTTATTAACTGGTATAAAGAAGAGAAATACGTTAATGAAGTTTTACGAAATCAAGCCATGATTGTCGGACTAGATCCGTCAGAAGGATTTGGTAAAGATGAGATGGGGCTTGTCATTAGAGATATACGAACAGGAGAAGTTCTTGGGGCTGGAGCATACAATAATTTTAATATTAATGAATTCTCTATATTCATTTTTGATTTCCTTACAAAATTCAAAAAAGCAGTGATGATTGTAGAACGTAAATCAACTGGTTCGTCATTAATGGATAATGTGTCTGTGATGTTAGAGAATATAGGAGAAGATCCATTTAAACGTTTCTTTAACTGGGTAGTTCAAGAATATGATATTAACATTAGTAGATATGAGGAAGTCGCATTCGCTAAACAAAAACAAGGACTCTATAATAGATTTAGAAAACATTTTGGTTACGCTACTGCCGGTTCTGGAAAAGCAACAAGGGAAAAGATTTATGGTGAAAATGTAATTGCTTCACTTAAATTCACAGGATCCGTAGCAAGAGATAAGGCAATCATTAGGCAAATTAGTGATCTTAAAATTAAAAATGGAAGACTTGATCACGACAATAATAAACACGATGATGTCGCTATTGCTTGGTTGTTAGGATATTGGTTCCTTACAAATGTTAAGAATTCTGAATACTATGGTATTAGTCCAAACTCTATTTTATCTAGAGTAACAGAGAATGACCCGAATATTGAAAAAACACTTAAAGAGGATTCTAAAGAGATAGAAATGCGAGGAATTAGAAATAAAATTTCTGAATTGTTTGAAGAACTTGAAGCTACTAGAGACGAAATCAAAACCGTTTATATTGTCAATAAGATTAGAGCGTTGTCTAAACGTATCGGAGATGACATGAGAACATCAATGAACTCTGAAGCAATGATACGGGAAGTTCTAAACAATAAACTAAAAGAAGCAGTATAACAACCTAAGGAGACATGAGTCTCCTTAGAAGTTTTTTATTCTCTGACAATTAATTGAATTATAACTTAAGGACAGTCTATGGCAACTATCCATATTGATGAGATCTTCATACTTGGGTTGGTTGATGAAATTACATCTGTTAAATACGAAGCATCGTTTAATGAAGATTATTCTAATCCATTTCATGAAGAGGAAAAAGATGCGCTTGATATGTTTAACTCTTATTTCACAGTCACAGATGAAAATGGCGAAATTTATTTTGGTAATGACCCTATCTATACGAGGTTTAACATTAAGTTAGGTGATGATTATATCGGATGGTTTGAAGTATCACCAACAACCAATGGCGAAATTAATGCGCTTTCTGACGAAAATAAAGAAGCATTAAGAAAAAGACTTTTAGAAATAAAAATTATTTAATCTAAGGAAAAATATATGTCAGTAACATTAAAAATAGACGGTTTATATGTAGACGATGCTTTTACACATAAAGAAACAGAGTACATACTAGGATCAGATCCATCGCTCTCTAATGAGATTGACAGACATACGTCAAAAACAGATGCTGAAAAATATGAGTATACGTTTAAAGATGTTATCATAAGTAGAAGAGATACGTTATACTATATGATTATTGTGCGTGTTGAAGACAGTGACGGTAACGTTTATGACATCACAAGCGGAATTACAAACCACAGTGTTTTTGGTCAGGTTGTGAGTAATAGATCTGTAATTAAGACACCTAGATTAGAAATCTTAAGAGATACTTTTCTTGGTGGTGAACAAATTACAGTTAACCTAGATGATTTCAAAACATTTGACGATAGTGTTGAAATTAAATCTGTATCTTGGAAAGTAAGAGATATTTTTGGAAATACTATCTTAGACAGAGCTAACGATACACAGAATTTAAATACAATTGTACTTCCTAACAACGTTATCAAAAATCAGAATATTGTTGTTTTTGAAGCAGTTATTAATTCAGAAACAACCAACAGTTTTTCAGGCAGAAAAGTCTTTGTGAGAGAAACAGAAGAACGTTTCATATCTCTTGTAAGTGAACCTATTCTTAAAAGACATGTTGATAACTTAGTATCATTCAGAACAAACACGCTCACTACAGGGTTGGTTGTGGTTAATGTTAGAAATCATAAAAATGGAGATTTGATTTTTAACTACACAGGTGAAAGTATTGAATATATGTTCGATCAATTTGAGATTATTGTTCATTCAGGTATTATAGAACCTAGTGAGTTATACGAAATGGGAGTGACTTCTACATTAATTACAGGTAAAACTGTCACGAATACATTCATGTTTAAAGGTGAAGATAAAGAAGACTTTTATGAGTTATTTGATGTTTATTATACTAAATTTATGTTAAACATCATCAAATACTCCGGATACGATCTACCAAGATATAACACATTTACAAAAGAACATACAACTGGTCTAGTTCCTATTGTGGTTCCGACAGATGTTTTATTCTACGATTTAAATGATAATATCATGAATGAAGTATTTAAGTACAATCTTGGTGGTTTTTATGACATTATAGAATCTAATGTTGAAATACTTGATGGATCTTTTATTATTCATATCGTAACCAATAATGATGAAGGCGAGAAGGATTTAAGAGTTATTAAAATAGACTTTGACAGTACTGGAAATTATACAAAGTCTTTAGATGATACAGTTGTTCCTTATGGCGACAACTATATTAACAGCGGATTAAATCTGTATAAAACAACATTAGAGTTTATCTATGCTAAACCAGGAGAAAGTTTTAAACGATGTAGTCTTACTACCGACTCTTCTGATATAACAGAAGAGAGTGATTTTATAACTGACTTAGACGAATACAGAGATAGAATAGATGTTGATGATTATATTCTCATAACAGGGATAAGACAAAGAGACACGAATACTCTAATTTGTTATGCTAATGGTTTAATAACTATTATTGATAGAGAAACGGATGAAGTAAGAAAAATAGCATTAGATGATGTAGATCACGAAAAAGTAAAACTCTTTAGAACAGACAATGACAATATTGTTCTTATCACGTATGGAGACACATTAAATCATCGTTTCAATATCTTAGAGTTTGATGCAGAGAATGATATTTTACTACGTTCTATCAATACAGATTTGAATTTCAATTACTGTAACATATTTACTACATTAGATAATAAATTTAATATAGCAGAGGTTGTTACAAACGGCGGACATAAACTTTATGAGTTACAGTAAAATAAGAATGGAAGGGATTAAATATGAGACAAGTTGTAATATCTAAGTATGAAAGCGATATTAATACCCATGTAACAACTACATGGAAATATTATAAAGATGAGAATATGGAGGATCCTGTTCTCGATGACGACGGAAATCCGGTAGAGTTGATAGATTCACTAACAATGTTAAATGTCTGGTATGTTCCGTCACCTGTTTCTGAACATTTGTTTTTTGTATTCTATAAAAGAGGATACGATAATAACGATGACGGTATTAAAGACTCTGAAGATGATGAGTGGGGTAAAATTGAAATTGTTCCACAAAAACTTCAAGGTGCATATCTATCCGTTGAAAGTTATGTTGAAGCGCCCGCCTTAGTAGGAGCTACTTCTTTAACAATAAACGACTATAAAATAAATGTGGAACTTTCTGAAATGAAACCTGATATTGTTCCGCATGAAGATACTACATACATAGTAAAACGTTTGAATAATGAAATAGTATATATGGATTTGAATAATCAAACAAATCTAACTTCTTGTACGATTGAACTTGATCCAGAAAAGACATCTAAATATGAGGATTATGTTCTAATTGTTATTTTTAGAAATAAAAATAGAGTGGTATCACAACCGTTAGTTGTTTATGTAAATGCAGAAGATAGTGGTGTAGAACCCACAGTGAGTTTGGATAACATTATTGCTGAAATTAATAATACTATTACACTATCTAATCCAGACGGTATCGATTTTGAATTTAAGATAATAGATGAAACAGGTGTGGAGTTATTTAAAATAAATGACAATAGTGATTTTGTTTTTATTCCAGCATTTACTCTCGATCCAGATAAGTCATACGATTTAACAATTACGATACAAAATGATGATGGTGAAAATGTTGTGTGTTATCAAAATACACTCACAACACGTTCTATGTCAAAATTTAAATTAGGGTATTCAGATACATTCACTTTACAACACACAAACGCTGATGTTGCTTTTGACACTGATGTAACAAAATATTATTTAGAACCGCTGTCTTTTAACACAAATCTTTTTTACACATCTGAAGAGAATAAATTAGTGTTTGGTAAGTTTCTTCTCAATAATGTCTCGTCTGTAGATACACATTTAGAACTACCTGAATCGTTATCTGATGAAATTTTTCATGTTATCCATATGAGAGATGACAGAGTATTTATTACCGGGACTAAAAAAGATGACGGGACGCCTTATTGGTATACTTTAAGATATAATGTTTCACACTTCTCATTGTCTATTTTAGAGCAAGGTGAATTATCAAATATTGATTTTAATAATGAACTTATTGGTTTCAGTTCTATTACATATAATCCATTTGATGATAAAATTTATTTTATAGGTGTTGAAGACGATATCGTAGGCATCTACTATAATGATAATGGTTATATAGAGAAAGTAACCGATGTTGAAAAACAAGGTTATAAAAATTACGTTATTACATTTGTCGATTATGATACATTGTTTATCACGGCATCAGGAACAGATGATAATGATGAATACAACGGAATGTATCTTTACAGTCTATCTAGAGATACATTTGTTTCCATAGATACATATCCTGAAGAGTTTAAAGACGCCGATCTTGTTCTTATTACGTTGCCAAATAACTCTATCTTATGCTTAGATACATTAGGTACAAATGAAGACTATCTCATAGTTAATTTAACTACGAATGCATATGAGATAAAAACAAAAGATGACGATTATAAATTCGGCAACAGAATAGTTTTAACAAATAATGATGAGATTTATATATTAAAAGATGGTTCTAATACCGAAACAAATAGATTTGGATAACAATTTATACATTAGGGTTTATCCCTAATGTAATATTTTTTTGACCGCTTTTAATTGAATTTATCGAATTCATTTTTAATATATTAAAAATTAAGGAAAAAACATGGTAAAAACAAGCTTACCGTGGAACAACTCTTTTGGGACAGATGACCAATCCTGGAGAGCTGAACCACCAATGCCGGAATCAAAAGCGCAGTTTAGACCGCTGTTCTTTATTAGATCAGCGAAAGGTAGAACTAAGAAGTTTACCTCAAACTTCGCCAAAGCGAATTATATCCTTGGTCAGGATACATTCGATAAAAACAAAAAGTTCTACAATACATCAACACTTTATATGGAAGGTGTTTTCAGTGCTACAGGTATCGCAGAAATTCAGCGTGTTGTAGATCCTAACCTAGTTGTTAAATCAAACGCAACCTTGTGGATTGATATCGCTCTTGACGATCTACCAGAATATAAAAGAGACCATCTTGGTAACTATATTATTGGCTCAGATGGTGAACCTGAAACAACAGGCGATACTATTGAAGGGTATAAGTATAAAATTTATCTTTCACATATCGATGACGATACATACGATAACACAAAATCAGGAAGAGACATTTATAAAGAATCTGTTCAAACAGGCTTCATGACTGATAAAAATGGTGAAGATTCTACAATGTATCCACTTGTTACATTTATTGCATCTTCTCTAGGTGAAATTCTTGATCTTGAAGGATTCACAATTGAACCACTTATCGGTGATAAAACAAATCAAGACTTGATTGATAAAAACAGACTTCTTGGATATATCTTTAAACGCTACTCAAAAGCTAGTGGAGAAAAGAAACCTGTAGAACATTTCTATGGAAGCAACTCTGTTAACTTTGTATTTAAAGAACAAGAAAAAGATCCGCTTACAGATATTCCTTTACAATTGGAGTATTATCTTCCAAACTACTGGGATAACAATGAAGAGGATCTTAAGTCCGAAGTTGCGCCTATGATGTATAGTGATTTTGACGAACCTATTGTATATTACGAAAATGTAGCAACTGTTTCAAATATTCTTTTTGAAAAAGAAGCGGACTACATTACAACAGAAGTTAAAACATGGGATGACGGACTAGATGCTGCGACATCTGAATGGTTTACTGAATTCGAATGTGATGACACAAGAGCATACGCCGGACAAGATCTTCTTTTCAATATTCTTACAGGATTAGGTGTAAAGGAAAAACATTACTTTACATTTGTGAGAAGTGATGCAGTTGTTTCTGAAGAGACAGATGACATTACAGTGTCTGACAGTGTTGTTCTATATCTATCAGGTGGAAGTGATGGAGAAATCTATGATGACGCTACTTATAACGAACTTGTAAGAGCAAAACTAGACGAGTACAAAGATCCTAACAACGCTGTAAACATCGTAGCGCTTAATACTGAAAACTGTATTATTGACTGCGAATTTGAACTAGACACAAAACTTGCTATATCAAACGCATTAACAGCAAGAAGAGATATTGTTCCTGTTATTTGTACTCATACATTTAACAAAGATAATGTCGTTCTAGAGCCAGATGAGGAAATCGCGATTGTGAATATGATCACAAGTAGATTCTCACTATTCCCTGAATCAGAATACTATGGAACTAAACATAGCAAAACTCTTGTTATTACAGGTACAGCTCTTGCTGTTGGTGTTAACTGGAGATGGAGAGTTTCTAAACTATACGATCTGACAATTAAGTTTGCTGAAATGATGGGAACCGGAAATGGTATCTGGAAGTCTGAAAAATTGTTTGTTGGTGATAATGACAGAAATAAAGTAAAATATGTCAAAGACTGTAGACTTGGACAAGAAAACGAACCTACACAAGGTATCTGTGATGTACTATGGAACGCAGGCGGTTCATATACATATCCAGAAAACTTTAAGATTGATAGATGGGTAGCTGTTCAGACAATTTATCCAGATCATACTAGCGTATTGAAAAATCCAGCATCTGGTTTTGCGATTTCTAAGATTGAAAAAGTCCATCAAGATATCTGGGTAAGAAATTCCGGTACAGTCGATAAAACAGACGCACAGTTTGTGCAAGACGTCACAAAACAAACTGAAGCAGAGATTAACGGTATCTTTGACGGTGTATTTAAAACTAAAGTCGAATGTACTATTACCGACTACGATGCACAGCTAGGTTATTCCTATAACCTTGAAACACATCTTTATGGTGGTGTCGGAAAAACTTCACAGTATTCTCACATCACTATGCATAGATTTGAAGATCTACAAAATTAAGAGAGAGGTGATATATGACATTAAATCAAGATGGTTTAAAAACAGTCGGGTATGATAACGAAGCCTTAAATGCAGCTATGCTCGACATCAAATATGGAGGCCAGTCTGGTCTCCTTCCAAATATCGGAAGTCTAGATGAAAACGGAAAAGCTTTCATTGAACTTCTTAACAGTCAACCGTATATTAAACAGAATCTTATTCCGTTTACTATGTCTCTTCCTAGAGGTTATGACTACTTTCCAAACGCGAAAGAGATGAAAGAAGCACATATCGCATTGTTTGAACTTCATCCAGAAAGCATCGATGGCATCGACGCTACGCTTACAGCAGAGATGGAGAGTATGAAAGTTGGTAAAAGTAACCAAAACCTCAAAGCGTATAAATCTGTAAGTAGACCTGAATGTAATGTTGCATATACCATTCGTGAAAAACACGGAAGACCTGTGACAAACTTTATCGATACTATGTTAGAGTATCTCGGAAGAGGTGAATTCGATCAACCGCCATTGGTTACTAAATTGGATACATTCCCAAGAACAGGTGTCATTCCTACTCCTCTTGAACTTGCTGGTTGGAGTACACTTTTTGTACTACCAGATTATTCACAAACAAGATGTGAAGATGCGTATCTTGTTATCGGTCAGCAGGTAGAAGGCAGTGTTGAAAATGCACCTAAGTTCTCTATTGAAGGTGTTGGTGAACAAATCACAGCAACTATCAATACAGGTGGTGTTCTTGTTTACGGACCGGCTATTAGAGAACTTGGACAAATTATGCTAGATAGACTTGAAACATATAACATCAACTCTAAAGACATGATTAGTCCTATTGATCCAAATGCCCTAGACGCAGCTATTAAAGATTCAAGATTTGGTCTTGATGGCGCTGCTGAAAGAGCTACACGTTAACTTGTTACGGATGCAGTTAAGCATCCGTAACATATTTTTTTTATTCTGAATATTTTTTATGAGTATAAAAATAGGGATCCGATATGACCAGTTTTGGTTTTATGATAGAAGAGAATTTTTCCGAACCCAGTAGATTACCTGTGAATGTTAGATATATGGATTATGATTTTGACCAAACATCAGGATATCCGTCTGATAGTGTTGCAACCAATCTTTCAAAGACAACAACTTCTAAAGAATTAATTTCTGTCGAAGGAGTACCTAAACCTGTTTTCAAAGCAAATAATTTAAATCTCATGTACGGACCTATTAATAGTGGAAGATATTGTAGAGAAATGTTAAATGCACCAACGTTTGATGAATTATTAAATAGTGTAGTTACACATATGAATAAAGGAGTTTAAAATGGGAGTTTTAGAAAAAATAGGTTTTGGTGTTGTTCAAAAAGATATGTTAAAAGGTGCAAAAGATTTATATGCAATACCGTTGGAGTCACTGTCTGAATACACTGGATCTATTTTAGATTCAGAAGAGTCAAATGCACAAGTAATGAGTGGCGGTAAACCAAAACAAGGAAGTGTCGTAAAAGATATGGTTGTTCACGCTACAAGATGTTATGATCCATCTGGGTCTCATAGAGGTTCAGTACCTAGACTTAAGCGAGGAGAACTTATTGAGTTATGGCAAGTTAAAGGAGATGATGTATTCTTTTGGTCTCTGTTTGAATATCAACCTGATTTAAGAGGCAAAGAACCTGTTGTCCATATTATTAGTGGTAATACAGATGAACATGGTGTAACTTTGAATCAAGAGAACTCGCACTATTATAGTTATGATCCAGATACAAAAGAGTTTATTCTACATTTTTCAAATAACGATGGAGAACCTGTTGGGTTCGATGCTGTTTTTAATCTTAAAGAAGGTGTATACTTTCTTAAAGATACAAATGGAAATTATGTTAAACATAATGGAAAAGAAGGAATAGGTGAAACATATTTTAGAAAACAGAACACATTAAAATCACCTAAGATAATTCTTGATGGTGAGACATATGTAACAAAGAACTTACATGTAACTGGTAACATTGATGACAGTAGAGGAGACCTTACAGGACATAGCCACGATACAACAGATGGCGCTACTGCTAAACCTAGATGATATGTAATTTTTTTTATAAGTATATTATTAAATAGGTTACACTACGTAACGATTTAAAAACAAAAAAAAAAAGGATCACCATGGAATTCAAAGAAAAAAATAGAATTGCTACAGATGAGACTGTGTCAATTCAAGTTGAAGGAGACTTCGTAGAGTCGGCTCCAGTAGATAAAGAAACACTGGAGAAAGTTTACTCATATGAGCAATCGTATGCTGAAGCTTTCATAGGTAAAGCAACAGATATCGCGATTGAAAACTTTAAAAACGGCGAAGTCAAAAAGGTTGTTATCGAAACAAACTATAGACTAGAAGATAAACTAGAGCTTCACACCACACGCGATCCAGAAGAAGAGAGTGTCGTCAACCATCAGACAGATAACTTTCTTAAAGAATCGCTTGGCGCACTTAACGAAGCAATCAAAAAAGCGTTAAGTTAATATACCAAAAACCAATATGGACAACTTTTACAGGTAGAAATCTTTCTACCTGTAATTTTAGTGTTTATTTATTTTTTATGGAGTAATAAATGGACAAGAAAGAAATAGCCAGAGACTTCTTTAATAAAAAGAGAACTAAAGAGTTTATAAGAATGCTTTATGTTCTTTGGTATGACAATTACACAGATGTCTTAATGAATAAATACGAATATGTATTTGATGAATCTATTGAAGATTTCATAGTTGAGAACAAAGATATTCTTGAGCTTATAAGTTCAAGAACAGAAATAGATACGGGTGTGTTATTTAGAACGCAGGCTGTAAGATCTACTATTGAAAGTTTTAGATTATCTAAAAATAAACATTTAATGGATAAAGTTTTTGAGAACTTCCACAAGTTAATTCTTCTAGAAGAGACTGGTGAAGAAACTTTAAAACCTATTGAATGTTTATTGAAATCAATAGATTTAGTTATTGATTTTAACAACGACGATCAATTAATGGTTCCGTGTTTTCATTTATACTTTATGATTCTTGCTTTTGAAATATCTAATACAGATATGGGACAGATAGATGACTACAAATTCGCTGCTTTTAAGTTAGAGAAAGTAGGACAGGAAATACTCAAAGTTCATAATGAACTGATGTTAAATAATTAAATAAGGAGAAAGAATGGAATTTAAGAAAGAAGCTGAAAGAGATAATTCGACTATTTATAGTCTAAAGTCTTTTAAAACAGACACTACGTATGCTGAAAAGTTTAAGAATAGTATAGTTAGGGAGTCTAACCAAATGAAAGCTTTCGATAAGATTATGTTTGGTGCATCAGTAACTGATGCGTTTATTAGTTTTATGGGAGGTGAAATGAATCTTGTCTTAAATAGGATATATGAAATTATGGTCAACTCTAAAACAGTTGTCCTATTTAGATATGAAGATGGAAACAAAAGAAGCAATATAACGTTTGAAGTCAACTAACTTATCTGTCATGCGTGTGCATGACAGATAAGATTCTCAGAGAAAACCGTCAACGAACAGAACTAATCGATGTTTTATTTTTTTTTTTCGTGAGGCGTCGTAAGTGCATCGAAAAGTTTTTTACAACAAAAAAGAACCACTTTAGAAAAATCAATCAATCGGAGAAGAGAAAGATAAAAATAAGTACAACCCCTCAATAAAAGAAAATAACTATATTCACGAGCAGACAAGCTACTCGTGATTTAGTATTGTTAATTCTATAGTGTCTTTAAATCTCTTTGTGGTTACTATAACACTGATCGCTTTATCTAACTCACACTTAAACTTAAAACCTGATTTCGGATAGAACGCCTTAATCTTTACTTTACTGAACATAACATCTAATCCGTAATGTAATACAGGAAAACCTATAGGTGAACATTTCTTTATGAAAACTGTTCTTAATAAAAACGATGGTTTTTGAAACTCTCTACCAAACGGTCTTAACTTTTCGAACGCTTCTGAAAATGTCTTTAGTGTGCTATATTCATTCACTTCTATGTCATATCTTTTTACAGGCGTTAATGATATATTTTTTTCTTCCACTACTTCTTTAACAAAATCATCAAAGTATGTCGCAAATGGAAGTAATTTATCATTATTTACAGAACATCCAGCCGCTCCAGCATGACCTCCTCTTTTACCTTTTTTAAAGATAGTATTGTCTTTTTTATGTATATCGTCAAATATATTTTTTAAGTGTAATCCCGGAACAATTCCTCTTCCACTTCCTACATAGTCACCATCTTTGTCTTTTGTAAATGTTATTGTAGGTCTATAAAATGTTTCCCCTACTGTCTGTGAAACCAAACCAGCTACTCCAGAGTCACCATCTTGTAGTATAATCTTACTGAAGTCCTTTTTATATCTTTTCGCGGCTTTAATGCCTTTTAACGTTGCTTCTGCTTCTATTTCTTTTCTTTCATTGTTAAAACTAACCATACGCTTTATATGCATGTTAATTTCTAACGGTGTTTTTGCTGTTAAAAACCTAAATGCTATTTCAGGATAATTTAATCTGTTTGTAGCGTTTATTAGTGGAGCTAAACCAAATGAAATTGTTTCTTCAGTTATAGTATCGTCGAATGTATAATCTTTAAATGTCTTCCATAATAACTCATCAGTGTTGTTCATATACGAAAGACCTTTAGAAAGAATATATCTATTTTTCGGTTCAATAAGTGACATCGCGTCAGATAGCACTGTAATAGCCGCTAACGCCATTAAACTATCTCCTTGGTCATCTTTACCTAAAGATATGCTTTCTGCCTTAAATTTGTCTATAAGAGCCTTTATAACTAAATATATAACTGTAGCTCCAGATATATTACGTTTTGTAAAGCTGTCATCTTCTCTCATAGGATTTACAAACGCATCTACATATCTTAAATTACCTGTTTCTGGTATTTCATGGTGATCAGTTACAACTATCTTTATGTTAGGAATGTGTTCTTTTAGTCTTTTAAAATATGCATCATTAGCACTACCATGGTCTGAAAGAAGAAGTAATGAAATAGGGTTCTTTTTGTGTAACTCAAGTATCTCTTTAAATATAGTGTCATTCATTCCATTACCGTAAACTTTCTTATTAACGATTGTTGTTATGTTGTTATGTTTTAAATAGTCCTTTATACCGTTCTCTGTAATAGCAGCAGAACAAATACCATCGCAATCAGAATCTGTAAACGATACAATGTGGTGTGACATTTGTAAAACTTTAAAAATTGTAGCTACTGCTTTGTCTAAATCCTTTAATGTTTTCTCGTTATCAAATGCATTTTCATAAAAGATTAAATCTTTAACATCATTTTTATCGCCCAATCGTTTAGCAATAATTTCTGCTTGGTAGTTATCAACGTACCTTAATGCTTCTTCATAAACTTCTTTGTTTAATTCATTTTCCATCAACATGTAATTCTCTTTATATTAAAAATCATTGAAAAAATGTAATGTCAATTTTTTTATATCGCAAAAATTAATATATTTATATATTATAAAAATAGAGTTTAAGTCGTGAAGGGTCTTTTTAAGATTGTATAAGGCTTATAATTCTAGTGTTTTGGGACCGCTCATCCCTTATCGACAAGGCACCGGTGCACTATCCGGACTAGAACTGAAGAAGTACAACTGTGCTTCAGGGTGACGCCAGACAGAAATCTCTCTGATCGTTGAAATAGATAACGTTAGTAAGCATGAAAATGTAAAAAGTTTAACTGAGCTGAAATATGCAGGTTATTCATAGAACATGTTATTTGTTTCTTCTATTAGGTAAAAGAGATAGACCATGTGAAAGCTAGGTTTAAGTGATCGCCTTGTAGTCAGCTATACTGTAGTCAGAAGTCTAGACAATACTTCTGACAGAGTTGATTTAGCGCTTAAACAAGCGCTACTTAATACTAAAGACAACTTAGAGAGATACGGAGCATTACGATGCTCCGTATCTCTCGAAAGGAGATTAATTATTTTTTTTTTCGAAATATTCCTATGAATATATAATTAATTTAATCTACCATTAAAGGAGATAAAAAAAAATGAAAATAAAGAAGGCTAATGTATTCAACGAGAGTCATTTGGATGCTATTTGTATTACAACAAATGGTTTTATTAAAAGAGGAAATAGAGCAACTGTTGGTAGAGGTATTGCGAAAACGTGTAATGAACTTTGTGAGGGTTTTGATTTAAAATTAGGTTCTTATATATTAACAAACGGACATTGCGTAGATGTCATTATGAAATATAAAGGATTTGATATAATTTCATTCCCAACAAAACCTTCTACGTTTACACCTGAATCAAAAGATGATATTTTACCGCAGTATGGACATTTTATAGGTAGGTCATCTTTACCAGGTTTTATGGCTAAATCAGATATGAAACTTATAGAGAAATCATTAAAGGAGCTTGTTGAACTAACAAATCAAAAAGAATATAATAATGTGGGACTCCCAATACCAGGAATAGGTTGCGGAGAACTTAACAAAGAAGATGTTATAGTATTATGTAGAAAATACTTAGATGATAGATTTACATTATATTATCTGTAAATATCTTTATAAATATATTATAAAAACGGTTATTTTGGCTATTTTAGAATATATGAATATTGATGTGCTTCTATAAGAAAGGAAAAAGGGTTTTCCCCCAGACGGGGCTTCGCCCCTCCCCCTTTCCCAAAAAGGAAAGAAGTTCTATATAGTTCGCTACGCTCACCCTACCAACCCCCAAGGTATTATTGTTTCCACAGCTTTGCTAGTTTAGCTTGCTAGTGTAGAGCCAGCTCATTGACTGGTTAAAAACATATGTGTTTTATATGTCTTTAAACAATCAACCCTCGGTTCGTTGTATAGGTTCAATATAATAGAAGATTTAAAGTTTATATGGAATTAACTTTATAAACATATTATAAAATAGATTAGACGTAGGTGTCTTAAAAGACTGATTTAAAATTCATAAAGGAGAAACTATATGAAAATTACGGACATAGAGCTTATATCTAAAAACTACTTATACGCTTTCGTAAATGTTGAATTTGAAGTTAAACACTTTTTATTTTTTAAAAGACGTGTCAGAGTAACGTTTAAAGTTTTAAGAAGTGTTTACGATAATGATTATATTGCTGATATAATCGGGAATGTGCTTAAAACAGATAACAGAGGATTTCCTATATTTGGGTTAGATGAATATTATGTTATTGACGAAGTAAGAGTAAAAGACGAATTTCAATCTTGGTGGGAAAGAAATGTGATTCATAAAACATCAGAGTCTTTGACTTTAGAAACGTTAACAATGGTCTATGATGATTATAATACTATAAAGAAAAGTATTGGATATGACGGTAATAAAGAAATAATGGAATACGAAGAAGAGAAGCAATTCTTCGAGTATGAATATCTTATGGAGTCTTTAGAACCGTATAAAAGAATCGGTTGTTGTTACTATGACGGAGCAGAGTACGCGGATAATTATGACGAAAATGAGTTCATATGGAGAATAGATAGAGACAATTTTGATTATGCAGAAACAATGGCAATAATCGAAGAAGACTTAAGGAAGTATTCACATTATGAATTTGACGATATACCGTATGGTTATGACTATTTCTATTACTAGGAGCGTAATGCTCCTAGTATTTTTTTTTTCACTTAAACTGAATATAATTTAAAGGTTAAAAAATGAGTGAAATTATAAGCTATGCTGATAATATTTTTCCGTATGATTTTAAAGATCTTGTGCCAGATAACAACGTCCAGATCAGAGATTTCAATAGGTTTCTTATGAACATGAAATCATTTGACGTTAGACTTGTAAACGATATTAAAGTTATGTCTGTAGCGTCTGATGAAGTACCAGAATCAGAGAAATCAAAATACGATTATCCCGATATCACAACAGCCATTAGTGAAACAATACGTTCTATAAACTTAACAAGCGGACATACTATTCTAAATTTAGAAACAGGTACGCATTATTTCACAGATCCGTTAGGAAGACCTACAGTGTCCGGTCTAGGTATACCGACATATCAAATTAACCATGCACACATAACAGTTCAATCTATGACTGGAAATGCTGATGATGTAATCTTGACATTCGGTGAGAATGTTGAGTTTCTAAATGGTACATTATTTAGAGTTGAATCAGGTAGATTAAATTTTTATGGAGTTACATTTGATATGACAAAATCTCTAACTGACTTAAGTAATAAATATGTGTTCTTGCTAAGATATAGCGGAGGCTATAGTTTTGTTAGTCAGTGCAAATTTAAAGGTTGGGAAACAAGAAAAACAATAGTTTTTACAGTAGATCCTAATACCGGTATAACAGGAAACTCTAATGAATTTACAGATTTAGCTACTGTATATTATACAATGAAGTCAGGTTCTAGTTTTAGTTCTTACTATGAAAAATTTCATAATGTAAAATGGATCACATACGGTCTTTATAATCTATCCGGTTCATTCATTAAAGAAATGATCGATGATGATTGCGAATATTGGTTTAGATCATGGGTTTATTATAAAGGAGCTTGGAAATTACTAGAGAAAAAAGAATCTATGTCAACACCTAATGGCGGTATATGTACTTTTAGCACAAAACCGTTTGTGACAGAATTTTTATCTTCTGGTCCAGAAGAAGATAGAGTTGATCCTAATGAGGACGAGTCTGTAGGATTCAGATATTTTAACACTACTACTAATAAACCTAACTTTTGGACCGGATCAAAATGGGTTCATTCTGACGGATCAGATGCGTAAAAATAAAAAAAAAATAAGAAGGAGAAGAAATGGCTGATTTTTTTGAATTGCCAGAAATGGTTGAAGATATAGAACAAGAGGATAATGTTTTAACATTAGATGAGTTAAAAGCAAAAAAGAGAAGTGAACTTAAAACAGCTGAACTAGAATATATGGATGAACCTATGAAAATAGGTGACTATACATATTACTCAACAAGCAATGATATTACAGCATATAAAAACACACTTGATCTTATGAAAGAAGAAGAACAAGATTCGTTTGAAATAGGCGTAGTAGAAGGACTTGTTGAAGTAACCGTAGAAATACTTGAGAACGCTGTTTTAGCGTTAGGTAATAAAAGATATAATGCTTGGTTAGCGTATTCAAAACTGGTTAAACAAGTTTATGAAGCTAGTTCAGCTAGTGAAGTAGCAGACATTGTATGGACAACAGATATCTAAAAATCTAGCTCTTTTGAGCTAGATTTTTTTATTTCCGCAGTATAAAATGATTATAAAATAAAAAAAGGTTTAAAATGGAGAATTTTTTAAATTTAACATTCTATTCCCCTAACAGTTTATTCTATACAGACACATATGTAGATTATCTTGATAATTTTTTAATACATGTAGATGATATTCATAACTTTGAACCTATAGCAATAAATTTTAATTTAATCAATATTCCTATTGTTTATAAAAATGATTTAATGGTTATTTTTGAATTAGTGTTCCCGTTCTTTCAATTTGAAGATATGTTTAAATACTATTTTAATAATGATGAAAGATTATATACGTTGACAAGAACATATAATGAAGAGACAGGTAGAAACATTAATTTAAATAGATTTAAATCTATTTTTAGTAAGTTACGCTCACTCTTCTTAAACAATGTTTTTCACAGGTATCCGTATAACAACTATGTTTATTTAGGCGAAGAAAATAACAAACTTATGTTTATAGTTAATTAAAAAAAAAAGGAGTTGGTAGTAGTACTAATATAAAATATTATATAAGCGGTTTAAGCTTGAGGTGTTCTATAAGAACTAATTAATTTAAAACCATAAAGGAGAATAAAAAATGACTGATACGACCTCATACTTAAGTAGTGGTGTTATTAGCAGACTTATCATTAGTGCTATTAAATCGTTTAGAATGTATTTTATACTTAAATATAAAGGAATTAAATATGAATAAAAGATTGTATGTGTTTTCAACCATTTTAGCTTTTATTTTAGATATGTTTTTATTAACATCCACAGATAATTTTCTTTATGTCTTAATATTTATCATACTACTTGGCGGCGTTGACATTCTGATATTTATAATGTTAAATCATTACTTTATAGATTTTAATGAAAAAGCTAATTTCTATTTTGTGGGTTCTATTTTGGTTTATATTATAATAATGAAATTAAAATATAACTTCAGAAGATTGCTTTACCACTATATTCATACATGTGTGGTTTTTTATAGTAATGAAAAGAATTTTTTTATTAGGTATTTAGATTTATTTCTTACACTTTTTATTATCTTTAATTTAAATATCGTAGCGTTACTATTATTTATTGTTTCAAAACTTTTGGATGGTGTATTCATACTTTGCGGTGCAAGTTGTAGACATACTGATAAAGAATGCGTTCTAGATTATAATTTAATAAATCTTTTTTCATTAAACTTAATCAGAACGACCTTATGCTTATTTAAAACAATACTACGTCGAACTTAAGTTCGACGTAGTTGTTCTTAATTTTTTTTAATTTATATATTATATAAGCAGTTTAAGCTTGAGGTGTTCTATAAGAACTAATTAATTTAAAATCATAAAGGAGAATAAAATGGTTATAGTAACAAAAATGAATCCTTTAACGGACATCATTAAAAGGTATCCTTCGTCAGATTTTGAAAATATGTTAAGATGTATCATAGAAGTACATATTCTCAAAAAGACATACGACGATAAAGGTATATCTCTTCACAGTACTCCGTACTACAGAGATTTTATGGACTTAACTTCAGAACCGCTTGTTTCTGTTCTTTCAACAGACCTTAAAGACAATTTAATGGCTGTTGTTGATATGGGTCCTGAAGAAGCAGAAAGGATCTTAAGTGTTTTAGAAACATGGTACTTAAACTATGTTCATAGTTTCATAGAAGAAGAGACGGTCATAGAAAGCATCTGCATTAACATTGACACTGTTACATCAAATGTTATTTTAGAGATAATCTTTAATAGTGTTTATGAAGCACGATACAAAGCGATGGAAGAAATGTATAAACTAAAAAATATCGATGATTAGTAGAACAATAAACGATATGTTATTAGACATATCATTCTACTACGATATCGCAACAATAAATATTTTTAGGTTACAAACACTTTCATCGCTATACAATCAATTCTTTATATCCTTCTCTGATAAAGATGATTTATTTAAAAGTTTATCAGAAATAGGATACGTGTATGGTCAAAATCAAAACGATGTCAATACACAAATATTAATTCTCCTAGACAGCTTAGGAATAGACAGTATCTCTAATGATACCGTAATGCAGATGATTCATATTGCTACTGTAGCACACAACGAACTACAGCAATTAGAATCTGTCATAGGAGTACGTCGTTTTGATTTCGATGCTTTATGGTCTTCGGAAAGAGTCTCTTGTATAAAAGAAATACAAGTAAGAAATAACTCTGTGTATGTTCATGTCGCAGAGTTTTATAAGAAAAGGAGTTAATCATGACACTTAAACAAAAAACAAAGCTACTGACATTAATGGGAACATTAATGTCAGTCAACCCGTCTAAAAAACAAATGATCTTTGATAAGAAGTTAACAAATTTTATACAAAAATATAAAAATAAACAGGACGTAGTAGATGCTGTCACTGAAACAGACATTTACTTTAGAGAACTTAAAAAAGACATAGCAGATATGAAGTTCTTTCCTAATTACACTGTCTTTTTATTATCAGAACGTTTTTCTATAAACGATTTGAAAGACGTTAAAATACGTAAAGACTTTTTTGAGTCTGAAGAATTTTCAGCAGACCCAAAACCAGATATCACAGAAAACAGTGTTAAAATTGCTGATAAAATCATTCAGTGGTTGGTCTCCTCTGAAGAGTTTGAAGACAAAAAGTTTAGACTAAAACAGATTGATAAAAATCAGTTAGAACGTCTAAACGTGATGACAACAGGTATCGAGACAGATCATAATATTCAATTCCTAAGAGAGTTTGGTTTTGGGATTTCAAAGAATGCTGTCTTTGAAATAGATATATTTGATTTTGAAGATGACAGAACGTGTTTCTCTGTGGTAATCAATGGTAAAACTGGCGTATTTGACGGTGAGTCACTAGAACTATTATGGTCAACAGACTTTAAACTAGAATTCAAATCGAATATCGAATACTTTGATGGTAAATTTCACGCTATTGTAAAACATGACGATAAGATTATGTTGTGTGTTTACAATAATGAAGAAAAAGAGTTCTTTGAACTTGATGATATCATATTCAGCGAAGATCAATTTGAGTACATTGACATATTTGCGAACAGTAAAGGTTACTACTGTACGTTTAATGAACAAAAAGAAGTTTACGGTGACTACGGTGTTATGATAGATAAAGAAGGACGATTTGTCAAGACACTTGAAGATGAGTTTCTGGCTAAAGAAAGAAGTTGTCCATTTCTTGATGAATTTCCTGAACGTGTCGGATTCAGACATGTAAGAGATCAAAGGTTCACCAATAGCTATTCGGCAAAAGATGGTTGGACTGCGTATTTTCTTGTATCTACATCAGGTAAAACAAAACAGGGACTGTTCAATGTTGAAACAAAGCAAGTTTTTGATATGGGCAGGACAAAATTCTTTAAGAATAGCTTCCAAGTCATTTACAAACGAACAAATAGTCTTGGAATTAACCAAACATTATTCCTCGACGTTAAAAACCCTATCTGTTTTGACTTAGCAGATATTGACAACCATGTTCATCGTGTTGTTAAGAAGAAGAAACAAATCGAACTAAAAAATAAGGAGAATAAAGAAGATACAAAAACACCAGATAGCAGTGTTCAGTCATCAAAGAAACCTAAACTTATTGATGGGTTTCCTATTTTAAAAGGAGCGTGATATGCAACCGTTAGTTACAATTAGGGAAAACCACACACAAGAGTTAGTGACGTACGGTGAGAAGTCACTGATAATTGTTAACTTTGCTCATTGTTTTGTTAATGATCAATTTGACATTACAATGAAAAGAATTATTGTCGAATATGTATCCGAAAATTTACATCTTATACATAAATTCGACACACAATCATTCTTTACTAAGATGTTGAATGATATTCTTAACAGAACACCTTTCACAGATATAGAATATCTTAAGATTAAAATAAGATGTATTCTAAACAGACTATCGACTGTAGAAAATATGTCTGATCTTGTTATGGTCGGTTGGGAAGAATTTAACAATCGTTTAATCGGTTGTTATACAAGGACTTGATAATGAAAGTTGGTGAACTACTATCTGACATTGCGCCACCGCTTTTAGAGGATCCTAGAAAAATAAAAAACCTTGCGAGTAACGATATCTCAACAGGCGCATTGATGATTCTGCCTATAGGTCCGTTATTACACTCCTTTACAGATTCTGAAGTCAGTAGATTAACAACGTTCGAATTACTGCTTCAGTATCTTAGAGGCGGGCAATCTTCTTTTAACGGTTTCGTGGAATTTGTTAGGTTTAATAACGGTTATGATGAAGAAGCAAAACTCATCTATGAATTTTATATGCCGTTCATAGATAAAGAGATACTCAACGACCCTACAATTGACATAACCCTTTTAGGTTATAAAGATAAAGGTGTTTATTTATGGATCCATTAACAAGGGAATTGAATAATATTTATGATATATCTGAAGGAATATTGTTAGGTTCGTACAGTGAATATTTAGATGAATTAGCCGTAGATTTACACCAAACAGACAAAACAAAAAATTCTGTCAGTATACATAACATTAAGTTGTTTCTCTATAGAAATAACTTATTTTTAACACGACTAGGTTTAGAATTACATTGTCTATACACGTCTCATTATTTTGGTATGGCAATAGAAAAGTTTATTGAAAACATATATGCTTTGAATCCAGATGATCAACACATACTTTCAAAGGTTAATAAAACCACTATTGAAGATCTGTTGTATTTCTACACTAATAGATTTAAAGAGTATGGTTTATATCAATATGGCGTATATTTAGGAATGACAAAAAGAGGTGTTTTATTATGGAAGAATGTATTTGTATAATCAGACTACGGTTCTTTGATAAGTTACCGAAGAAAGATTTAGACTTCATCATCAATGATTTACTGTATGCGGCACAAATTTATGCGTACAGTTTAGAGAACATACATATTATAAAAGTTATGTTCTCTGATATGACAAATAACTTTCATTTATTAGAACTAATCGTAAAAGACATTGCAGATCAAATAAGATGTGATAACCTTGTTAGTCATTCTCTTCTTGTTGAGAAAATAACAGAAAGTGGAATTGTTTATGTTAGAACCAAAAGTTATAAGGAACTATCATGGAGTTAGTTGCTGTAAGGTTAAATAACGCTACCGTTATTCTATTGCGTAATCTAAAAAATGATATTTTGTCTAGAGATATTGTAGATGTTTCTATAAATCTAGCACGAGAATCATTGCTTAGTTTTGTAAATGTCGACACATTTATAATGAGACACGTTGCAGAAATCTTCTTTGATAAGAATGTTAAAGCGACCAATAATGAGTTATATAAGATTTTTGAGATGGTCAAAATGCTATCTCTTCAGATTAGAAACCAGTTACCAAAAGATGTCGGAAATAGTTTATTTTATATAGAAGATTTTGATCTTTATACTGGTGTGATATTATTAAGGAGGGAAAATGGAAATAGGTAATTTAATTAGCTTTAATACTATCTGTCCATCTGTATTGGGTGACAGGTATGAAGCTGTAAAATTAGTTAAAAAAGGACTCGGGTCAGAATTTGTAAGCGAGTTAGGGAATCTTAATGCTAAATCGATTTCTGTAGCAAACGCACTAGGAACCGATGTAGTAGACGTTACTACAGCGAATGTGTATAAATTTCTAGACGGTAATGGAACTGCATACTACCTTCTAGAAGACTGGATTGATCAGAATACAGTTGTTGAAGGTTCTAATGTTAATTTCACATTAACTATAGGGAACATTAACAATACAGATGTTTCGATTATTAAATCGTTGTTGGCGCGTGAAGGATATAGTGTTATTTCTGAACGTGTTAATATTTTGAATTAAATAGAAAAGGAAAAATATGTCGGTAGTTTTAAAAGAGGTAACGTTATATAAGTCACTTTTAAGAAGTAAAAAACTTGTAGTGTATTGTGAACCAGATAAAAACAACAAAGTAAACGGCGTAAGTTTTAAAGTTGTGAATAACGGTTTGTTAAACACTAAAGTTGAGTGTGATAAAAAGATGATTATGTCGCCTACAGGAAAACGGTTCTCTATAGACGAAATAGAGTTAGAGTACTTTGAGGATGCTGAACTTATTGTCGTAGACGTTCCGTCAAAAGACTTTAAAGGATTTAGAATATATTTCGGTTATAACGAAACCATAACCTCAAAATTCATCGATTAATCAGAGTGGACATCAGTCCACTCTGATCTATCTTTTTTTCTTTGATATTCCAAGAAGGATAGACATGGATAAAAAAGTAAAGTGTAAACCAATAAAAGGGTTTGAGAAATTATACAAAATATGTTCTAACGGCGTTGTTATTTCTATAGGTAAGAAAATAACAAAAAATAATGGTGTTGAACAAGAAAGAAAAGAGCGTGTTTTAAAACCTATATTAAAAGACGGTTATCTGCGTGTTGTTTTATATAAAAACAATAAACCAAAGAAGTTCTATTTGCACAGACTTGTCGCAGAGTATTTTAAACCCAATCCTGAACTTAAGAAAGAGGTTAATCATATTAACGGAAATAAGCTTGATTGTAGTGAAGAGAACTTAGAATGGACAACAAGAAGTGAGAATATAAAACATATGTGGGATACAGGATTGAGAAAAAAGAAAGGTAAGAAATAATGTTATTTTTTAAAGAAAGTTTAAAAACACCATCTGTGTCTTCTGACGGAGCTGTGCATTTTGATAACATAAAAAAACATGCAGAGATTGACTTTAGTATAGTGAATTTATATTATAAAGATAGAGAAACAAACGTTAGAAACCATAACTTCTTTGTAAGACTTATTAAACAACTCTTATCAGATGTGACACAAGAAGAAACATCTTATTTAGAAGAAGTAGATAGACAGCTACGATCAATTGTTAGGATGTTTAAAATAACGTCGGAATATAGTAAAGGTGAACCAATTTTATCTTTGTTTGGTGATACGGTAATGTTATTTGAAAAGTCTTTTCTAAATCCTTTCGATGTTACAGAAGATATAAACGTAATGAAATGTGTTTATAGTTCGTCAACAGATTTAGGAATGAATCATCCATCTAAAATAGAAAATGGTCATTATATGTTTATGTTAGATATTCGTGCTTTGATGATACAATATAAACGTTGGAGCCTTGAGAGATTAGAAGTTGGAGATCATAATCTACCTACTCTGTTTGTTTATCAAGTACTTTATACTAACGTTATAAAAGATCTATTTGACTTTGCTTTGGTGAATAGATTCTTTGACGCTATGGGTGAGATAGAAGATAGTGATCCTAAACATCCATTTCATATAAGAGATTACGACAAAAGAGTTGACAAAGCTTTCGATGACTTATTTGAAAAGTTAGCTTTCACAAACCGATATTATACGGAAGTGTTTTCTTGGATACCGACATGTTTTTCAGATAACGCATTAACGTTATTAAAAAGACCTGTATATGATGATAACAACAATACAAAAATATTTACTTATTTATCTAATTCTATTATTCTTAATGACGCTATTTTTCTTTTATCAGAAAATGGTTTTAAAAAGAACAGAGATATTATAACTGCGTATAAATATTTCTTTAGAGATTTGGTTAAGAATAAATATATAGAACACTTTAATTTTAAGGATAGCAAATTGTATATTTTAACAGAATCACTTGTTAATGATACAAAGTTAATTACAGGAGAATAAAAATGACAAACCCAATCACATATGCGGTAGAACGCATTAAACGTTCAGGAATACCTAAAGAGGTTTTAAATTTTGCTTTCATGGATATTATTGGTAATGTTGAAACTATCGATAGTGTTTTAGAAGGCATCATAAGAAGAACAGCACTCCAAGATATAAGCGATGCTGTTGGCGATAAAGTATATATACCATTAAAAGAAGATTATGTTGTTAAAAGAGACGTCGGTATTGGAACAGTAATTCGAATACCGTCAGAAGCGCTCCAACATAAATCTATATTAGAGGTATTGCAAGTTACCAGAAACACTATGTTTTATTCCAATACACAATTCTTTGGAAGATATGATACAGGCTCAAATATGGAGTCTGAAGCTATGAAAATGATGGATAACCTTTCATCTGCTTCAGTAGAGTCTAGCGCCGGTGTTATCATGTTAGGGAAAAATACATTTTTTATAAGAGACTACTATTATACTATAGATATCTTATCAGCACTTGTAAAAGTTTCGTATCATGAAAACTTACCTGAATTATCATCTGCCGCTAAACCAAAATGGTTTAAATTCTGTAAACTTGCTGTTGAGATGGAAATATACAATAAAGTAATTGTAATGTTAGATGAAGGAGCCATTTCACAAGGTCATAACATTGGTATGCTAAAGACTAAAATAGAAAGCTATGAATCTGCAGAAGAACAATATTATGAAATGCTTGAAAATGAAATGTATAAGATAATGATGTTCTCTGATAAAAACGGAATTAGAAAGATAGCTAAAATGGGAGTACCTAACACATACTAATAAAAAAATGATAAATTTCTTTATATATTGAGTAGTAATACTTTAGAGCGTGAGCTCTATAAAGAAGACTACCGTCAGAGTGTATGTGAAATAATTTTTACATACATATTATACTATTGAACTTGTAAAGTTCTCATGAGAAATTTAAAAAAAAAAGGACATCTAATGGCATTAGAAAAAAGAAATGATGCGTCCGCATCTAAAAACGGATCAGTCGGAGAAACAGTAAATGGAAATCAGTTTTTTAAAGCTGACAACTTTGCATCACTGACACAATCAGGTATTAACATCGATACTGGCGCAGATCAGCCAGAGAATATCAGAAAACTTGTAGAAGAAGTATCTGAACTGTATGAAAAGAACAATGTTCCTGTAAAAGTTCATACTTTCAAGAGACTCTCAACTGTGTCACATGTAAGAAACGGCAATATTTATGCAACACTTGTCTACCCTGTTGGTGAGAGAGACTGTGTAACAAGTAGTCAAATTCTTGAGGCGGTTAGAAACAACAAAGATGTTTCGCTTGTGGATGCTGCTATTGAGAAGGACTATAAACATATCCAACTCATTTTGGCGAGTGAGATTGCTAAAAAGCACGGATATGAGTTTGATCCTAGCAAGAATAAGATGATTGTTGTCAAACAACAAATCGATGAAGCGATTGAAGTGACTCCTAGAGTTATCGGACTTAAAGCCAGAATGTGGGCTGAAGTACCATTCTTAATCGCTAAGAAAGATGCTGGAGAACAAATCGAACCTAACATTCCAGAAGTAACAAAAGGTTTCGAGAAGATTGGTAAGAAGTTCGCTCTTGATCTATTCAACCTTGGGTCTGGTGTAACAGATACAAACGGTCGACCAATCGAAGCTACATATACTGTAGAACTAACGGAAAAAACCAAAGGATCTGAACTAGGCGGATACCTAGACAATAATAGCCCTATTGTCGTATCTTTTGGTAACATTCAGTCTGCTCCTATTAAGCTTGAACCACAAACGACAACATACGGTTATCAAGCAGCGCCTATGCAAGCGTTACAATGTTACGGTAGAATTATCGTGCTAGAAATGGTAGAGTCTGCTAAAATGACATTGGGTTACACTATGTTAGGTCTTGGTGTTCAAGCGGCTCTAACAAAAAACAATAACTGGATGAAACCATTGGAAGCAAACCTTGAAAGATTAGGCACAATGGCTAAATTCTATAACGGACCTGTAGAAAAAGGTATGACTCCGCAACAAATTGCTATTCACATGCACTCACATGTACCGGCGCTTGTTGCTGTAGATGTACCTATTAATACAGATGTTATTCCGGCTTATCAACCTATTGTAGCTGCTGCTGACGGTAACATAGGTTCAAACGGACTCATTGCTAAAACCCTTGATGAAATGTTCGGGAATACATTTACATCAATTTTCAAAGGAAAAATCTTTAGCATGACTACAGTCATGCCTACAGGATATTTCTTTGAAGACGGACAGCGTGTGTCTATTGATAAAATCCTAGATCCTGCATATATCATCTCTAAAAAGCCAAAAGAATATATGGCGTTCTTTGATGATATAGGTGACATTCTAACAGGTGAGGCAGACGACACATTCATGCTTTTCCTTAAGGTGTTGAACGGACTTGGGATTGATGCTACAATCACAGGATCTAAACGTAGATGTTATATGAACCCAGAAGCATTTTCTGCGCTCATTGAGTCTATGAAAGTATCCGGCATTACACCAGAATTCGAATTCCAGTCATTTGATTGGGTTGAAAGAAATGGACTTGTCCATGCTGGTAATGCATTCATGAAAATGGGTATCGGTCAAGTAGGTTTCGAGGGCAGAACTGCCAACGTTGGAAACATCCATTACGGTGGCGTGATGTATTAAAAGGTAGTATCGTGACTTCGGTCACGATATTATTTTTTTATCGTCTGCTAATTTTATGAGTAAGCGATAAAAAAGGAGAGTTATGCTTTACGAAAAAATAAAAGATTTTGATGCCTTGTTTATGCTACAGGAAGCAAAATCTTTGGTTGTTAATGATCTTGATGTTGAAAGCGAAGAAGGTCTTAAACAATTGAAGCAAAAGTTAATGGTCGAATATGATGACGATAAGGTTTCATTATTACCAACTTGTGTATGCGGAGCATTAAAAAATGAATATCGACGTGGTGAAGTTTGTCACGAATGTGGTACAACCGTACAATCACCGTTTGAAGATATAAAACCTATTTTATGGTATCGCGCTATTGAAGGGAGTAGATTCATACTTCCAACAATATGGGTTCAGGTAGATAGTGAGTTAAATAAAAGTTCGTCTATCTTAAGATGGGTTTGTGATCCTAACTACAATGTAGTTAAAACTATTGGCGGTCATAAAATCGTTAATATCATCAAGGCCATTCCGAATTTTGAAAGATCGTACAGTTGGTTAATCAATAATTTTACTGACATGTTAGAGATCATTAATATCTATAAGAAATCTCCAGAATTAGATATTCTTATAAAATTGATTAAGGATAATGAAAAGAAAGTCTTTCCACACTACCTACCTATTCTTAATAGACATATGTTTATTGCAGAAAAAGTAGGGAAGCTCAACTACATGAGACAAAACACATTAGGTACAGCAGACACTATTGTATCTTTTGTTAAAGCAACAAACAGCACCAGTAAAAAGAGACTTGATAAAGCGATGGCAAAGCTTTGTTACGAAGAGACTCAGTCCTATAAAAAACTTTTGGTTGATTATATCAAAGGTAAAAAAGGAATCCCAAGAAAGCTGATAGATGGTTTTAGATCATACTTTACTGTTAGGGGAGTTATTACTCCTATCGTAAGACCGCACGATAAACAGGAATTAGAACTGCCTTGGGGTCAAGCAGTGGTTCTATTTAGACTTCACCTTACAAACATATTGTTAAAACGAGGTTATACGCGAATCGAGATAAGTAGAAAGTTAAATAAAGCTGTCACTTGTTTCGATGAAGAGATATCTGAAATATTCGATATGATAATCAAAAGGGTTCAGAAAAGAGGATTACTGGGAATACCTGTATCATTTCAAAGAAACCCGTCTCTGTTGAATGGTTCTATGATTCTTCTATTTATTTCTGTTATTAAGAAAGACCCTGCAGATCTTTCTATTGGGTTTAGTGGTTTATTAACTAAATTACCCAATGCGGATTATGACGGAGATGAGATGAACTTACAACTACTGTTAGACGAGTGGTTATATCTCAAATATTTGCCATTGAAACCGTCTACATCTGTTGCAAATATGTCAGCACCTGGAAAAGTTTCTGGAAGAGTGACGTTAACCGATCCTGTTGTTGCTACTATAAGTTCGTTTGTTATTAACCAATATAAACGAGCAACACAAAGGAGAAAAAATGTTTAATGATATTCGATCAGCTATTTATGGTGGGACACAAATGTCTATGGCGTCAGCCATAGACCACTATAATAAAACATCAACCTTTGGTCAAAACTTTGAAAGAACTGCTTCAGACCATATTAAAAATATGTCTATGCAAATTCATAGGAACTTTTTATCACACGAAGCCATTGTTCGATCAAATCTGATAGCTAGAGAAGCAGAAATGACGCTTAAAGATGACCAATATATTAGTTTAGTAAACGGAGATTCTTATATGTCTCTTAATAACTATACTAAAGAACATGTTATGGCACATCCGACCATAAGAAAGATGTGGGAGAGAGATGAGATAGAAGGGTTTGCTGTATCAGGTTTTGTTCCTGTGTTTAATCCTGATAGAGAAGAAATATTGAATGAGATATTTAATCCGTATTATACAAATGCAAGAAATGGTATGATAACACCTAGTGATGAACATATCAACTATTATCATAGAGTCTCTTTGTCATCCTTAAATGGGTTTGACAAATTCAATATCCATAACTCATGGAGAAATGTACTATCAACATATGATGATGATTTAGATTTAACAGATGCTTGATACTTCCCAGATTGGGAAGTATCAAGTTCATATCTTTTTTTATTTCTTTATATATGTTAACATTGCTATAGACATAAAGTCTAAATTGACAAATGGATGAAATACTTTTCTTTGTAGATCCATAAGGACTTCGTCTCTATTATCAAAAAACCCTACGTTATCAGGCACTATTAGACGTTTATCTGTAAGACCGCCTATCTTAAGTGTTCTTTTAGTAACGGCTAAATTTAGCTGTTCTAGACCGTCATAGAGGTATATTTCATATACGTTCTTATCTATGAAGTCTACAGGAAGTTCTTCATCGAATCTAAACTCCACTTGTGCTTTATTTAGGAAGTACGAAGAAAGTCCATTTTTCAGCTTTTCTTTTTCATTATTCGTTAACACATACGGATATATGTTAATATAAATTTTTAATTGCCCGTCACCACCAAGACTTATGTCCTCTGTTTTCATCTGCATCAGTCTCTGTGCTAAAAATTCAGAAGCATAAACTTTGTATGGTTTAACAAGCGTATAAACATCTCTTTTTCCATAAAGATATTTAAACGTAACGCCGTCCATAAAGTCAAAAGAATCTTCTGGTCTTATCTGATAAAATTTGAAATCTAGATTCTTTTCAATACATTCCTCACCGAATTCGTTAATGAGTGTTGCATATCTTGTATCAAAAAGAAAATCTATATGTGTGTAAATATTCTTTAATCGTGTTTCTGTCATGTGTCATCGTCTCCTGTTAACTCTCTTAATTCGGCTTCCATTTTCTCTTTTGCCAGTGACTGATCTTTATTATAGACTGCGGCACTCTCAAGCACAAAACTATATTCTAAAGGAGTCAGTTTCATAACATCTGTTATAGAAAGACCGAAATTTTGTTTTATTCTTGACGTAACATAACTATCAAAAATATTGTTAAGATATGTGGGTCTATGAAATTCAACTTCGTCTATATACAACGCAGGACCAATTAGGTCTGCGTGTTTTTTATCTTTATAAAATTTGAAATATCTTAAACATAAGTCTCTTATGACTATTTTAAACTCAACAGGATTTTTTAGATCATCTTTATATTTACCGATATGAATAAGTATAAACTTATCTATCGGTTCTTCTTTATCGGAAAATAATGCGTTATCTAATTTTTCTGCAAGCGACGTTCCGACACTATCTTCTCTATTTTCCGATACTTGAGAGTGCATGTTTCGAAAAAAGACCAGTATGGATTTACCGGAACAATGCTTTTATAAGACTCGTGTGAATGTGTCTCTTGTGTCTTTTGACAATCAGGACATTTGTAATCTGGAAGACCAATAATAGGCAATGTATTTTTATCAATGAATGTTTCATAGAATCCCATTATAGCGTTATAGTATCTTTCATCGTTCATAAAGAAGTCAAGATACTTTTTGATTGTTTCATCGTCTTCAACAACAACTTTGTTATCTTCAGACGAAATTGAGATATACTTTATAAAGTATCTATATCTGTTAAGTAGAGATACTTTTGTAAGCTCATCATATTTTTTAATTTCAATTTCATCACCGTCGGAGTCCTCTTCTGCTAACAATTCATCTTTTTCATTTTCAATTTGTCTTAGCCAATCTTCTCCGATTTCTACCGCCTTAACATATGTCGGAAATTGTAGACCGAATATAAATTTAGACTCTCCATCAGGCGAATCTATAACATATTCCTCTATTTGATTCTCACGTAATGTTTTTTGATACGAATCGATGATATCAGGCGTAAGTGAATCTTTGTCTTCAACCGCCAGAGTATCTCTGTGGAATTTACTAAATCTTCTCATATCAACATTTATCATATTCGTTGGTTTTACAAGAGCTTTTAGAATAAAGTTACATTTAAGCTTTTTAGTTTCTTTATCAAGAATAGCGTTAGAACAGTTTCTAACAATTTCAATCCCCTTTGGAAAGATACCTTGCATAATAGATGTAAAAATCACAAATATATCAGCAAAAACAATATACGGTCTAAAATCATCTACCTTTAAAGTTGATGAAATCGCGTGTTCGTAAAGGAAATCAACAATAATTTTAGAAAAAATTATGGTTTCATTAGAGAACACAAGTCCGTGTGTATTTTTACCAAGCTCTGTTTTTCTTACAGTGAGTTTTGTAATAAGGCTGATAATTTCTGCATTTTCAATTCTTCCAAGAACTACAGAAAAACCACTATGATAAAGTTTAATTCTAATATTCTCATTAAGACCCATAGAAGAAGCCAATACTGCTAACGCTACATCGCCCTTAAGTTCGCCAGATAATCCTTTTGTTTTAACGTGTAACGGTCTACATGATAAGTCTGTTTCTGTTTCAGGATCAATGATTTTATTACACAGCTTACCATCTACGATTGTTTTTTCAAACGAAACTCTCGGTAAAGCAGATACTTTATTTGTGACAATATAAGAAACTGCGGCTAACGTATCCTCTTCTGATAGTTGTTTTTGCTCTGATGGTTTCATTTTATCGAAGAAGTTTTCTACTTCCTCTACTTCTTCTCTAGAACATACAGGCATTTTAATATAGTCGTCCAGATCGTCTTTATTTGTAAATCTGTCTACGTTTTCAAAAACATTAGACCATTCACACTCAAATGATTTTTCTTCCTCTGTTTGTATTACCTCTTTACTCATCATCATCTCCTTTAAACTCTGCATCTTTTCTATATTTTGCTGCTGTTTCAAACATCGTTTCAGCTGTTAACTTGTCTGTATCGTCACCCACTTCTCTAGCTACCATAAGATGTATAGCAGAAATAAGTTCTGTAATAATAGCATCTTGTTCTGTTAGCTTTCCTACAAGTTGCATAAAATCATATGCTTTTTCTGTTTGGTCAGCGTAAATTGTTTTGTTTTTATTGCCGATTTTAATCCTAATCTTTTTAGCAATCTCTCTAGATTTTTCAACAGCGTCTCTCACACCTTTAAATGCCTCAAAGATAGGATTCTCTTTATCGTCATTAACATAACCTGCTTCGATTGTGTTAACAAGCTCTAAATGTTCTTTTAGAGTGTTCTCTTGTTCTTCTAACATTCTTCTTAATTCTTTGTATCTGAATATAGCTTCTCTGCTCATGGTTTTTCCTTTTTGTTAAATTCAATTATTATAGTGAATATAACAAAAGGATCAATATGATACCTAACGAAATTATAGAACTTCTTGAAGATTCTTACGGACACCGAACAAAAGTGTTAGAATTCGTTTCTGACTTTTTTGACAGTATTGATTATGTAGATCATTCTGATGAAGAAATGACAATTTTTGACCAGGATAGGGTAGTTTCTGATACTATATGGTCACAACTTCTTGATCTTTATCAGTATCATCTTAATCGTGTGGCTGTTAAAATGGATATCCATTTTAACAAAGATGTTCCGTTGATGGATAAATATATTGTTTTATCAACATTAGAAGGAATTAAACATCTAGACAACGATTACATTGCATTACTAGACTCTGTTCTTGAAGAACATGATAAGTTTGCTTGGGTAGAAAAGATAATCTTATTTTCTTCTAAATACACGCTTCAGTTAGATATTCATGAAATTATTTATGAAGTTGGTGAAACAATTATCGAAACTATTAATTGCTTTATTAAAGACTCTATGTCGATGTCTGAAAATTCAGATATGGATAAAATATTGTTTAAAATTAAACAAGCTAAGAAGCGTCAATTACTTAGAAGATATGTTGAACCTAATAATATTGTGAGTTATTATATTAATAATAACACAGACCATATTAATGTTGAAACAATGTTGGTTTTATTTAAAACATTGATAGAAGAGACAGGTGAAGAAGATAGATATGGTGTTATTTTAACATTACTAATTCTTGGCGAATACGAAGACGAAACACCTACAGAAGTTTTAAAAAACAATAAAGATGTTATATTGGATTTTGTTGGACTACATAAATATGAGAATATTATGCGAATTATCTTAGACATTGAAAATGATATTCTTAATATAGAAAGGATAACATTATGACAATTGAATCGTTTCTTTTGCAGTCTTTTAAAAAAGATTATATCTTCCAATTAGAATGGTTCTATTCTATATTCTCTATTGCGATAGAAAATACAAACTTTGTTAAACTTGATAATGGTACTTTAGAAGTACTCATAGACGATAATAAATTTGAAAAAGTTAAAGGAATTAAAATAGGAGATGAACCTGTTTTAACAGAAGATATATCTATAACTTTAAAAAAGGGAGATTTAGCCTGTGTCGATAAAGATACAGAAACGACTGTAGGTGAGTTTATTATTAACGTTCTTCTTATCGAATATCCGTTTAACGGAAAAATAAAATACATTTCTGATAAAAAAGGAATGTTAAATTTTGGAAGTGTATATAAGAAGAAAATTATTCCACTTCTTATTAGTGGAGAAATAACACCAGAAGAAGTTTCTGAATTTGGTAGAGCTATTACTTTTATAAGAATACTAGCTAACTTGTTTGTTATCTCATCAACAGAGAAAGCATTAATTCCGCCTAAAGGAATCATCGAGTTTAGAAAAAAGAGAATAAAAGAGTATAAAGAAAAATATGGTGAAGATTGTTTTAAGGACAAAGTACGTGTTGCTGAATTAGAAGAGGAGCTTGTTGATTATATCAAGGAATATCTTAAAGATGATCCAGCGTACGGTATTTCTTACACAGGAAAAGTCATAAGTAATAGTATGAAAAAGAGATACGGTACTTTTGGTGCTGAAGATGGTATATCTGGTAATGATGAAGCTATTTTTATAGAGAACTCACTTTTAGAAGGATTGCCAAGAGACAAAAGACTTCTAGCCAATGCTTTTAACTCTTCAAGAGCAGCTTCCTATTTTAGAGGTAAAGAGACACAAACATCTGGTGTTATTTCAGATACATTTACAAGAGCATTCACGGGATTGTTTACAGAAAACAATATTGATTGTGGTAGAAAATATGGATTTAAGATTACTATCACAGAAGCGAACCATATTTATTATATAGGAAGATATTATTTCGTAAATGGTAAATCTGTTCTTATAAAAACACTAAAAGATGCTGAAGCATTGATAGGTAAAACAATCGAACTACGGGTTCTACAATACTGTAAGAATAAATCTATTTTAGGTAGATGCATGAAATGTTCTGGAGAACTTATTGGTAGTCGAAAAAACGGCTTATATCTATTATCATTAGATATTGGTTCTGCGGCTATGAAATCTAATTTGAAGAGAATGCACGTAGCTGGTGCTGAAACGATTGAGTTCACACTTGAAGAACTTTTTGGTTTATAGTATAATAATTGAATTTAATAAAAGAAAAAAAAAAGGAAAAACCATGAGCAGTTTCGAAGATTTATACAAAGAAGAGACAGGAGAAGATACACAAAAGAGTGAGGAAGTTGCAGAAACACCTGACGCAACTGGACAACAGGACAAACCCGCCGATCCTGTAAATGCCTTAAATCAAATGGAGAATAAAGATGAGCAAGAGTTCTCTAACTTTAAGTATACACCTAAACAAAACAATAGAGGTGGAAGAACAAGAAAGTTTGACCCACGAAAAGATGATATCGAACCTGTATCTGTAGATGTCACTAAACTAAAAACATTTTCAAGATCTTACGCAGCAACTTCTATCGAAAGAGTTCCAAGTGCAATTATCCCACTTATAGATCATGCTTGCCAAGAATTGAATAAACGAGGGTTCACTCTAAGGTCGGCAAGATCGCTTGACAGAAATCATCTCGAAACACTTATGACAGAACGAGCTGAAAGAGTTGAGTATTATAATATTTGGAAAACGGCATTTGATTTCCCTGAAGAACTCATGGAAAAACTTAAAGTTCCAGAACCAACAAAAAAGGCGTATGAAATTGCTTGCGGGCTTGATTTGCAAAATACTTTAAGATGGCAGGAATTTAAAGTTAAGAAAACACCAGGTTTTACAGCCCAATCTATAGGTGACATTGTTAGAGATTGGAATAGTAGAAAAGATATCCGTAAGAAGTTCTCTGCAAGAACAGTTCATATTTACTTAGGAGATGATTGCGAAACAGCATTAAACGTACTATTCATTTATAGCGAATGTGGAAGCGAGTCAACATCAAAAACGGATTTCAAAAAAATCGGTAACTTAAAATATGAGATTGAACGTGCCGAAATGTTTAATATTCCAGTATTAAACTTTGGTAATCCTAATTTCTTAGGATCGTTCAATAAGTTAATGGAAAAATTTAATTAATTTGATAATAATCTAAAAAAGGTAAAATTATGGGTAAAAGAAAAAATAAGGATAAAGATGCTATTGAGAAATCACAAGTTGAAACGACAGTTGAAGAAACTGAAACGGTTGAATCTGAAGAGAATGAGTCTTTGGAGGAAAATCAGACTACTGAAGCCGAAATCGATAGCGCAGAGACTGGAATGGAAGAGGAAGACTCATCTGAAACTGAAGTAAGTGCGACAAAAGAAGAAAGCACTAAAAACGATAAAATTGATGAAAGTAAAATCAACACATTTAAGCAACAAGCAAAAGCTGTACTTGATGATCCGAACGCAGGCGTAAAAGAACTACTAGAAAAAACAGATTTGCCTTATATTAAAGGACCTGTTACATCTATTGCTTCTTTTATGGCAGCATTCTATCAAAAACCTGTAGGGTTTAATGAAAATCATATTCAGCGTTTTAAAAACACACTTAAACGTGTTGCAGATGTGAAACACCCTTACCTTATCAGAATCTTTGGAATAGTTCTACAGAGAGAACTTGTTAAGGTTCAAAAAGAAGAACCGAAAAAGATTATGCATATTGTAGGAAATGTTCAAAACCAAACTACAAAAGATTGGTTGCAACTTGTAACATTTATTCTTGAAAATGCTAAGGGTAATAAACAAGATGTTACTGCACTTAGCAGAAACTCGTTTGTTAACGGGAATCAAGAAATTATCAAACTTCTTGAGACTATCTAAATATCAGAGTGCGTAGGCACTCTGATATATTTTTGACCTCTTCTATTTTTTATGATTTTTAGACAAGTGAGATACTATGAGAATTCTTAAGATTGTTTTGGATAAATATAAAAGACTTATGTTAACAAATATAACTACATTTAACTATACACCTATTAAACCTATACAAATTATAGCAGGAACAAATGGTAGCGGTAAAAGTTCTGTTATGGCTGAACTATCGCCATTACCAGCAAATATAACAAAAGACTATGGTGAAAACGGGTATAAGGAATTTCACTGCATTCACAATGGTAAACCATATACCTTATTATCTGGCGGTAGGTTAGGTAGAAATAAACATTCTTTTATAGAAGATGGAAAAGAACTTAATCCTGGTGGAACAAAAAAGGTACAGCTTATTTTATGTAAAGATATTTTTGGCATAACACCTATGATCCATGAAGTACTTACAAATGTTAGACCTTTCACATCTATGCCTATAGGTGAACGTAAACAGTGGTTAAGTTACATCTCAACAGTAGATTATAAATATCCTTTAGAAGTTTTTAAAAGAATAACAACAGAGTATAGAGACTTATTAGGCGGAGTTAAAATACTTGATACTAAAATCACATCTGTTAAAGACTCAAAATGTTCTAGTGAAGTTTTAAAAAGTATGGAAGAAGAACTTTATATTATTTCTGGTTTTATTAGAAACATTACAAGATCTCTAGGAACAGGTTACACAAAACGTGTTGAGATTAGTACAGATGAATTAAAAGTTCTAAATACAAAACTTTTAAAAAGTCTTAAAGATTTTAAAACACTAAGTGACATTAAAACAATTTCCGAAGAAGAGTTTAATAAGTTGCAAAGAGAATTAGGATTTATTGACGAAAGAATTAAAACAACATTAAAACAAATAGAAGAGTTAGAAAAAGTAGCTGATGGAAGTATAAGTGAGTTAGAGCATAAATTAGAAGAACTACAAAAAGAGAAAACAAAACTTCAAATAATTTCTGATAAAATAGGAATAGGCGTATATCAACTTAGTTCTATTAAACATGCTTTTAAATCTATAGAGTTTAAATTATTTAATTTACTAGACGATATTATGTTGTTTGATAAAATTGACGATATCAATTATCAAAAAGATTTAACAGAAAGAAAACTCTATAAGTTAACAGAAAGATATAATGACTTAAAAAGAACACACAAAAAGTTAACTTTAGAATTTCAGAAATTAGATATTCTTAAAAATAAAAAAGAAACACAGTGTCCTAAATGCTCACATACGTGGATAGAAGGTTTTGACAAAAAAAGATACGATGAACTTTCTAAAGATTTGTCAAATATAGAAAATGATATTGGGAACATCGAAAAAGAAATAACAGAATTAAAAGATAGCTTAATGTCACTGACTGATTGTCATAACAAAATCCAATTATTCTATCAGACATTTTTTAGTAAAAATGAATTAAAAGTATTTCTACCTTATTTTCAAGAACTTAGTTTTCCTACTGATGTTTTTAAAGCAAAGGACTTTTTAAATACCTTATCCGCTGACTTAAATTTTGAGCACAGTTATGAGTCTTTGATAAATGAAGAGAAAAAAGTAAAAACATATATAGACACACTTAAAACTAGACTGCAGACACAAGACAAAAAGTCTTTAGAGAATACAGTTAATGATTTGTATGATAAAAAATACCGCATAACCTCGGAGATTGACCTATACAAACGTAAACTTAAGGTAGAGAAGGATTTATCACAATCATATACTAACGTTGAATTAGAGCTATCTAAACTAGGAAATAACTATCATAGAAATCGTATGTATGAGAGAAATAAACTATTACTTGGTTTTATAAAAGAGCTAGAAGATAAAAAACTTACTCTTGAAAAAAGTATATATGACGCAAAATACGCCGACGGATTAATAAATGATCTACAAACAGAAAAAGATAGATTATTAAAAAGAATAGAAATTTTAAGAATTCTTATTAAAACCCTAAGTCCAACAGAAGGACTTATCGCAAAAAGCATGTTGTCTTTTTTAGGAGTTTTCGTTAAAAGTATTAATACCGTAATCTCTAACATATGGAGTTATGATATGAAACTTCAATTACCAGACATTGAAGACGGAAACGATCTAGACTATAAATTCAAAGTCGTTGTTGAAAATAATATAAATGATCCTATTGAAGATATAAAAATAACATCATCCGGAATGAAAGAAGTAATCGATTTAGCACATAGAATTATAGTAATGCATTTTTTAGGATTAAAAGAATATCCATTGTTTTTAGACGAGTTCGGTAGCAAGTTTGATCCTGTTCATAAACAAAAAGCACATGAGATAGTTAAAAATCTATCTGAAGAGTTTAATCAGATTTTCATTATCTCACATGAACAGGATATGTTTGTTCTGTATGATAGTGATATTACTATATTGTCAAAAGACAATATGTTTATGAGTGAGATAAAAGAATATAATAAAGTTGCGTCAATATCATAATGATATCGCATTTTTTTTTATTTTTCTTTCTTCCATAAATATATCTTTTTCTTCTTCAACAATCCTTGAACTTTCTAATGTAATAATCCAGTCGTCCCTACCGAGTAGTTCATCTTTATCCGCTACGTAAGGTTTATTACCTAGCACTCTCCTTTGTTTCTTATCATCTAATAAAGTTACGAATAACTTATCAGCGATTTTTCTAGTCAAAGAGTTAAAGTAATCAAAACTACTATGGTCTGCTAGTGTAGGTAAGTTAAATGATAAATCGGATGTCTTTTCTAATAGGTCTGTCATCATCGTATTATCGTTTGCGTTGTATGCACAATATTCGATTGGAAAATCTCTAGACATTTCAATATGCCATTGCGGTTTTGATACAGAGTCAGGATCTATTGTTCCTGGAATAAACATTTTAGTAGAAACCTTTTCTTCTCTACATACATTATCTATTCCATAACCAGCATTGAGTTTCTGTGCTCCTGCTCTAACAATAGAATAAACACACATAGCGTCTATAATATAGAAAGAAGCAATAACATCAACAACATGCCACCTGTCTTGTATTTCTATGTTGATAACTTGACCGTCAGCTTTCTTTGCTTTTGAACGCCCTTCTTTAAAATTAAATCTTTTATAATCATCAGGAACATCTGGATCACAGAAGATACTTTCAGGAGGAATTCCGTGTTCATTAAGTCTTTTAACAATTGTTGGGATATCGTAAGCCATATTCCATATGGCAAGAAAATCAGGTTTAGCTTTATGTAAAAATGTGAAGACATACCTAATCGCAGATACTTCGTCACCAATATGTATTAAAAACTTTATGTTCTTATACTTATCCGGTGCGTGTTTTCTATATGTTTCTTCTATTTTAGTTTTTATTTCACCATCGGTTAACTTTTGTTTCATATGTCTAAAAAGACGTCTATTAACACCCATTACAAGTTTGTCTTCGTAATGTGTGGAAACAATAGTTATTTCTTTTGTGATAACATCTGCTTCAATATCAAATGTTGCTACACTATATTTTGAAACCCTACCGTCATTCTTTTTAGCATACATATAAGACATTATAGTTGTAGACGGTATATCAGAACCATAAACATAAGGTGACTTAAGTATGTCTCTATAGTTATTCTTTCTATAACCTGTTAGACCTATTCTTCTTGCGATTTCATTAGGAAGCACAGACTCCTTTGAATAAAAAATATCTAACTTATTATAATCTTCATACTCTTTTTTATCTTTATGGTTTCTATGAAACTTTTTTGTTACCCAAAATGGTCTTTCAAAATCTTCAATAAACTTTAGATTAGGTTCCCATGAACCATCTTTATAGTGTATTCTCTCTTTTACAAGATGCATATCTTTACCAGTTTTTGTTGTGAAAAATTTTGAGAATTTATGTTCTATCCATTCTACTTCTTTACCCATTGTTTATCCTCATACATTATCACCTTAAAAGTTAAAAGTAATTTTATGTTTTTGACATTTCAATTTTTATTATTTACATATTATTATTATAGTTTAGAGTTAATTCTAAACTACTATAACTGATAGAGTTTATCTCCTAATCTCTGTCAGCTATCGTCTACCCCGGGACGTTAATATTAGGGAATATAAAAAGAGCTGTCAAAAGACAGCTCTTATTTGATTGTTTTTTTTTGGTTTAATTGAATATTAATAAAGGTTAGAAATGTATTTAGATGATTTATTAAAAAAAACCAATGATCTTGTTCCAGGCATAGAGTCTATTAAAACTCAAATAGATGATCCTGTAGTGGACGAGCTCACAAAACAATTTGAGTTACTTCAGGAATCTGTTATTAGAATGGACGATAAAGATAGTATGTCCGCTATGAAACGTACTTCTGTTAAGAATATTTTTAAAGAAGTCGATAACATTCTTCATAAAAGATTCGGAATTCCATTCAAACATGTTGGAAGTGATTTTGGTTATGGAATTTACACAGTGTCAACAGGACTTAATAATGCGATAGATCCTATGCGAGAGGATGTCTACAAATGGCTTAAACAATACACAGACTCATGTAAGAAGTCAAAAGATTGTACGAGTAAATTAAAGAATATTGACGATATTTTTGATGTGTATGAAGATGAAGCAACTATTATGGTTAATCTTTCGGAAGCAACCAAGAAAATCAAACAAGCTGTCAATGTCGGAAAAATAGTAATCGATTACGATAAAGCAACAGTTAAAAACTTTCCAAAAGACGCCACAGTAGTTATCGTTTCAGATTTTGTTACGTATTTCAAAAATATTAATGTAACACCTAGAGAATTCACAGCATTCCTTTTACATGAAATAGGACATCAATTTGAAATATTGGGGAACGATTACCGTAGACTTGCGGACGTAACTGTACTTGTTAAAACTTTTACAGACACGCTTCGTAAAAAAGATGCAAGAGAAGCGCTTAGGCTTACTTTAAGAAATACGCAAGGAAATGAGATTTATGAAGAGGGCGACACAGTAAGTATGTTTACAGCACTTACTTCAAGACTTATTCATATTATGAATGAGGATAACAATTACTTTAAATCTGACAATGAACAACTAGCAGATCAGTTCGCGTCACGATTTGGTGTTGGTAAAGATATAATTTCAGGTTTACATAAAATCAATACTTTCTATGCTGATAGACAACCTGGTTTATCTTTTGCACTTACAACATCATTTGTTATTTTTGTTGTATACTTCTTTCTTATTCTAATCATGACTTTTATGCCTTTAATTGCGCTTACAGTATCGTCCGTTATTGCTGTTTTTACTTTTATATCGACAGCGATAACTTTAACTACACAAGAAAATGACCACGAACAAATGACATATGATATCTTTATGCAAAGAGCAAAAAGACTAAAATTTGATTTAATCAGGCAGTTGCGTGAATCTAATATTGACAGAAAAACAAAGAGAGAGATGATATCTAATATAGAATACCTAGAAGAGATTATTGAGCTCTATATAGGAGACAGAAAAACCATGGCTCTCTTGTCTAACATTATGCCGTGGAATATTGATTCATTCACATATACAAGACTTATGAAAGAGTTGGAAGAAGCGTCAGAAAATGACTTACATAAACACCATGAAAAATTTACTTTATTAGGAGCTTAGAATGATACTACCAAAAGAAAAGAAACTTGAAGCAATGCTTCAAACAGGACTAATTGAAAAAAGATCTGCTATTATGTTAGGTATCGCTATGGCGTGTGTTTCACATACATCTGGAAATCTTGAAAAATTTACAGAAATGCTAAGAGCTGAAGATGAAAATAAAAAATTTGACCTTGCACGCGCTTGCGCTGAAACTGTTTTTAGCAAAGTAAATGAAACAGTTGTTATACCTATTGAAACTATTGAATTAATTACTAGTCTTATTATGACAAGACTAATGATCTTTAAAAAACCAACTTTTAATAGTTCTCATAGTTTTGAAGAAGTTTCTGGAATTTATAATTATATTCCTAAAGACTTGGTTGAAAACTATAATGATTATATCACAGAAGCAAAAGAAGCACACGCTATTGCCGGCGCAATAATCAAAGAGAACTGTGGAAATGAGACACACGAAATTTCGGAGGCTAGAAGTGACAGTAATTGAAATATTAGATAAACTTGAAATGTTTAAAAAAACCATCAGAAATGATGGTTTGTCTAGAACCGATGTTATTGAAATCGAAGATACTTTCGGTGATATCATTACTAAAAGATATAATATCAATATCTTTACAGTAGCGAGAACAACTCAAATGACGAACGAAGTATTAAAGATTCTAACAAGTATGGAAAATACTTTTAAGAAAGATTTCTTTGAAACATTTATAGATGATTTTGAAAATAAAGTTACTGATTTAAAAGAACATAGAAAAATGTTCTTGGAAAGAAAAGAACTTGTTGAGAAAATCATTGATTCTTCTGATTTTTATCCGAAAGATTTTATTGCCTTTACAGAAACAGGGGCGGTGAAACTTGCTAAACTTTCTATAAGAGAAGTTCTGATAGATTATAAAGAAGACTTTAGTCAAGGTGATCCTGTTATTGAAGATCTTATTGAGCTCTATAAAGAACAACCTGTATCAGAGGTACCTAGTAGTGATATAAAACTTTATAGAGTTTTAGACACCATAAAGAATCTTATCAATAATGAAAATTACCCAGATACACAAATAAATAATCTAGAAGATTTTGTTGTTAACATATTCAAAACTAATCCTGATGTATTGTTCACACATTTAAAGTCAGATCTATCTAGAAAAATTTATAAATCTTTAAAAGATTTCAAACCTTTTAGAATTCCTGATGAACATGACATCATTCAAAACGGCGAACTACTTCTTGAAATAGTAGCAAGAGCAATTAAGATAAGACAACGATAAGAGGCAACAGCCTCTTATCGTTTAAGTTTATTGGTTTGTTTGTATGATATTAATTTCTATATCATATTCAACAGATCCGGATTTTGTTATTTTTTTCTTAATAGCGAATCGATTATCTGTAGATTTATATGTCACAATATCAGGTGAACCTTCGCCTATATCAAAAATATCCACTCCATCAACACCACTACCTAATGAAACCTTTATTTCATCTTTTATTTCAGATAATTTAAAAGTTGTTTTAGAGATGTGTTTATGGATAATCTTTCCTATCTTTGACGTCTCCTCTTCAGTAGTTGTTACATTATAAAGATTGGTATCAACATAGAGTGTAATCCTAGGTCTAATTAAATGACTTGAAGTTCCGCTAAACGTTTTTACAGATACAACAGATCTGTTTGGTTTATAATACATCAGACTGTGTTCAAGTAACTTACTATTCAAATATACCAAGTCATCTTTTAACCAGTTTCTAATAAAGTCTAGTACTGTTTCTGAATAGTCATTATATTCTGGAATCTTGGATATCTTATACTCATATTGTAATAAAAATATATCTGTATAATATGTCAAACCTAATTCATTATCAGGTATTGGATTTCCTGCCTCGTCTAATAATAAATCGCCTTTTCTAAATTTATATACAAAATTTCCATCGGGATCTAATACTCTAGTTCCTTTTCTATGTAGAAGTTTTGTTGAATATGGACTATCGACATCAGATGTAATAACTGTACCATCTTCCAAAACAACATCACCGTAAAATACATTATCTTTATATAATAGATACTCATCATCTGTCGCTACTTTATATTTTAGTTCGTTATAAGCAACAAAACTATTTTTCCATAACGTTGTTAATCTATTACCAAGTGTGGTTGTTAAAAGCTCCTTACATAACGCATTAACAGTATCGCTATCCTCATATACTTCAAGTGTTGGCGGGTAACGTGAATCTGTTTCATATTTATCAGATGTGATATAGATGATCGTTTCGACATCACTTCTGATAGGGATTCTATTTGTGTAGATTTCAGAACTTCCATTTGTTACAGATATATTATCTTCATTATCCACAAAAAACGAGCTGTCTATAGAAGCTTTCCATGAATCTGACACATCGTCATATGTAGCTATAAAATATACAAACGCTTCTCCGATTTTAAAACCTAACTGAATTTTAACATCGTCTTTGTTTAAATCTTCAAACTCTTTATTACCGTAAAGTTTAAGGAAGAAATCATAACCTGTTGATGTTTTGAAAATACCATACTGATTGATGTTAACCGATTCTACAAAATATGTGTTCTTTGAAAGTATTACTGCTTTTTCAATTCCTGGTTTATCTAAGTCGTAAACCCTTGTCTCTACAATATCGTTAAATTTTTCTAAGACATAATAAAACGGCGTATAGAGATATTCTGAAGTAGATAACATGATTTGCGCGTTAGAATATGTTGCTGATTCAATAGCTTCTTTCTCTGTTTGAGAAATAGGTGTTAGCATACCATTATTATTTTTAAATACAGTATTAGATTTTATCAGCACGGTCGAATCTTTGAAATCAATTGTGTTTTGCGAAATCTCTGGCTGATAAAAAGATGCTGTACCGTGCATAATATCAACGTATGACATCACATTAACATTTTCATAAGAACCAATAACATCTCTGGTAGCTATAAAACTTCTTGATGTAATAACATCTTCTACAAGTGATACAGTAAATCCTCTATTCGCAGCAAAAGCGGTTAAAGATTTTTCTGTTAATGGCAGATCTCTCATTCCTGTACTATTAAATATTACTTCTTCCCTTAACTCTTCGAATGATTTAATATCTCTCCCGCCATCTAAAACACCTTTAGAAAAAACCATAATATTTACTTTATTCACACCAGACGATTCTGCTCTATCAAAATTAGAAGGAACAACTATTGAAAAATCAGATGGTGTAAATTTATAAAGCGGAATAAGTACAGCTCCTTTTGTTGTAAAAGTTTCAATAATTAATTCAAATCCCTGTGTTAATTCCAATGTATAAAACGTAGGTATTTCATAAACAACTTTATCACCAATAGGTTTTGCTCTAATTGTGAATTTACTATGGTCATAAACAGATGTGCTATTTGTAACCTCTAACGGTACTAAAGTTCCGTCGTCCATTTTAGCGTAAGCATTTGATGAAACGTATTGGTCCTCTAATGTTAATTCTACAGCAAACTTTGTTTTAGATGTAATATTGTAATTAACTTGGTAACGTTTAAGTTGTTCTAGTTCTAGTTCGAACGTCACCCAATCTTCATTTGCGACATCTTTAGATATATATGAAGGGATATTTCCTTCAGTGTATGCGGTGTTATCATCACCCAACTCTTCTACAAAAACGGTTGTTTCGCCTAACTTTATAGAAATATCATTCTGAAGCAATAAAGAAACATCAGAAACTCTTACTTCTGAAAACTTAGGAATAACAATAGTATAAACTTTTGTTTCTGTATCGTAAATACCGTATTTTTTTATGTCTGATACAGATACCATAAGAAATATTCCTACTTTAGACGGTATAGCAAATGATCCTTTTTCTTCTTCTGTTGTCATATGGTTGTATAAGTCTTCAGGTTCTAAAGCTAATTCTGGGAATAATGGTCTTATTTGTGATGCGTGTTCTAATAGAACAGCGTTAAGACCAGATAGTGATGTTTCCAACAATTTTATAAAAGGATTTGTTGCGTCATTAATTTCTAACGTTGTGGTGCCTTCTATATTTTCTATCATTAATCTCATAGCAGACTGCGGGTTAAGTTTCGCTGTCTCTATTATATCATCTACTGTCATTGTTCTGCTCCTGTTTCTGTTATTTCAAAATCTTCTTCATTGGTGTACCAAACTAATTCATTGTTGTAAATATCTATATAAGGATATAGTCTATAACCAACAAAATCTGTTAGCGAATCTGGCACACGTATTAAACCATGATTTGGATCTCCGTCAATCATTTTAGCAAATCTAGGATTAAACGCGGCAAGTAATTTATTAAAATCTAGCATAGCTGAATAGCTATCGTATTCAATTCCGACATTTTTAAATCTTGTTGTTATGTCAGGAACTTGTGTTTGATTAAATCTGTCGTAATCAAAAAACGCAGCTCTGTTATGCGTTATAGGGAATCCAGCATACGTATTTGCTATGCCTTTAATTTTATTTCCGTAACCAGATAAAACTATAACATATACTCTAGACATGTAATCGATTTCTCTTCTTATAAGCATATCTATATATGGATTAATTTGTCCCTTATGAACTTTATCCATATAGTCTAACCATACTGTTAACATAGAAGAAACTGGTGTAGATTTAACGTTCATAAATGTCATATCTAAATCAAACACACGATTAAGTTCTAGTGTTCCATCCGCGATAACAGTTTGTTGTTTCATATTTCCTTCAGCTGTTGTTTTAGTGTCCATAACAGGATCTTGCCAACCAGATATCTTTGTTACTGTATTTGTTAAAATAGGTATGAAAGGATTAAACGGATCAACTAGATCAGACTTTACGTTCTCTTTGGAGTAGTAAAGTCTAGGATCTAACATTGCTCTTATATATGTAAATACAGAATTCTTCTCTGTAGTCAATAACTTATTTAACTCATTTGACATAACACAGTTTTCAAACCCAAGATGAAGTTGCGGTCTTGTGAAGAACACAAGTGCTTTAAAACCTGTATCTCTATCTAATAGTAAACCAGATGAAGATGGATTTAATCCAAACATAGCATTCGTAAATGCTTGTGATGTTCCGCTATACGGACTTGCGGATTTTGTAAACTCATTAAGGTCGTATCCTTCTATGAACTCTTTTTTATCATTCAGAACCACACGAACCTCCTTATACTTTATATTCAAAGGAATTAGCTGTAAAATAAATCAAGATATTTAGTTTGATAAATACTATATAAAAGGTAACATTATGACATTCGCAAACTTGATCGAACTAGGGATCGATTATTTTTTAAGAGATTCTAACTCAAAATCATCTAGAGTAGCTTCTTCAAAAGGAGACTTGACAAAGATTATCAATGACTTTGTCATCAGACCAACAATTATCATTGATAAAAGTCTTAAAGATAATAATTATTTAAAATACGTTATCAGTTATCAGGTCAGTTTTTTTACAGCTGTCTATGGAAATGTTCTATCACATCTTATTCAGATTCATGGTGTAGAACCTTCCGTAGCAATTGAGTTACTGTCTGAAAATTATGATTATGTCGGAGCGTTGGAAGATTACGATTTTGATATGTGTAAAATTTTGACTAACGCTAAAGAAGAAGCGATTAAAGAGACACTATTAATCGCCGGTCTTGAATCAGGAGAGCAACGTGAACTTGATGAAAAAATAAGCGCTATGGTTGAAAGACATGTCATGATACCCGTATCCTTTATTAAAGAGGGTGCGAAAATGGAACTTAAGATACCGATTAACATTATGGCTAAAATTATCTATACAGATGTTAACGGTATTTTAGTATCGTCATCCAAAGAAGATACACAAAACTCATTTGATAGAATTGATGATTTAAGAGCAGGGACAATACGTTTTTGGCAAGACTTTATTTTTGCTACAGACCAAATAAAAGATTATGGAAAACGTAAACTTGCAGATAAAGACGGAGTTCTGTCTGATAAGCGTAAACGAGAGTATGATGCTTTTATTAAAGGTTTTGATAAAGGATATGTTGGTTTCGGTAAATACTATAGAATGATTATCTGTTCAGAAAGTGTTGAGAAAGCTTTAGTACAAAGATACAGATCTAAACTTGAAAAAGCATTTCCTAAAATTAAAGATGATTTCTCAATTCTATCACTTTCTGTCATCGATACTATACATGAGAGACTAAAAATCTTTTCAGGAAGTTTTGATGGTTCTTTAAACCTTAGATTAAAAGATATAAAAAAGAAAAGTAAGAATGAAGAGATGGAAGATCTATTAAAAATTATAGTGGCTTCTTCAAGAAGTTCTGGTAGAGTAATTTAAACATAAAAGGAAAAATATGACATTAGCAAATTTGTTTAGTAAACTTTTTGATAAAGTTTTTAATGATACGTATAAAAAAGAAGATATTATTAATGAAGAGGAGTTAATAAAAGATAAAATTAACTCTATTGTTATTCTTATGTTAGAAGAGTTAAAAGAATCTTTAGATCAGAAATCTGTAGATTCCGAAATCACAAAGGAATTGAGAGAGATTTTAAAACAAATGAAAGTTCAAAAATATAGCGATATTTCTGCAGGACTTTCTGAACTTCGTAGTTTCTTTATTGTCTTAGAACATGCTGTAGATGATCTCATTAAAGAAACAATGTCTGTTGAAGATGATGTAATTACCGATAAAACCATGACAACTAAACAAGCGGCTATTATTAGTACAATTTCTAATATTCAGACGCTACTTAACTATACTGTAGACTTCTGTTATTTTGTCGTACATTTAATAACGGACAGTAAATCTAATCTTCCGCCAGCAGTTGAGTTACGTGTTAAGGATCTCGCTAATGAATTCGGTAGATTATATGTAACTTATAATAAAAAGAAAATCATCAAAGAGATCAAATCTATCCATCAACTATCTGATAGTTTGATCTATGACGAAACCGCTTTTGAAGCTACAGCGTCATCACATGATAAAAAATATCATGCTGTAAGAAATGGCTTAACTATAAATCCTATTTTTTATGTTAGAAAAGTATTTGTTGACGCCAGATTCTTATGGTTAGATTACTTGAAATATAAGAAAACTGTTTTTGAGTATAAAATCAAAGAACGTGAGTTCGAAACAAACGATCCTAAAATTAAAAAACAGGTAGAGTATTATCAGAAAAAACTCGAAGATGTTGAAGATAAAATTAGAGATATAGAGAAAGATTATGAGTAAATTTTTTACAGAACCTAATGAACTACTGCAATCGTATGTTAGAGAAGTTATGGATATCGCTATTCCTGACTCGGCAACAAGTAGGATTTTTGAGATATTGAAAGAGAACTACAGAGAAAAGTCTAATATAGAAACTCCGATTAAACTATATCGAAGAATTGATTTTTTGCGTAGGAATAACTTCGTTTCGACATTGGTTGAATTAAATTCCAAACCTGTGTATCTCGACCTTAGATATATTTTAGATAAGATATTCAAGAACATAGATGAAGTTCGTGGATTTAAGGATATTAATGATTCTATTGATATTGTTAATACACTAGAGTGGTTTGGAGACAAAGTATACAAACCATATAATGTCAATGTCAGTTTTGTATCAGATATAAAAGACATCATCATGAAAAAACTTGTAAGTGATCTAGATGACAACCTAGATAAACTTATTATATTGATATTAAGTAATGAGCTACGGTAAAACTATGGCAATGTTGCTATTCAGCAGCAACTACTTTATAAAGTAGTGGTAGTCTTTTAGACTAGCGTAAGTCCATTTGTTCTACGTAGGACACAAGAAAAAATAAAAAACCTTAAAGGAAAAAATATGAGTATGTATCTCGACGAAATTGTAAGCGGATGTGAAGAAGAAACTATTCTTCCTAATGAAGTTTCAGATCAAGAAGAAGCAGCTGCGTCTATTGTTGTAGCAGGAATGGAAGAAGAAGTAGAGCGAGTTCAATTCAGTGGTTACATGATGTCTGCAGGTATCGCAAGTCTTCGTAAAGATCAAACTACTGTTGCGGGAAATGAAGAAATCGGTTTCGGTAAAGCAATGAGTATTGCTTCTAGACACGCTATTTATATGTCACAAGTTTCTCCATCTAAACCGCAAACAGTTAGTGGTTGTGAAGAAGAGGTTTATGCAGATCCTAAAGAAGTGATTGTTGCCGGTATTGAAGAAAAAATGAGTCTTTTGAAAAAACTTAGTTTAAAAGCCGCCACACTTCTTCGAAATCTTATTAACAAAATGAAAAAAGGTTTCGGTAAGCTTGTTGTTATACTTTCTAGTAATGACAAAAAGATTAAAGAGGCTGTAAAGTCACTTAAGAAAAAAGTAGAGTCTGATAAAAAGTATAAAATCAGTGCTGAAGAACACAAATCACTTCTTGCTTCTTTTTCAGGAATTGTAACAGGACCTTCCACAACAACAATCAATACATTAGCTGTAACATTTAAAAGTTACCTTGATGAAGAAACTGGTAAAGTACTTGATGGTGTAAATCTAAAAGAAGGCACTGCTGTTAAAGATTCGATAACAAACCTTATCAAAAGTGTTTTAAAACTACACAATAACTCAGCTGTTAAATCCGAATTAACAGAACTCATTAAAGATTCTAAAGCAAAGTTATTTGGTGATACATTCTCAGAAAAATCTGACGTTGTTATTATCGGAAAACGACGCAAAATGAAACGTGTTCTTATTATTGATAGATCAGATAGCGAAAAACCTCTAGTAGCCGTTAAAAAACTTTCTTTCAATTTCGACGAAAGTAAATTTTCTGCTGCTAGTGAAGTATTGAAATCAGATATCGCTATGAAAAACTTCACAGACTTAGAGGAAGCTGTTAAACAAGTTGCTAAAAATGGTAAAAAACTGTTCGATACAGCTGACAAGGCAGCAACAAAAGATCTCGACCTCATTAACAAACTCGCTAAAAAAGCAAGAGATGGAGAATATACAGACGAGATTAAAACAAAAATCGCGATCCTAAAAGTAACTGGCTCTATGGGTTATGGTATGGCTATGGATAAATTCGGTGCATCTAAAGACGCAGTTGATTTTGTTAACAGTGTTACATCTGCTTTGACATCTAAAGACGACTAAAATTTATATATCACTATGTGGGAGTTCCCACATAGTGATATCGGATTTTTTTTGTTTACATATTATTTTAATAGTTTCGGGTTAGATGTATCTCATTAGAGATTTAACATTTTATATACTGCCAGGTATATAAAAAACTAAAAAAGGATATTAAATGGCAAATACAACTATGAAATTGGACACATTGGCATCGATCGTGGTAGCGGCTAGAACTTCAGCTATAACTAAAAAAATGAAAGACGAGTTCGTCTTTCTAAAAGACGTTAAAAGAGTAGCTGATGCTGAATCAGCAAGTGATGACTGTATCGGTAAAAAAGGCTTTGTTTTTGCTAACGGTGGCGTCGTCGAAAAAGAACTTGAAAAAGGAGACATTGTCCTTGTTTGCGAGGATGCATTATTCTCAACAGCGTTGTTCCATACGCTAGGCGGACTAAGTACGGCTGAAAGATTTGCTTTGGGATATAACATCGAAGATGTCATAGAAGAAAACATGTCTCAGCCAGATAGTTCGGAAGAATCTTCCGAAAGTCAAGAGGAATCAGAAGATATACTCATTCCATCGAGAGAGTTCTTACTCTGGCTCGGATCACAACACTCCGAAATTACTCTACATAATGAGGAGTTTGAAAACCGTGGACATAAATTCAGGATAGAAAAGATTCCGATGACTACAACGTTCAAGTTACTTATCGATGACGATAAGGTGGCGCTCCTATCGAAAGATGGTGATGGCTGGAATGAAGAACGTGATAGAGAGGAAGAAGTAAAAAACTTACTCAACGAACATGAAAGAACTTTAGTTCATTTCAAAATCGGAGAGTAATGTTACAGAGGGACTTCGGTTCCTCTAACTTTATTTATTTTTTTTTTCTTTTTTTCCTTGAATTATATAGGAGATACTATGATAAAATTTCGAACACCAATAAACGACTTAGAAAGTACAGTAGTAGGTCCAGCTATAGTAACTATTATGAATGATATAAAACGATTATTCCTTATGGATTTAGATACACATATTTCTATTGTGAATTCAGATAATCCATACATTAATAAAAACTGGAATGTTGGAGACCAAACACTTAATGAAAAAAATCATAATAGACTATCTGTTATTGAAGTTGAATATACTGTCGATATCGATAAACAATCTATAAACGATACAGATTATAAATATAATCGTTCACTTCCATTACTTTACGATAGAGAAACAGATTTTTATATAAAGAACTTATATGTCCAGCATAAAATTGAATTATCTTTTAAAGTTAAATCAAAATTTAAAAATGAAGTGGTCGGTATTTTGAATAACCTTAGAGTTAGAAGGATTTCGAACCGACTCATGACTTCTCATGATGTTATTTATTATATAACATTACCTAAATTTGCTGTAGCACTTATGGGTAATATCGTTTATAATAAAAACAAAACTACAAATAGTGAAATAACACTGAATGATTATATACGTTCTATATCTGATGAAAGGTATTCACTAATGTCTCCTATGAATGGAGATTTAGATAAATCATCTATAGTCTTTAAAGAAGTCCAAAAAGAATTGATAGGTAACTTTACAGATGATATTTTAGATACTAAAAAATCATTTGATAAAGAAACAGAGATGTGGGAAGCAGAGTTTAAATATGAGTTATTTATGAAAATACCAACGACGATGGAATTTAGATATCAGCCATATGTCTGGCAGTTGATGTTAGATAAAGCATTTAGAACTGTAATATCTACAGAAAATATTTATGATAGATCTAAAGAAAAACTAGATTTATGGTTAGACAGCATCGCTAAAGTTGATACAGATTTTGGTTTCGATAAAAATGCTTTATTGTTTATAGAAGATTTTTATGTCAATGATTATCTTACTATTCCTTCTACAGACAAACATTATACAATAAAACATATCGGTCCATTCTATATTTTATTAACTATTTTATTCTCAATAACGTCAGATACAAAAGTTGGAGATGTTTTGTTTAACCTTAGTGATCTCCCAGAGTATTCGTTTACAGATGAAATGTTAGAAATTTTAATGAAATGTGAAAATGAAGATTTATCGGAACCTTTCCAGTCTATTTTTAACATACGTGTTTTTGATAAAAATACAGCTTTATCTACTGATACTGTAATTGTTAAACCTAACTTAGATGTTGTTTTAAATAAAACATTACCGTTAAATGGAATTTACAGACTGGCTTTTAGTATAATTAATAACAGCGAATTACTATCTACAAAAGCAAAAGAAAAAATAAACGATACATGTAAAGATGAGTTTCTTAGCTTGAAAGAGTTGCTCGTTGTTGATAATAGTGATGAAAAAGTTATTGACACTAATTTAGAATTTCCTACAAAAGGAATTAAAACAGCTTATTTTAAAAGCAGTATTGTATCACATATTTTAAAAAAAGGATAACACATGATAGGAATACCTGATGAAAGCCCGATAGAAATTGTGGAAGTGGAAGCTCCACAAAAGAGTGTGGCTATTTCTACAGTCATAGATACAGATGTACCTATAACAAAACTAACTAAATTTATATCGGGTTATAGTTGGACTGTAGATACTTATTTTAATAAACAGATAGCTGAAAATGATATTGGACTAACAGCCGATATTAACACATCCGCTGGATTAGAGCAATATATAGCTATCAATAACTTTGAGGTTAAACTTACTACACCAATAGAAAATATTTCTATTAATAATGTTGAAGGCGAATGTATTATATCTGACATTATACCACAAGAAGGCGATATATTTTTTGCTAGACTTATAGATAATAGTTTAGGGTATTTTACAGTTTATGAAGTTACACATAACCTTTATAACTTTAGAAATATATATACATGTAAGTTTAAATTATCGCATATACTTACTACAAGCACAGAACAATTGTTCGAAGATGTTCGTGAGAAGTCTATTTCAACAATGTCTTATGATCCTAATGCTTTCTTTGACAATACAACGCCTATTGTTACTGAAGATATTTTAACATTTAGAAAAAATGCTGACACGTATTTAAACTTTCTTGTTACACGATATATGGAATCATTTTTTAATTCAGAATATGATGCTCTTAGTGTACCTGTCGAATCAGAACTTGTTACTGTTGACGTATACTTAAACGCATTTATTCACGTTGTGTTTGAAAGAGAACATCCGTATTTTCAAAGAATGTTACGTTGGGGAGATAAACCGTTCGACAACTATAGAACACCATTCTATTTTATTCTTAATAGAGATACCTCTATTAAATCTTTTGTAAAATGTAAAAGAGTGTCAGAGACATTAGATAGTTTTACAGACAATCCATATTTTCAATCACTATTCTATTCCGGTGTTGAATTAAATACGGTCTATGAAGACTTTGAAAATGATATCGTAAAACCAATAGAAGGAAATGAAGATACGTTATTTCCTAATCAAGACATTACTACAATGCTATTTAGTAATGAATTTTATAAACTTGACGATGGAGTAAATTTATCTTTATTAGAAAAACTCTTGGTTGATTTCATTTTTAGAAAACAAGTTGACTATACTTCTGTGTTAAAACTGAAGGATACTATTTGGGAGCGAAATAGACTAGAGCAATTTTATTATGTTCCTTTTATTTATATGCTTCTGAAATATGCAAAAGTCAATAGTTATAGTTTGGAGAATACATATGCAAGGTAAAAGAGAACGATATAATATAAGAGCTAAATATGTTGGTGTCTACACGTATGAAGAACTTCAACATATTCAGTTACCTTATAGAAGTTTTACAGATATTGTAACAGGAAAGGTTATCAACGATGTTAGCTTACAAGACATAGAAGGAGACTTCTATGTAGACAGTGCTGTGATAGCTAGGCTTGTTTCTGATGGATTTGATTTTCAAATAGGTCTAAACGATATTAAAAAACTTTACAAAGAAACTTTAAAAATTCTTGGTAAAAATGAGGTTTCTACTGTTAGAAATTATCTAGGTGACGATGTATTAGATGACAATACTAAATTTCTAAATAACATAGAAAACTATAAGGCATTAAAATCATATATTGAAGAAAAGTTTGAACATGTCATTTTTACGGATATTAAACGTGAAATGGAAACTCACACGCTTGCCGGAGATGTTTTTGGTTTGAATAAACCTGTGTTTGTTAAAAAAGAAATTAAAAAAGAAAGTGAGCCTAATACTGATTACTCACAATATTACCAATAAAAGGAAAAAACATGACATTACAAGAAATACTAAAAAGACTTTCAGATATCCAGCTTATTAAAAAACAGCTTAAAGAAAAACAAGATAAAGAAACACTTATTAAAGCAGCACAATATTTGTCAGAAGGATTTTATGAATCACTAAAAGATGTCACGCCTTCAACACTAAACGCTGCTATTAAAAAAGCTTTAGAGCTTTTAAGTAACGAAATAGATAATCTTCAGGTTATGATAGTTAATTACGAATATGATGTATCTAAAATTTTAGAGTTTGTTGGAAGTAAAGAGACAAAAATTTTGATTAAGGCGTTCGTTGACAATAAAGAACCATTTAAAAAGTTGTTTGATGGGAATGAAATTGACTACGACGAATCTTTATCTATTTTGAAAATAACTGTAAATGATATTGTTAAACTAGCAAATATTTTAAAATTAAGAACATATAATTCAGATAACATTAAACACCTTATTGATAAAATCGTCTCTATCATAAACGATACAGAAATAGATGATTTAAGTATTGTCTTTAGAACTGAAGATGACATTAAACGTTATTCTTTACCAGACGATTTTGACGCTAGGATAGAGATTTTAACCCTAAATGTTAAAATTAATGAGGAGCTTAAATCAGTTATTGATTTAAGAACAAAACTAATTCCTCTTATTAAATTAAATCCAGACATGTAAGTGAACGCTTTTTAGCGTTCACTTACATTGAATTTAATAAGGAGTCTATAATGGAACAAAAGTTCATTCAAGACGAAATTATGTCAATACAAACAGGTTGTATTGGAAAAGACATGTCTGCTCATTTTGAGCTAGCTTTACATCTTCCAGATGGTCAAATATTAAAACCACCAACATGTATTGACGTAGATATAAATAGAGATTATGTCGGAAGACAATCTGATTTTACTTTAGTAAGTTTTCTTCTTCCGTTAGGCGATATGGTTAAATTTGTATATCCGCAAAGAGATAATTTAAAAATCACTATTACATATTATACGCTAGGCGATGTGTCTGAAATTACGTATGATTTTGTTTTAAGAGATATTGGTCCTCACATCAAGCTAGGATCTTACGCTAATCGCACCCTCACAGACCTAAATAAGGAGTTTACAGAAGTTCATGGCGAATGTATACCTGAAAGTCTTAATGCGCTTAAAAACACCGTTATTTACGGTACATACAAAAATTGCACAATGTTTGACGTTTTGTCATCTGCTTTTAGTAAAGTTAATGCTGATATTAATGCGTTAATACAAAACAATCTTATAGAAATTGATATAATAGAACCAAATAATACTAGAACATATGAACAAATTCTTATACCTGATACCATTGATATATTTAAACTTCCTTACTATTTACAAAAGAACTATGGAATTTACAATGGTGGAGTAGGTGTTTATTTACAAAGATATAAAAATAAAGACACGTTATTTATATATCCAACACATAGGAAAGACAGCGCTATAAAACTTGAAGAAACACTTCAAGTTACAGTGGCTAACAATGTTACAAGTATGGGATCAAATGGAACTTATGCGTATAAAGGAAATATACTTAAAATACTTGTTGATAAAATAACAAGTATAGATCATGATGGCGAAACACCTATGAAAAATAATGGAACAGGCATTGCTGTTACAGAACCAAGATCTATTGTAAACAGACCAGTTGAAATAACCAACGACGATGTCAAAACAGATAGCATATATACAAAAAGAAAACAAAATCATAAAGTTCTTAAAAATGAACAGACTTATGTAAAGAAACAAGGTATGACATCAAATGGTTATATGGAACGATCCAAAATCTTAGAAGAAGACGGTCATAGAAGATTATATACATGGTCATTTTCAAACGCTAGATTGTTAAGACCTTTTATGGGTGTATCCCATATTGAAGAATCTGAAGTAATGCAATTCACTAACGGTATTCTTCAAGGAGTTCATATTACTTTTGATAACAATAGTAAAATGGAAGCTAGTGTACTTCATCTTTTTTTAGATACTGATGCTAATAGTGGACAGGTAATAGGTGGTAATTTATCTGCATCTGAAATATCGGATAAAATTAAATTCCTTTGACTTTATAGACTCGGACTCCGAGTCTATAAAGTATTTATAAATAATATTTTTTATGAAACTAAAAAGAAGAGATGCAATGAAGTCTATTAAAATACTTAACTTATCTGATATTCATATCGGACACCCTAACACACACGCTAATTTTATGTTTGAAAATATAAAAAAATTCTTTTTCAAACACACAAAGCTATTTGAAAATTTAGATATCATAACATTATCTGGAGATTTGACACATAAATTGTTACCTACAAATAGCAATGACTATTCTGTTTTTACCGATCTTTTAATCTTCCTTGTTTCATTCTGTAGTAATAATAACATTAAACTAAGAGCGTTAGAGGGAACAAAAAGTCATGACATGGGACAAATGAAAAACTTCTATAAGATTATAGATAAATTAAACTACAATGTTGATTTTAAATATGTCGATACTTTGTTTATAGAACATATGAAAGATTTAAATTTTACAATTTTATATGTTCCAGACGAATTAAACAATAGTAACGCAAAAGAAACTTTTAAAGATGTTTTGAATCTTATGAAAGAACATGGGTTAAGTAAGGTAAATCATGTTATTCTACATGGACAATGGAATTATAATCTTCCTGTTTCATCAAAAGCAAATCATAATGAAGAAGATTATTTATCTATTTGTGATGGATTTATCTCTTGTGGTCATATACATGAGTTTTCAACATATGACAGAATTATAATGACTGGTAGTTTTGATAGACACAATCACGGTTCAGAGTGTAAAAAAGGCACTGTGCTTTTTGAATACAACGAACTTGGGAATGAATATTTATTTTTAGAGAATGAGAATGCTAAAATTTATAAAACAATCCATATGGAAAAATATAACCCTAATGAATTAATAGCTATTATCAAAAAACTTAAATTACCTGCTGGTAGTTTTATCAGGGTTAAAACTAAAGATCTATCTATAGATAAATCGGTCATAAAAGATATTAAAAATTTATTTCAAGATTACACCATAGATTTTGCAAGTAATAAAAAAGAGAAGACAGATGTTAGAAGCGCACTATCAGAAGAGATTGTTGGATTACAAATAACAAACGACAACATAGTGTCTTTAGTCGAAGAAGAACTAGAAAACTTTAATATTGTTAATAAGTTAGATTTTATAGAAGAATTAAAAAAACATATATAATCACTACATACGGACAATATTGTCCGTATGTAGAGTTACTCGAAAAGATCGTTAATATCTATATCATCTGTCATTGCTGCTTTAACTGCTTCTGGTTCTAATTTTGGATTTCTATCCGGTACATTTTCAAGCACTGTTGTTTTTATGTGCATGGCTGTTTCTTCTTCCATTATAGGCAAATTTGTTCTTCTGCCTTGCATAGCTGCTTCTATTGTGTTTGCTAGATTAGTGAAATTTGTACCTGATGATATTTTCTGGATTAGGTCTAAAGGAGTTAGTTGGTAAATACCGTCTAATCTCATAACAACAACATTATTCTCATCAACAACCAAAACTGGTTTTTTAGGGGAACCTGCGTACGAAACATATTTTCCTATAATGCCAATGTTTTGTTCATTTAACACTACCTTGCCTGTGAATATAGGTTCGAATATTTCTTTATAAACAGATAATGGCATTTTTTGTAAATGCTCTGTTGAATTATATAATTCATTTCTACAATCTGAAATTCGTTTAGTTAGTTCGTCAGCCGCTCTTTGTCTAAGCTGTCTTTCTGCTTTAATTAGTTTTTCTTGTTTTGTCATAATATTTTCCTTTTTTTTAACTTATTGTTCTTGTTGTTTTTGTTATATTTAACATAATATCATCTATTCTATTTTCAGAAATAGACGCTGATCTAAGTAATGTGTATTGCTTATTGTCTTTATATCCTATTATGTTAATATTCATAGAAAAATTGTTATTATCATCTTTATCTATAAGTGAGGCTTCAACAGTAACGTTTTCAAAATACTTACTGAAAAGATTTTCTAACGCTAATCTAAAATCGTTTTCTAATTCAAATCCGGGTTCTTTTAGACCAATAATGTATTTAGCGGATGTTATTTTAAAATATGACGATTGAGCTTCCAATGACGCTAAAAAGTACTGATAAAGCTGAACCATAATCATATTGGGATCTGTTAATTCTCCAACGTCTGATAATACAGGTAGTCCCATAGGCTTTCCTTTTTTATAATTATACTCAATAGAAGTTTTTATGACAACTATTTTTTATCATGACATATATCATTATACATTTATATATTATCTATATGACGTATTTAAAAAAGGAGACTTATAGATGACACATATGGAAAAAATAATTTATGAACGGGTTAGAAGTTCATATAGTTTAAGTATAGGAACGGGGATTGCTATTGAAACATTGTTTGGTATGGACAGTTTTGCTTATGATAAGAATAGACAATTCGAAAGATTAGATCCAAACAAGTTTGACTATTGTTATATAAACTTACACACACTTGTAAGAAATATTATCACTTCTTGTGGATCAAAAAACAAAGAGTTAATAGTTAATAACATTTACTTACTTACAGATGTTATTATAGAAGAGATCAACAATATTGATGTTTTATTTAGAAATACAAATTGTAAACTCATTGTTTTTTATAACGATTATTTTAAAGTAACCTATAAAAGGTTTTTAAAACCAAAAAACGACATTGAAAGATTTATTGCTGCAACAATTAAATTAGTCAGTATGAAATCAGATTACATTAATGAGAATACATCTTGTGAGATGATTGACGATTTCTTAATAAAGACACAAAAAAGAGTTATCATAATAACTCACTTTCCTGTGGACTTGTTAAATTATACGTTAAATAAAGATTTTGTTCTTGTAGAATCTGTTCACGGCACTATCGTTAATAAACTTGATTTTAACAAAAAATATCCTAAAAGTGTTTACTACGATAAACATAAACTTCCGTTTAATGAACTCTTACTCAGACTTCTAGGAGATAATAGAATTTTAGAAAAACCATTTAAAGATATAAGAAAGGAGGTCGGTGAGATAGCTGAAAAAAGAAAGTGGATTCCAACTACAAGTCAAACTGTAGTTAAATCGCATTTAAATGCAACTCCCAATACAAGAGACGCAGTGAACGCAACAATTAGAAGACTTATTTATAAATAATATTATCTATATATTATATAGTTACATCATATCAAAAAGGAGAATAAATATGATATTTTCGTACGATAATTTAAACGTGCCGAAACCTATTGTCTGTAAAATTCAACATGGAAGTGAGACGCTTCTGTTTGAATTAAACGGACTAATTAAAAACGACAGGAGATTTAGACTTTCCGATCCGCTTCAATGGAAACTTGTTAATCGTTTTCTTGAAACTAAAGGTACTGCATTTCAAGACGAACTCTTCGAGATTTATAGAGATATTAACATTATCTGTACTAAAATTGTACCGTCAGATGTAATCATTATGCAATTCAGAGATAAAATTCTTCAACTTCATCGTCTGTTGAATTTAGACGAAATAACAAACTTTGTAAGAGAAGAAGGAATAACAGCCCCATCAAAGTTCGTTGAACGGTTTGATAAAAAACTTGAAAAAGATAATGTTGGAACAGAAGTACAAACATTTACAAAAGATCAGTATATCGAGATGGTAGGACTGTTAATTATTAGTAAAATGATTGTTGGTCCTGCGGGTATGTTGTATGTAAATAATACGAGTATCTTTAACAGTAAGTCAAAAGAGTACTCGTTGGTTTCTGTTGTCATACCTGAAGAATCTGGTCTTTACGAAACAGCTCCTGTTAAAAAACTTCTTGATGGATTTGCGATTGTGGTCGAATCACAAATGAAAGGTTTCAATGCAGACGCTATTGCATTCAGTAAAGGTGTTCCAAAAGAGGAGTTTCCAAAGTATCTATTCGGAATAACCGTACTAAAACTTTTACCTGTATCTATACCAGAATATGACAATGACAGCACAAACATTGTTACGTTCTTTTATTCTACTGCAAGAAAGGTTTTAGTAGAAAATAAAAGCATCTACGAAAAACGAGAAGGCGTAGATCCTGAAACAGGAGATCAAGAGGATTATTTTAGTATGTATAGAATGATCTCTCCTGTAACTCCTGGCTGTATTCAAGAAGTTATTGCGTCTGTAGCTAACGTTAAAAACAATCTTTCTGTTTACATGTTTGATGTAGAAGAAAGATTGGTAGACACATTAATAAACAGACTTGCTGGTCTTGAACCGTATCCTATCTTTGATCCGTTATTGGATCTTGCTGTAATTATTCTTTCTATCACGCCAGAAAGAAAGCATGATCCAAAAGCTATAGGACTTGTAAGATATGAAAGTATAGCTTATTTTAACGGATACAATCCGGATAAAAATTTTGGCGATATAGTGACACTCATGGTGACAGCATCTTTAGTAGCTTACAAAATGAATCATAAAAGTATCGCGTGGTTATTAATGTCAGCTATTGATGTTCACAATATGACAATAAGTGATAACGCTGGAAGAGAACATATCTCTAAAGAAAGGAGGATAGAATTAGAACAATTTTACAAAATCAAACCTAAATTGGATGCTAATGATGAAGGAGAACCTGTAATCATTAATGCCATTAATGCATTATGTAATGATATCATTAGCGTTCCATACAGGTGTTTAGCTGGAAAAGAGTTGGGTCATGAAGAATCACACTTATTCATAGACCCTAATTTTAGAAATCAGGTCGCTGATTTAATTATAGATTTACACAAAAGGAGACACAATAATGTATAACGAGGAATTAAACGGTTGGGAGATTGTTGAAAAAAAGGAGTATGCTGTAATTAAAGCAGTTTATTATCCCGTATTTTTTATAAGAGATACTATGGTACAAAGATCATTCCACATCAACGCTACAGCTCAATCGCTAAATGGCTTAGCGAATGCGATAGACGAGAAAGGGATTAATTTATCAAATGTAGACGTAGCAAGAAATTGTCCTAGTTTATATGGGATGAATGCTGCTCCAGATATGGCTATTCAAATCAAAAATGGATGGAAACAAAAGAGGTTTGGTTTTATTATTCTTCTAATTGTAGTAACACGCGTTAATGGTATTGTTACAAAAGTATCCAAAAATATCATCGAAGGATATACAGAACATACAGGTCACATCGTTCATAACGGAAGATTAATTCCTGACCCAAACAATCAGCATACAATTAATAGAATTCGTGTTGAGACATCTAACGTTGTAACAACAGATGGACATACAAGAGAAGTATCTACACCACCTAGGTCATTTGTAATTGTTCATGATCCATTAACGGGAACAAGTAAGTTTACACTCGATAGAAGTGACTTACGTGTGATGAGACCAACAGATATTGCATCGAACTTATTTTATAAGACACGATACCAAGATGTTTCTATTAAAGATTATTCTTCTACTGTAGAGAATAACCTAAACGAAACAGCGACAGTTAATAGCAACCCTACTAATGTAGTGTCAACTATCATGACAAAAGCCATCGAATCTAAAACACTAATTGACTCGCAGATGACAGACCCGAATAGACCTAAAACTAATATCTATTCAAATATGACGTCTAGAATAAGTGAGTTTCAAATAGAATCCGTTGAGTTCATTCAGGGTCTTTCTGAAATTTATGGTTTTATCACAAATCAATTCTTTATGAAAGATGTTGTAAGGTCATTACTTCCTGGTTTTTCTAACGTGTGCCACTTAACAGACCCTAAGAAACTATCTTCAGATATTAGATCTATGCGAGACGTTAACAGCGACTTTATGTTCAGTGAAGGGTCTGATTTAGCACAAGCTACAGACAAAGCTAGAATTGCCTCAACGTTAGCAGAAGCACTTGGTCCTATTATGGAAACCCGTTCTATTTACTCATTAGGTTTTTCATTCTCTTATAAATCAAGAGTTTTTGGATTCAAACCTTTGAGTGAACCTAAGAACCCTGTATTCACTTTTCATCCTAGCCAAGTAAAAAGTGTATTTGACGCTATAGGTTCATTGATTAACGCACTAATAGTGCCATTAGTTACACTTGGAAATCCTGATAAATCATTTGAGATAGTTTGTTATTATGACAAACTAAATGAATCAAGAATAGGGATTACGTTTCCTGATGAAATGAATCCAGTACCTGAAATCTTCCCATTCCCTACATTCGCATCAGGAACATATAACCCAGCAATAACAAGACCAAACTTTGCTGAAACAGAACTAAATGACTGGGCTAAAACAATTTCCCTAGTTACAAATTTTTAAAGGAAAACAATGCAATATTTAGACTTTTTAAAGCGTTTTATAGAAACGTTAGGTCTTACTGTAAAAGACGGTTTTATTTATAACAGAGATGTTCAGGTTACTATTAATGGTAAACCATTTGTAATACCTACAAAAAAGATTTGTGAGAATCTTTTTGAACCGGATCAATCCGGAGCGATGGTTTCACGTTATGAGGTTTTCAATCCGTTGAATGAGAATTTAATAAAACAGGACAGTGCGGCTACGAAGTACTTAAGAAAAACGATAGAATCAACATTAAACTATAAACTCATTCTTATTAATTTAATGCTGATAGAGTCTTACAGAAATAATCTTAAAGACGTACCTAAAGTTGTATCTGATTTTCATATCTTCGTAGAAAACGCAAAGAAAGGACGAGTAAAGTTATTTGACGATAACTTTATGAAGATCTATAAGAAAGTTCAAGATGTAGTGATGGAAAAACGTTCATGTCGTTTTGCTTCTGTTACATTTAAGAAAGGTATCGAATACGAAAAAGAAACATATAGAAGAGGATTTGTTGTCAATAGTCCTTTTCTCGATAACTATGAAGATTGCGGGTTAGGACAGTTAAGAGCTGTGGATAAAGCACTATTGAAAATCGTCGGAACATACGCGTATGAAATAGTAACAGATAGAAAATCTGTCATTGCTGTAAGTAACAACGGAATAAGCGCTACGTTCATGGTCATTGTTAAAGGTTGGTTAAAACTTTTAACACAGATCAATAATCTTGGCAAATCGTTAAAAGTCATTGACGAAAATGTATCTAAGATGATAATCACTGACGTCAAAGTAACGCTGAATGACTTAGACTTTGAAAAGTTTTCATACGAGGCTAAATCATTACCATCAGAAACAGAAGATGGTGTTGTTCATGAAGAAGCAGACAATACAAACACCGATCAGTCGCAGCAACAAATACAAAATGATGTTCAGCATGAAGACAGAGATAAACTTTTAGAAGAAATATTTAAAAGCGCACAGAAGTCTTCGACAACTGACTTTAAGACACAAACTAATAAAGTTACATCGTCTCCTAATGTATCTAACGTAAAATCGCAGGCGATGACTTATGAGAAACATCGTATTTCACCTAATGCGCCGCAGTATACAGATCCATATGGACAGCCCGTAGTAGCACAGTACGGACAGCCAGTAAACCCTTATGGGGTTGTTGATCCATACAATACAGCTATTCAACCTACAGCGTACGGACAACCATATGTAGATCCTAATGCTGGTTATATGCAGCAACCTGTGTACGGAGCAGGATACGGACAACCTGAACCAACAGGATACGTTTCAGAAAAACAGAAACGGTCAGGAGTTTTTGGCGGTGGTGTCGCTACAGGACAACAAGTTTCAATGCCGACAATGGATCCGAGATTAATGAAACAAGATCCTAGATCTGGTTTACTTATTGACGAACCTGCAAAACTATTGTACGATCCAAATAGAAGAATTCATATCGACCCTAGATCTGGTCAGCCTGTTATTTTAAATAATAGACCGCCTTGGTAAAAACTACAGTGGAGAGTAATCTCCACTGTAGTATCATTTTCTTTTTTATTTAAACGCTGTTTGTAAATTCTTGATTGCTGATATTTTACTATCGTCTATCAACTTTATTGTGTCTGTTTCTGTTGTAAAATCGAAATAAGAATTTAAACCATTTGCTAATGTAGTTAGGTAACATAACCAATTAGGTAAGTTCTCTAACTCACTCAATAATTCTTGAAACGATGCTTTAAACCTAACTGTATCAATAGGATCGACTTTTTTGTCATATGTTACATTTTTAAGCACAGATACAGCATAAATATTTTGCTCTAAAACGGACTCAAAAGGATTAACATTTTCTATACTAACTTTCCAATCTGTCGATGGTAACGGCATTTTGATATCCTTTTTGTTTTATTAATATATTATATTCATACTATAAGATAATAAAAAATGATCTTATATGTATTATTTGTATAATAAAAAAGGAGATACTATGGCAAAAAACAAAAGACCGTTGGAAGATTTATCTTTCGAAGAACTTTTAGACGTTGTTAAACTTAATAAACGCTACTTAGGTTTTTCAGGTATGGCGAACTTTGGAGAAAATGTTTCATCGTCAAGATACGCTATGTTCTTTGGGTTCTTCGGTCAGTATGTTTCAACACTTAAAAACTCTGAACCGCCTATCACACTAAGTGGTTTAGAGCATGATTTTGGTGAGACACTATTCTCGCGAAGACTTCCACATGACAGTACGATACTTTCTATTATAGATAGATATTATTCACCATATAAAGACGGAATCAACACTGTTTGTGAAAAAATCGTGATTTATCACGACAGAGAAACCAACCAGATTGATTTTATGAATATACCGTATATTGAAAAACATAATCCTAAATTTGGTTTCAACCATAAACCAGAACCTATATTAGACGATGTTGAATATGGCGATACTCTAGAAGCTGGGACATATTTGTCAAGAACAAATTCTGACAAAGGTGATGGTGAAGTAGGGTTTGGTTTAAACGTAACAGGCGCTCTTATATCACATAAACATGTTGCTGAAGATACTGTGATCATTACAGAATCTCTTAGTAAAAGAGGAGAGTTTACAACATACCAAACAATTGAAGGTATGACAGGGTATAACAACATACCATTAAATGCATTTGGCGACGATGAAAATTATAAAGTCTTTCCTGACTTAGGTGAGATTATAGATGACACGGTTGTTTTTGCGACACGATCATTACCACCAAGTACATTTAAAAGTGACGGGACTGATTCTAAAATAGGTTCTGCCGGGCATTACATTTCAACATATAGTAATGCTCACTTACAATGTCTTGATCCTGAATTTGATAGACTTTATAATGTCAATAAACCTAAAGGTAAAGTTGTTGACATTATTGTCTTAAAGAACCCAAAGGGTAAAAAAGTTGCCTCGCATCATGACGCTTTTGGACAGTTAGAAAAGTATGCAAATGCATATAAAGCTTACGCGAAACAGTTTGTTGAAACAATAGACAAAATAAAGAGAGACTATAAAGGAATTCCTCTTTCGCACAAGCTTCATAATGAAGCAGTCTATTTTAGATCTATTTTAGACGAATCCATTGTTAAAACAAAAGGACTTGATAAGTTAGATCTATACTATGTTAAGATTGTTGTTGAGTTCACACACACACTTAAAAAAGGTATGAAAGTAACAGGACTGTATGGTAACAAAGGTGTTATCGGTGGCGTTGTTCCTGACGAATATCTCAACGGACTTGACTACATTATGGAAGCTAAATCTATAGCAGGTAGGATGAACCCGGGAGTTATCTTTAATGGAACGATTGGATATCTTCAGAAAACACTTGGTGAGCGATTTAAAGAGAAATGTTTACGTGAAAACATAGATCTCTTTAACATTTCTAAGTTTAAGAAGAAACATAAAAACTTCTTCTTGAAAGAATATGAGTTCCTAATAGATCTCATCAAACTTCTAGAGTTGCAGGACTATCAGATCTGGAAAAATGCAACTTATGAAGAAAAAATAGAAGTTCTTCAGGAAATTATTCATAAAGGATTTAGATTTATTGTTCCTATGGACAGTAAAATACCTAAAGACGAAATGATTGAAAGAATTAGAAACTCTGTATATTTCATACCTCCTAAACCTTTACGTTATAATATTAGAGGTAAATGGGAGACGACTGAATCACCTATTGAGGTTATTACTACATATATGTTAGTTCTAAGTAAGATAGGTGATTCGTGGCTCGCTACTAATTCCGCACATGTTAATCATTTCGGTGTTCCTACAAGTAATTCAAAAGCAGAGAGAACACGTTTTCCGTTTTCTCCAAATCCTGTAAAACACGGAGAAGCTGAAAGTAGGTTAAGTCATGCATATGTTGGTCCTGAAGGATTTGCAGATTTACGTAATAGATCTGTAAATATCTACACACATAAAAGAATTTGTGGTAAAATTGTAACAGCAGAAGATCCGTTTGACATCAAACGAATCAATCCAGGACCGTATAAAGATGATAAACCGTTAACTGTTATGGAAGAAATCATAGGTATTGGTGGTGTTGAGATTGCACATAAAGAAGATCTAGAAGATATTTTAGATTAGAAAAGGAGAAATAGTGTTAACTATTAGAGAAGTCATCGATAAGAGATTCGAGCTATTAAATGTTGATGATTTTATCGATGTAAAGTTTGAAGACGGTAAAGTAATACCCATGGTAGGCGGATCTGCTGTTATAAACAGTTTTGTACTTTCTATCATAGATAGATTTGGATCAAAATTACCTATAAAGAGCGATTACAGTGTAACAAATTTCTACGTTAACAACGCTCCAGATGGTGGAAGTATAAATAAAGCATTTAGTAGGATTGGTAGAGATATTGTCAGTGAAATAGGTATTCATAACACAAAACTACAAGAACTAAATGACAGATTCCATACCCTTGTGTTAGATATAACGAATGAAATTTACAACGAACTTGAAACAGGTATGGCTTCTGGTATGTATGGTATAAGTAGTTTCGATATAATCGAAATCACAAAACACCCTAGGATTAAATTAGCTAAATCAAAACTTAAACCAACATCTACACAAAAAGAAATTCAAACCGTTTATGATGAAATATCAAAAGTAATTCATTCTGATGATATCTCTCATGATAACGGACTTAAAAAACTTTTTGTTTCTGGAATTGGTAACAAAAACCAAATCATGCAAATGATCGGTTTAAGAGGGTTTTGTGTAGAGATTGACAGCTCTATTTTCAAATACCCTATCACGAGATCATTTGCTGAAGGAATGAATAACCTTTATTATTTAGGTGTTGAAAGTAGAACCGCAGCGTTCGCGCTTACAGCCAGTACGGAATCGATTAAAAAATCTGAAACACTTGGTAGAAAGTTACAAATTGTCGGGTCATTTGTAAGAGATGTGTTTCCTGGAGATTGCGGAAGTACTGATTACTTAGAATGGTATGTTGAAGGACCGTCTGACGATTACAAAGGTGACTTACCTAATCTCGTTGGTGCATACTATAAAGAAACGCTGTTGGAGAAAGATCTTAAGATCATCACTGAAAATGACAAACATCTCATAGGTAAAAAGATCCTCCTAAGAAATGTGACAAAATGTAAACTTAAAGACAAACATAGTGTATGTTCTACATGTCTAGGTGGTTTATCACACAATATACCATTTAATGCAAACATAGGAACACTATTAAGTGCTAATATGTCACAAGCAGCATCACAAGCGTTGTTAAGTACAAAACACCATATGGGTTCAGCAGGAACTCAGTCACTTGTATTTGATAACGATACGCTTGAAATATTCGATGTAAATGACAAAGGAGTTTATTCATTCAAAGACTCATGGTTAAAGAAAGGAGCAAATCATACATTACACTTGACTGTAGATTCAGTAAGACCTCTTATGACAATTAAAGATAAGAAAACTATCTCTAATATATCAGAAGAGAAACTATCCAGAATAGAAGAGATGATACTTTGGTATAACGATGAGTTCGGAAATGAGAAGTTTTACACGCTTAATATAAAACAGAATGGTAGGTTTGGTATTCTATCTAAGAAATTTATAGAATACATTTTAGAAAATATGTCAGTGGAAGAAAGAAGTGTTGTTGTAAAACTCGATAAACTAAGATCGAAGAATAAAGTATTGTTCTTAGAAAACAAATCTTATTCGTTCTTCGAATTAGTTAAAGAGATTGAATCTACAATAGGAAAAAGACGTATATTAAAAGGTGGGAAATCTAGAGAAACTATAGATGACCTCATAAGTAAAGTCTTTAGACTATTTAACAAGAAGCTTAATGCTAACATAGCGACAGTTTCTGTAACGCTTTATCCATATATGGCTAAAGATTTACCTAACGGTAATTTCGATTTAGCGAGAGGATCTAAAGATCCGCAGCTGATTAGTCTTGATAACGCAGTCGGAAGACGCTCATTATCAGGCGTACTTTTATATGATGGTGCACATAATAAAATAAATGTACCTGCATCATTTGTTGATAAAGATAAACCGTCTCATCTCTATGACGGATTATTTAAACCGAATGAATCTATCGCTGAATTCAATAAGCGTTTAGAGTTTAAACAAAAATATCTTAAAATATAGCGGAATGTTCCGCTATATGAAGTTTTTTTTTGGTTTAATTGAATAAAAATAAAGGATTAAAATGATTGCATCTCCTAATAATAATTTTATCTGGAATATTTCAGACAAAGCTAAAGTAAAAATAGAGGACACCTTAAAAGAGTTTTATAAGAATAACTTTACAAAAGGTTTAAATTATGAATTTGAAAATTCTGAAAATGTTAAAAAGATATTTTTAACAGGTATTTTACAAGATGAAGAAAAAATTCCACAGCTACCTCTACCTTATATAATTAATAGCTTTAGTAATACAAAGCTATTCTTTATTGATATTAGAAACATCATGAAGAGTAAACTACCTCATGAGACAGAAGAAATAAAACCTTACATAAGAGATTATACAATGTTTGACATTATAAACATGTATACAGATCTTACAGCGTACCATCTAAATGAAAATATTCCTTCTGATACACTTACCCATATTGGTAAAGTTATGGTAAATGTTTTCTCTAACATTATTTCTGGAGATTTACGTTTAAACCAATACGATGCAGAAAGTCTTAAAATTGTTTTAGGATATCATTTTGCGTCTATGATGTTTCCAGAATCTAGTAAAGACGTACTTGAAGTCTTAACAGCTAAAATGACAGTAGGTATTAAAGAATCTAAAGAAGTTGTTGAGACTTTAGTCAATGTCAAAACACCAACAGAGACATTTAATGAGTTAAGTCTTATATTTAAAGAACTACCGAAATCTGGAAGAATCACAAGATTAACAGCTCCAGCTATTTCTACTATTATCTCAAATAGTATTATGGGACTTGGTTTAAAGAATCTGCTTGTTGCTTCTCTTGACGATCCTCTTATATTTATAAGTCTTCTTAAAACAACTTCTAATGTTAATGTTTATAAGAAAACTAAACTTGTATTTACAGCTAAATCACAAGAGAAGTGGTTGGAACTTAGAGACCTGTATGCTTCAATAAACACATTTATTGTATCCTAGCCTGTTTACGGCTAGGATACATGTTTTTTTGTTTTCATCTTATTTTTATCGATATATCATATTTATAATGATTATTGAAGGAGGGCTAAAAGAATGCTCTTTACATTAGAAATAGGGAGACAAAATTTTAAGGTCTTTCCTAAAAATGAAGAATTTAAAAAAGCTCTAAAAGATTTTAATAAAGAGTTTATTACTTATAGAAAAGATAGAGTTCGATCTAAAGGTCGAGGTAGAAAATCGTTTTTTAGAACAATTCTTGTACCTGATAAACTTTTTGTTGTTCAAAATGTTCACTTAGGTTTTTATATCTATCCTAAAACAGCATTGGATAAATTCGTAAAATTTATTAGTGAAATAGGTATTGGAAGAAACATGTTTGAAGTTATCGAGCATGAAAAACCTAAGCGGTTTAAGGTAAATATTGGCATGGGTGTTGATATGACACCTAGACCTTATCAAAAAAAATACATAGATGTTATGTCTAAAAAGCTACATGAGAATACAACATTCCTTGTAGATTTACAGACAGGTAAAGGTAAAACATTTATATCAGCTAGTACAATAGCTAAATTAGGTTTAAGAATGGCTGTTTTAGTTAAAGCCAACTTCGTTAAAAAATGGAAGAAGGATTTAATGAAACTTTACGGTCTTGACGACAGTGATGTTTTTGTTGTAAGTGGTAGAGACAGTTTAAACCATCTTATTGAATTAGGAAAAAGAAAAGAAACTCCTAAATGTGTGGTTTTTTCTGCCAAAACAATGCAGTCGTATATAAACAGCTGGGAAGAGATGCAATTTGAAAATTGCTTTAATTACGGTTGTTTTCCTGACAAACTTCTAGATATTTTAAGAATATCTGTTATTCTTGTTGATGAAGCACATAAAGAATATCATAGTATTTATAAAACAGTTTTATCTTTAGATCCAACTCTTTTAATTGGTTTAAGTGCTACGTTAATTCATAAAGACGCTAGGATAAATGAAACTTATGGGTATCTATATCCAGACGATAAAAGGTTATCATTTCTTAAAATCGATGTTTACGCAAAAGCGAGAAGTGTTCTTTATAAATTAGACTTACCTAAGAAATTTAGATATATGAACGGAGGATATGGTTATTCTCAAGCCACATTTGAATTATCTATTATTTCTAACAGAAGATTACTGTATGAGTTTGTATCTATGATTCTGTGGGGGTTTGACAAATACTTTTGGTCAATCATCAAGAATAATGAAAAACTTTCTAAAAAGAAATGTTTGTTATTCTTTGGAAGTATTGAAATGTGCACTATTGTAACAAAAGTATTTAAACACTATTATGGTAATGAGAAAATTGTTTCTCGTTATATAGGCGGGGATTCATATATTGATATGCTAGAAAGTGATATTATAATCACCACACCAGGATCTGCTGGTGAAGCTATAGATATACCTAACCTTATAAGGGTATTGTCACTTGTAGCGAATGACTCTATTCAGCAAAATTTACAAATGCTCGGTAGACTTAGGGAAGATCCAGATATAATTGTAGAGTATGTATGGTTCTGGTGTAAAAATATACCTAACCACGTTACATACGATAAGAATAGAAAAAATCTATTTATGAACAGAGTTAAAACAATTGTAGATGATGTTTTTCCTAGAAACTCGGTTATTCCTAAAGATAACTTAGACACTGTTTTATTTAAATAACTCTATTAATCACTCATGCGTTAGCGTGAGTGATATCTCTTTTTTTTTGTTTATATATTATTTTAATAGTTTAAACTAAGACGTTCTTAATAAAAAAGAACTTATAATTTAGAATTCATAAAAAGGAGATATTATATGAATTTTATTAATAAAGAGATAGAACTTAAAAAACTCTATAAAAAGTCTCGTACGGTTTTATATACCGGCGGGACTGGCTCTGGCAAAACATTCAAAGCGGTCACAGAAAGCGACCGCTTTATAATTGCGGTACCAACACGACAGTTGGCTTATGAAGTCTTTATGGACTACAAGTCCATAAAGACTATCGAAACTGGAGAGGTACATATCAACAACGGCGGGAACGCTGTCGTTGTATTTGAAAACCTCTCTGGTTTTCAAACAGATGAGTATGACACTCTTATCGTTGATGAGTGTCATTTTATCAACGACCCTCAAAGAGGGTTAATGTTACTCAATAATATTATTGAGTTTAAAAACAGCGGTAAGGAGGTTATACTCCTTACCGCAACAGACACTCTATCTGAAGAAGTTAAGGAACTTCTTCAGATAGAAGAAATAAAATTGACACCGTTCAAAACGGTGTCAAAAAAAGAAGTGTCTGTTGATGAAATCAACAGACTTAAAAGTGAAGGCGAGATTAATACAATACTCGTCTTCACAAAATACGCCCCAGACGAGGACACTGTATTTGATTGGTGTCTTCGTCTTGGAATAGACAAGGACAAAGCCGATTTTATATCGGCGAACGTCCCAACGTCAAAACGACTTGAGACACAAATCAAGTTCCGTAACGGAGAACTTGAATTAGTTGTGTCAAGCAACGTCTTGGCACAAGGAGTCAACTTCCCGGCCGATGCTGTTATAGTTGTCTATAACGAGTGGGACGATTGGGAAATCGTCCAACAAAAAATAGGTCGCGCCGGGCGACCGCAATATACGGATAAGGCATACTACGCTTTATTCGAATCTCCTGAAAAGGAGAAAAAGGACTTTGTCAAAAAGACAACGACCGCAGTTGTAAAAAAATTCAGAGGAGTTGAAGTTGAGAAACTTAATTTTTCTGATTTTGAGGTCCCAAAAGGGAAATCATATAGAGATTATAAATACTCTAAGAGGTTCCTTAAATGGCTTATCGAATCACGGAAAGCCAAAAAATGGGAGAAAAAAGCTTTCAGAAAACTACTCAGGGATGAGGCGAAAGTTCGTCAAATCTTATTGAGTAGATAACCAAGGAACACACTAGAGTGTGTTCCTTGACGTTATTCAAATCTTTTTTTTTTATAAAACAGAAACAAACTTAGGATTATCTTCATCAGACAGATCTAACACAAACAACCTTTCTACACCTAACTTAACATATAGTGTGTCTACAATATTTTCAGACCCTAATCCTGTTGCGATTATTGCAGATATAACACCATTCAATGACTCATCGTAAACTTCAATTCGTTCAGGTGTATGTAACGAATTAAAAACAATATCATTTACTGTTGTATCATAATTAGCAATATTGCTAAAATCACCGACTAAAGGATATAGTCTATACTCAACGGAATCTGTTAGTGTTCTTATAGATCGAACTATTGCTGGGACTTTTCCAAATTCATTATCGGCATTAGAACTTTTAATAAGAACTACCTGTCCTTTGACAAGAAACTCACCTGAAAGTAATTTGTCTTTAACCACTACTTCATCACTAATTTTAAAATATGACACTCTATCGTATCCATAGTTAGGTAGATTGTCTAGAAAGACAGATGCCAAAACTCTGTCTTCTATATATGTATAATTCAACATTTAAAAATCCTTTTTTTTTATTTTAAATTATTAACGGTAAAGAACCATTAATAAGAATTGCTAGAATAGACCCTATTTGAGTCGAGAACAGGGCAAAATGAGACTTGGAAGATATATTCCTCATATACAAATAATACTCGTTAAATAAGCCCATTATGAAGGTTAAACAGATAGCGTGTATTGGTGCTACAAATAACATAACACCCCACGCTGAAATAAACCCTAGAAACATATAACACACAATACGTTTCACTCTTGTGTTTATACAAAGTTTTTCAAACATACTTTTACTACCTTATTTTAGTTTCAGTTTAAAATCTACTTCATGTTGATATATTCTGTTAATAACATTTCCGGGTGTCTATAAATACCTATAGTTTCTAGAATAATATAAAACGGTTTCAAAGCTAGTGTGGCTGTTTTTCTATAATCTAAAACAGTGAGCAGTTCTTCTGGAATACCTTTATCAATACCTATATCTTGCGGAATAGGTAATGTTTCTACACCATTAGAGAATTGTTTTAAAATAAGTTCACCTAGCTTCTTTCTTATAATAGGACATCCATTCCCATTTTCTATAAATTCTTTTATATCTTTTTTCTTTTTTAATTTAATAGGTATTTCGTATGTTGTATATTCTGGTTCTCTTATTTTTCCATATTTTTCTGCAAAGATTTTATTCCATAGAATATGATATCTGTATTTACTCTCTTCTTCATCTAGCGTATATTCTTTATGCGGTTTAATTTTAGCTACTTTTAATGGCGATGTTTTAAGATTTCTTAGGTCTTTTAGAACTTCGTCCTCTAATTGTATAACACCGTTGATTATTTGACTCAAGACAAGTTTATTTCCAGATGTTAAAGTATCCTCAATATGATTTATAAGCTCTAATACTTTCTGTTTATATTTAATAGGTATCTTATTGGCATGTAAATGAACACCTTTTAATTCTCTATCGAGTTCTTTATATACTCTTCCCTCTTGAATTTTAACTCCTGCGTAATAATGTTTTGAAACATTTGCTGGCGTCATAATAGGCCAAAAGAACTCATTTTTCATAGACAAAATGTCCCTAACAGAAAGCTCAACATTCATGTTAGCTGTCAATACTTTTAAGAAATGAGAAATAGTTTCTCCATTAATCATCATAATAGCAGCAGATAGCGCAATAGATTCTGGCGTAAATACGTAAGCGCCATAATACCATTTAATATATTCCTCATAAGTTCCGCAGGTACTATCGGTATCAGACAGTACAATCGCTCTTCTTAACACATCTTTCATATCAGATATATGTATAGGCATAATATCTGAACAGAATAATGGTCTAATAAGATCTCCAGCGGCACTCATAACTCTGTTAATATTTTTAACTGTAGAAACGAGAGCGTCCATTTCTGGTTGATCTTTTAGAACCTCAAAGTCTGCTTTCTTTCCTTCAAAATCTCTTGAACAAACATGATATGCTGTATTAAGAACAAATTCTTCAGATTCAAAAAGAACACTGTAATCTTCAAAGTCATAATCTCCAGTACATCGTTTAGAAAGAGAACCTAATAACGAACGTGCTAATTTATCGTTGAATTTTCTAAGATGATAGAAGTCATTAATATACGTATACGCACATCTCTCTTCTTCATTTAGTTTAGAAAGATACTTCGCAATATTTTCTTCTTTTTCTTTAGACTTCCAGTAGAGTCTAGATGATCGTAACGTGACTTCCATCATCTCTTCTACTGTAGGAATATGTAGTTTAAACTTCTTAATCGCTTTCTTAATTGCTTTTAAATCAGCATATGTGATAGTCATAGAGATTGCTTCTATAACTGTATCGTAGTCTTTATAATATCTATTACCAGCCACCATCATTTCAGTAACTGCATTACCAATAGAAGCTACTGACCTTGTTGTTGAAGTAAGTGTATAATGTGCAGACGGATTAAAGAGCGCTGTTGATCCTACAGCATATGCTCCAGATAATGCGTTATTAAAAATCTTAAGTACTTTCTGAAGTACATTATAATAAACAAAATCATCATGTCTTCCATCTATTTTTGCTTCGGCCATCTTCTTCTTAGTTACTGTTCTCTTAGACAGGTTATTCTGAATAAACTGTTTTTGAAAAGACTCTAATTTTGTTGGGTGTAAATATGTTGTAAGTGACGGAGCAAAAATCTCATTATTATTTTTTGTTCTTTCTATGTATTTTAATAATGAGCCTTTTTTTCTGACTGCGTCGAAAGTTTTTGAGTCTCTCGCAACAAACTCAATTTCTGGATCTTTTATAGAACTCTCTTTTAATACCTGTGTAACATAGTAATCCGCTGCCTCTCTATCAAGACCTAACATCTTTGTGACGTACGTAACAGCGCCGTCTTTATACTCTTTAAAAGGAGAAACATATTGTTTATAGTCTTTTAAAGAATCTCTCATAAATGGATTTTCTGACATATAGCAATCCCTTTTTTATTCTCTTTCTTTCTAATTTAAAAAGAACTAATAAAAATGATATCGGATTTTTTTTTATTTGTATATTATTAAAGCAGTTAACAGTTAGGTGTTCTATAAAAGAACTTATATTACTCTATAATTTCATAGGTTATAGAGTTTAAAATACATAAAGGAGAAACTATGAAGAGTGTAGTTATAAAATTGGAAAATGGCGCGGCATTTCATAGAAAAATGCCACTAAGTCTAGAAGACTTAGAGACAGAGATTGCGTTAAAGTATATTGAAAATGAGTCACCAAAGATATTTTTGTTTAAGGGAAGAGATATTAATAAAATAATTTTTAAAAAAAAGGTGACTATTTTTTACGAAGTTTCTCCTATTGACGGAGAACTTTTGTATTATCCTTCGGAAGGACGTATTAAATTTGAAATTACACATGAGATAAAACTATCAAGAAATCTGCTCAAATTAAAGTCTAACTTAATAGCTGTTAGACATAATTTACATAATATGATTATAGATTTTAATTTTTCAGTGTTAAAAATATCTGTTACTTTAAAAGAGGGAGGATTTAAAATAGCTATTGGTAGAGAAACCTTATGGTTTGGCGAAAATGAAAGCGACTTTGTAAAGATGTTTGATGTTTTCAAAAAAGTTATGTTAATGATTCTGTTTAGTAGAGAAAAAGCAATATTAAGATACGTTTTTGATGATATGGATTTCAAAAGATACGTTGAAGGAATGCTGATCTACGAGGGAATTATAGCTTTTAGTAGTTATAACAACACAATAGCTATTGGTATTTAACAATATAAGGAGAAAGAGATGAGATTAATTTTAAAAGAAGAAATGATTGAAGTAAAAGCGGTTGTTTCAAGAACAAAGATTTCTGTCGATGTTTATGATGAAAATAAACGTCTTGACGGAAAAACAATTTTCATCAATGATGATGTTATAAATTTTGATGACACACAAAGTATATCATTTTTTGTTCCAAAAATTGAATATTCTTCTAATAAAACAGAAACTATAGTTCATAAAATAATTAAAATGTCATTTGATACAAGTATACATGTATCATACGATTACAAAAATAAGAAGATACAAAATATTCTTGTTACTATACCAAAAATAAGAGCCGTTCAGATAAAAAATTTAGACTACGGATTACTGGACGTCTTGTTTAAAGAGTCGTCAAAAAGGTTATATTTACCTACAGTTGATATGTGCTTTTGTCCGAATGACCCAGAAGTGTTTGTTGATGTTGTCTTTGATGATTTTGATTTAGAGACGATTAAACACGAATTATTTAATATTCGTGATAAAAAATATATTGTCACTAGAATCGATTCTAGACTAGATGAATCATTATCGAATATATCGATAAATTTTAACAAAGCGCCTTATCTGGAAAAAATAATTTTCGACTCTTATCTGTTAGAAGAATTGGGTATAAGCGTATATGAGGTTATGATCTACTCTGGAAAGATTTTAGAGACATACGAAGTAGATAACTAAGGATCGTAATAACGGACCCTTGGTGTTATTTTTTATATTAAAAAAATAAACAGTTAACCTTATACTTATAGTTTAAACTAAGGTGTTCCGTTTGGAACTTATTCTTTGTATTTATTTTCATAGGTAAATACATAAAAAATTAAAAGGAGACACTATGAAAATTTATGAAATCATTAAAAAATAACGCTATTGTCGGAAGACTTATCCCGACTATTCATTCGGTTAAACTGAATGATGAAGTCAGCAATATAATCGTTGACTTTAGTGAGCTGATGATATTGGAAGTTCGTTATGAGCAAATGAAACATAGTTTGTCCGATCCGAATGTCCTTGACAAGTTTCCTAACAGGGAACTGCCTATGGATATCGTATTCTCTAGGATGGGTGAGTTTGTGTTGAATCTAGATTCGCAAAAGGATATAGATGAATACATGAAGCATCTTTCATCGCAACTTCCTGAAGACGATAAAGAACGCTTCATTAAACAACAACAAAAAGTTGAGAATGCGTTCTTGGCCGGAGAAGGTTTCGTTAAGGAAATGAATACTTACATTCAAATGGATCCTTATACAGATCACTCTGTATACTTAAGAGACCATGAATGGAGGTTTGACATACTAGACGCTATTGAGTCTGGAAGATGTCCGACTATCGCTATTGGCGCTGCGCATGTTGTTAGAGAACCTCTATTTGATGGGGACATGTCTATTAAAGACTGGCTTGTCGAAAAAGGATTCGAAATTAAAGAGGTGTCGATTCACGACTACTTGGAGAGATAATTCTCTCCGATAATAATTATTTTTTTTATAAAAAAGGAGAAACTATGATTAATACTATAAAGTACCTAGGATTAGATAATGAAATTCTGTTTGGTTTAACTGTAGCGTTTGCGAATGAGATGAACAGACCTAAAACATTCAAAAATTACAAAGCACTTTTGAATGCATTATATAAATCAGAAAGAACTGACAAAAGGAGAAATCTATTTTTTAAGGACTTTGAAGAATGGCTTCTGGATATAGATGATTTAACTATAAATTTCAAACCTAACATAGCAGAGTTTTATATGTTAAGAAAGTTCATTGTACTAAAGAGATCAGATTTTATTTCAGACGGAAAAGAAAACACTAATGAGAATAATGTCAGATTCTATAAAAATTTTTTAGAACATGAATCTTCTGCTTTTTTATGGAAGTTTCACCAGCACTGTATAAACACACTTTATACAGAAGAAACACATAGGATAAGAGAATTTAACCTAAACCTATATAAGTTGTTCAAATATGGCGATTATACATCATATACTGGATTAAAATATCTTTTACTAAAAAATAACTACAATGTTACATTTAGTAAATACATTCGAGAACTTTCTTATTCTAAAAGTCCTAGGAAAAATACCATGAAGATTATAGAAGATACTATGACGTTAGGATATTCTGTAGAAATACCAAAAAATAAAAAAGATAAATTAAAATTACTTAGAAGGGTTTTGGGTTTGTCAGCTATTAGATATCTATTTGGTGTGCAATACTTTGGAGAACATATGGAAAACGCTATAGAAAGAAATACCAGTATGTTTAAAAATGATAATTTTGACATTTATCTCTTAGAGAGATGTCGATTTATAGAATCTGACGGACACTTAAAAGAACCTTTAGATTTTACTTTGAAGCATCTGGAATATGGGTTTAAAAATCCTTTTATTCAGTTAGAACGTAGTGGTTTGTGAACCACTACGGATATCTCTTTTTTTTTTGTTTATATATTATTTTATTAGTTTAAGCTAAGGTGTTCTTAATAAAAAAAAAAGAACTTATAATTCAGAATACATAAAAAGGAGATATTATGTTTTTCGTAATACATTTAGGAGGATTTAATTATGAATCTTCCACCTATAGATCTGTTAACGTAAACGGGTCTATAGAAGCGTGTGTGGTAAATCCACACACAAAAGAAATTATTATAGGAAGAGGTAAATTCTCTTCCTATACTTTTGAGAATGGAAAAGAAATTGTTATTATAAATACAGCTGTAAAAACTGCTATTTTACTAGATGACGGTTTTGGTTTCCATCCGTGTTTTCAGTTATCCACGGATAATACGTTTGAAAACACATGTTCTGATATTTCAGAGCTGTTAAATTATGGTTTTGATATCGTCTACGCTAATGAGTTTGACGTAACTGACATAATTTCGGAAACATCTATCACTGTTAATCAAGAGGTAATAAAGATACTAGAGAAACGATGTGGTTTCAATCTTGATTTAAATTTGATAGAAGAAGAAATACAATACCATAAAAATATTTTAGGATTATTGTAATTAAAGGCGTCTCTTACGAGATTTATATAAAAATAGAATAATAGCATGGATTCTATTACTAATTAAAGGAGATAAAAATGCTACAAAAATATATTAATAAATACGGATTTAATTTTGTTTTTAAGACAGTATGGTTAAGTACATACGTTGTTGGTAACTTAATGTCAAAAAAGAAAGCGGAAAAAGGACTTAAAACTATGTCACTAAGAAACGGTATTAAAGAAATGACACTGTTTCTATTAAAGAGTAGTGAAAAATGGTTATGTTATAATAAGGTAGAAAGAGACTTAAAAACTTTTTATATCTGGCGTATGATGAGTAGAAGAATAGGGAAGTTCCATGTCTTATATGACGAATTTAAAAATACATCTGAAATTGACATAGCTCTAACGATAGTTCTTTATGATAATAAAGACATTATCAAAGAACCGAACTGGACTACAGCTATAGATCATCAGAACGGTTTATTGGAAGCATCTAATAAAATTGTTGATTTCTTAAAGACAGCGACACAAGAAGAATTTAGATACTTTCTAAAAGTATCTTCAAGTCAAAGACTATCATTCCCTGCGAGTATCGCAGGCATTTTTATTTACTCAAGAGTAAGAAACTCAAATAGTCTTATAATGACATCTATTATCGTTGATCATACTAAAAAGATGTTTAACAAAGTTAATCCGAGAAAGATCGATGTAAGTCCAGAAAAACTTGTATTACTTTATGGTTATTTCTATGGAGCTGATAAGTTTAATGAAATGTTCTATAAAGATAATTTGGCATCTTTAAGTATGTTATCTAGAACACATAAAGTACAGGAAAGTATATTAAAGCGCAGAAATCCAAAATTAGAACCGTTATTGGAACTATTAGACGAAGAAGGTCTTTTAACACAAAGACCTTCTTGTTTTAGTATAGACAATCCGATTGATCTGTTAAAAGAAACACATGTTTACAAAGCGGGTCTGCTATGAGGTTCTTCCTCATAGTTTATTTTTTTTTTAAGTTAAACTTCTTAGTAGTGTCCTAAATGGACACTACTAAGAGTAAAGGATCACTTATGTCTAACCAATTATGAGATTCCACACAAAATCTCATACACCACACGTTTGACATGTGTAAAGCACGCGTATCGTCAAGAAAGGAGGATGGCTTCAAAAAATAGTGTAGCATTGGAATAGATTGTTCACGTACAGGTATCGTAGGTCTGACGTGTTTATGAGCTATTATACTAAACCGCCACTAATAACAGTATAAGTAAATATACTATGTTTTTAACAGCAAGTTTAGTACAGAGAACGGATAGCTCTAGTTGAGATATATAAAACCAAAAGACTGTAAGCAAAAGACAAAGAGAGTTTAGGATCGCACAAGACAATCAAAAAAATATGGATTTACATATATATCTCAAAATAATGACCAAGTACGTCACGATACATAATTTTCAAGTACTACCGTAACGCATCGGTAAATATTAAAAGTTTTTTAAATATCCGTCATGTATAAGTAGTACAAACGCATGACGGACGTAAATAGAAACTTTAAATCTAATACCTTTGATCGGAGTAGATGGTATGAAATTTATATAAAACTATTTACGTCATATAAAATACTTTTTTGTAAAAAAAAATTTAAATCATATTTTTAGCACCATAAGAAATCATATTTCAAACCACTTCAGATATCTGAATCTCTATCTTATTTCACACACCAATCAAAAAATTACCTGTATCCCTTCTAGAATGCTCTAAAAACACCCTAAAACAAATTTTAAGTACAAATACATACCTGGAATACTTCATAGCCAAATAGACGATTTTAAACCATGCTCATTTTTTCACTATTTCTCTCTCAAAAATTTAAAAGTGAATTTCTCGATCCGTTTTATGATCTAATCTAACCTGTGAGAAAAACTATCACTTGTTGGATCTGCGTTTTCTGTCATATGTCAAAAACAAATCAAAATCACTTTTCAACATCCTAAACGTTTTTACACATGCTTCTTGACAGAAGTTATCCTAGTGAATTTCCCACAGGTTAGATTTCGTCATTTTTCAAACTTTCAAAACTTCGCTTACTATAAGACGCGCGTAACACACGTGCGAGCGCGTGCGCGCGAGGGAAGAAAATTCACAATCAACTCAAATAATAGAAAAAAATAAATTTTTTTATTTTTTTCTTTCTTTTCTTTGGAGATAGAAGGGGTATATATATACGTAGTATATATATACCCCTTCTATCTCTTTCTTTTCTTTAATTAATATTATATATAATTTATATTATTTAATAATAATTATAATATATTAAAATATTATATTAATTTATTAATATAATTTTCCTTTAGTACGCGACGCGGGGGTGCGCGTGTTACGCGCGTATATAGAAAGGAGTTTAAATGCAAGAAATAGTTGAATTTGATAAAAATATATTTTTTGACATCAAGTATATTCCAATGAAGTATTTTAATCTAACAATTAGTGGTGAGAAGGAAAAAACAAAAAAATATAAAAAGCTTTTAGAATGAAAAGAATAAAAATATTTATCAAGACAGTTTAGTTGAATAAACCAAAAAGGATTCAACGTGACATTCAAAGAACACGTTCTTAAGAATTCAAAAATCTTGAAAGTTCTTAAGTCAGATAACAACGAGTATTTTATATTCTCACAAGTTATTCTAGAAGAAGACAAGGGTCATGTCATCACAGTGACAGAATTTGATTCAGAACCAACGAAAGAAACTTTTGAAGAATGGCTTTTAATTGTATTACAAAAACAATATCTTGTACCAGACCTATGTTTTGTCGTAGAGAATATTATCTCAACACAGACGTCTAGCTACGATGAATTGGAAAATAGATTGAAGAGAAAACAAATTCTTTATGTTAAGTCTCTGATAGAACGAGCAAAAGGAACACTTTTTATCGGAGACCCAATAGAATCATTTACAGAGTTTATTTCAAAAGCAGATAATATTATTTCTGTCTCAGAGATAAAACTCGAATGGGTTGAGGAGTTTAATTGTGCTGATACTTAATGTTCCAGAAGAGGATATCGTTTTACATGATGATGAAAATATTGTATCAATTATTTTTGAGGTAGCTAAAGATGAAAATTTTGAAGACATTTACGTTACCACAGATGTAATTCCATTTGTTTCGTTCACACATATTTTCAACAAAGCAGTAACTGTAGGAGAGACATATTACGGAAGAGCAGCTATTATCACAGATAAGCGTGGTTTGTTCACATATACAAATACAAGTATCGATACCGTCATTGATGATAATAACTATGAACCATTTGATGAACCCCCTGCGCTTAGGCAACCTCCTAAAATATTTTTTGATTTTCCAAACGAAGAAATACCTAACACATGTTTCAAAATTGGAATCGAAAACGTTGGAGAGTCTGAACTTATAGGATTAGTAGCAACAACTTGGATGATTAGGTCTCTTATTGAGGATAAAGTTTATTTCTTATCGAAAGAAGATACAGATAACCTTTATGAAATTTTTATAGATGTATTTTTACCACAAAACGAAACATTTATAGTTTCTGCTATGTTTCATTTTGCCAATGATGACAACACACTTTTTAGTTCGGAAATTATTTATGTTCCTAAATCGCATTCAACATTCTTTGTACCTAAAGAAACGGATAGTGACGGAAACAAAACAGGAACGTGGAATGATGATGACGAAGTTCATGTTGTGATAACTATCCCTGACAATGCTACGTCTGGTAGAATAGAAATTTTTAAAGACGGCGAAATAGTTTATGGCGTAGATGATACAGAATATCACGATACAGAAGCGACATATGACTCTAACGGAATGATACAAGTTAGAGTTAAATCAAATCTATCGACAGATGAATGGACATATAGGACATTTATTCAATATGGAAAATATGACGCCACAAGATCAGAAGCACAGTCATTTGCATATACATTACCTGCATCACTTGGATAGCCGTGGCTATCCAAGTGTGAGTGTTTTTATTGATTAAATATTTACATAAGGATAGAATATGTCAACAGTAAAAGACATAGAAACGAAGTATGACGATACTTCAGGAACGGTCGGAAAGTTTTATGCGGCTGAATTGAACTTAATTACCGGATCAATAAGTAATAGTCTTAAAATATATCCAGAATTTGATGATGAAAACGAAAAAGCTTTTACTAAGTCTATGAGAATATACTCGTCTGAAGAAGTTTTTAACGCGACAGGCGGAGATAATTTAGTTTTATCGTCCTTAGAAAGTAATTATTTAGATTACTTTAAGTTAGAAACTTTATCTGGTAAGATTTTTTCTTTTAAAACAGATAGTAACAATACAGGACCAGTTACCGTAACAATAGGTGAAGTTACAAAAGATCTTTTAACATTCAAAGGAGACGTACTCGAACCTAATGACTTGAATACAGAATCTATTTTTAGATTAATGTTTAATTCAGACCTTGATGCTTTTGTTTTATTAGATAAACTAACAAAAGAATTTAAAGATTTAAAAACAATAATCGTTAGTTCAGATTATGATTTAGTATCAGGAAATAACGTTGTTGCTTTAACAGATAGTAATGACGATAATGAAGAATACATATATACATTAACGTTACCTGAAAATCCTGATGCGAATAGTTTTATTTTTATCCAAGACGGATCAGGTAATGCTTCTAATGCTCCTATCAAAATTGCTAGATCAGATGTGAATTCAACTATTGATAACAACTCTGAAGATTTAATTTGTGATGTTGATTATTTTTGGATATCATTGACATTTAATAAAGATAGTAATAACTGGTCAATAGGAGGAAAGTAATATGTATTTAAGTCAGATATTAAATTTATGCACGAAAACAGATTTGGCCATAACAGATGAAACTATTTTTCCAACAATGTACGATGGAAAAAGAGTTTACTCAACAAGAGATAACATATGCTATGTTTTAATTAATAACGGGACAGATGATCAGAAATGGGTAGATGAGTCAAAATTTTATGAAGATATCCCAATCCCAGATATAACTTTTCCTGATGAGGTTTATGAAAAAACAGAGTTATCTTTACCTATAAATAATTTTAATAACTCTTACAACTACGTATTAGAAAGCCAATACTTTAGTTATGATATTGAAAACGGCATTCTCAAGATAGTCTCCAACAATATCACATCGTCTATTGATGCAAATATTATTTTTTATGCCGAAAATGAAGCAGGTGTAAAGTCCGATATTATTGAAGTCTCAATTTTATTAAAATCGTTTCCGATTATATCTGATTTTACAATCGATGTAGTGGGTAATAACCTAACATTGATGAAAAATTTTATCAATTGTGATAGATTTACAAATTACATTACAACAACCAATAGAGAAAAAGATAACCTAATTCCAGATGGGAGTCAAAACTCTGTTAATACTTTTAATATTGACAATACTAAATTTTCTTTAGTTACAGGCGAGTATTTATTGGATCAAGATGGAAATAGGAGAAAGATTGTTTCTATAGAAAAAGATGATCTTAATACAAGATTAAACTATGATGCAATTACATATTCTAACGGTAATGGTTCGGTATTCAGTATTTTAGATAATAAACTTTATGGTAAAGGACTAAATTCGCATGGAGAATTAGGTTTAGGCCATACTGATCCAGTAAGTAATTTCGTTTATTTAGGAATTGATGTCAAAAAAGTAGCTTGTCAGGGATCAGCAACATTTATTATTGATATTGACGATAGGTTATTATTTTCAGGATACCAAGGTAGTTACTATCTTGCAGGAACAGATTCGTTAGATGACGTATTGACTTTTACAGACACTGGGTTTGTTGTTAAAGATGAGAAAATCTTTATACATTATGGATCATACTTTTTTATCGATAGTAATAATTATCCTTACTACATAGGAGCTAACAATAACGGATCTGCAGGACTCGGTGTTTCTGGCGCTATTGATAATTGGACAAAAATTGATATAGAAGCTACATTTGTAGACACTAATGGCAATTCAACAGCTTTAATTTCGACATCCAACAGATTATACACGTCTGGAGCTAATAACTACATGCAGTTGGCAATCGAGGATGATGATGAGGACAGAGATACTTTTTACGATACCGGTTATGATGTAAAGTATGCGTTTTATACATCTGAACCAAGACTATATTTCGAAGATGTTAATACGGGTGATATTTATTGGGCTGGTACGGATTCAAGTGGTGGTTCTAACGATTTAATAGATTCAGGTTACAACGGTCCGGATACTAAAGCTGTCAAAGACACAAGATGGAGTATGAAATGGGCTAACTTAGATCAAGACGGTAAAATTTATGAAAGTTGGTATTGGACGTATCTATCTTTAAGAAAGAACGGAACAATAACAGAATTCGAACCATATTCTAAATCAAAATCATTTTATTTTTATGAAAATATTTTAGGAACAGATTATGATGGCGAAGTATATTTGCCATCAAAAATTTCTAAAGTAACATTCGCATCCGATCTAATTTTAGTTTACCTAGAAAACGGACAAATTTATCAAAAAGCTCTAAATGAATATGTGTCAATAGATCCAGACGCAGAACTAAAAAAGTTTGTCCCTGTTCAAAAGTTTTATGAAACATATAAAGTTACAACAGAAGATTTTGATTCAGAGCCTTCTGAATTATACACAGAAAAATCGTTTATAAATTCTACATTGTTTATAAACGATAACGCATATCCGGAATGGACAGGTCATGAAAATTCTTCTATCGAATCTTCCGGTATGAATATTATAGATTTATCTAAAACATCAACAACAACAAATATCGCTATAGATAATAGATTTGTAGATCTCTTTATCGGTACAAAGTTAGTTGATAATAATGGTAATTTCTATACAGTTAAGAATATAACTAAAGACACAATAGACTTTTATGAAGATAAATATATTTTCCAAAAGTGCCAACCTGGCGGTTTTGTTTTACCAGGAAAAGCTCTATTAACTTGTGGGACCCATAATGAAGATAAGAAATACGCTTTCATAAGTGATGTTGTTGAGGCAAGAGACGGTGTAGCTATCTACGGAACACAAAGATCAGCAATGACTATTGTCGATAAAATTTTTAAATTTGATGGAGTTTATAACTTTTCAAAGCCTGAAAGTAGGTACTTAGGTTATCTAACAAATGATAAATTTATTGCGGATTATTATTATTTTGATGAAGAAGGAACTATTTTAGGTAGTTCTTCTAGTACTACGTATTCGTATCATACAACTTCAGAAGACGGTGACTATAAATACGAATTCATTCTTAATAGTAAAACACAGTCTAGAGGTGATAACTATAGCGGACAATTAGCTGTCGGAGATACAGACGATAGAACTAACTGGACAGATACAGGTCATGCTATGGAAAAAGTTATGATAGGTAACGCTTCTACGTTTGGTCTAGATTCAGGTGATCTTTATTTTTCAGGTAACTCTGAAAATGAATGGTCTGGTTTAGGTGGAACAGATGAAAACAAATTAGAGTGGTGGTTGTCATATCAAAATGTTATAGAAGTAAGTACTTATGATAAAGCAGCTATGTTATTGACAGAATCAGGTAATGTTTACTCAACAGGAAGAGACTTAACAGGAAGAACAGGGATAGGTACAGATACTGTAACTCAATGGACAGAAGCATATGATGGAGGAAATGCTATTAGAGTTTTAGCTGCTGGTTTCGGTGCTTTAATAACAGATAATAATGACTTATATGTTTGCGGGGCATATGAAAGATTCTCTGGACCTGATTGTTTGATTTCTGACAGTACTGATACATTTACAAAAGCATATGAAAATATGAAACATTATGGTTTAACATATACAGATAACTTTTCCTATGTTAAACAGAATGATGAAATTTGGATAAATTATTATTCAGAAGATGCTGCTTTCTACGGCGATAGAACATTATCAAGGAATTTCTATTCTAATTTCACAATAGAACTAGAAGAAGATATTGATGCTGTTCCTGATGAACTTTTTGTTGTGCCAGATTTATATATAAATGACACAAGAATAGAGCCGATATCGGCAACTGTGGAAAAAGATAATGGAAACATTATGATAACACAATATGCTGATAGTACAGAAGAAGAGTCATTTGAAACATTAGAATTCTCCGTTGTTATTCCTTATGGAAATACAATACCTAGAATTCAAATCGGACTAACAACAGAAGATAGAGAAGTTTAAAAAAAAAAAGGAAAGAAAATATGATATACAAGGAAGAACCTATTTTTTCAAACGGGATCTGGACAAGAGCTATTAAAGAGAAACCACCGTGCGATGTTGCGTTAACAGATAAAAAATCAAAAGCAAGGTTAAAAATTCAGAAAAAAATTTTCGACCCGTTGGATTCTATTTCAGACAATAGTAAAATGATTCAGCTTTTGGCAAAGATGAATACTGTTTTATGGAGTTTAGTTACTGACGAACAAAGGAATAACTTACCTGAAGATACCGTAGAGATTCTTGATTACTTTTCAGAAATGGACGCTAATTCAGAATTATTAGCAGATAAACATGCTGATGTTATCGGAATGAAGGCTCTTATAGATAAGTTATATATGAGACAAAAAGAAATAGCTAAGATAGTGAGTGTTGAGTAGGGAAACCTACTCAACACTTTTTCATTGAAGTAATCCAAAAAGGTTAAAAAAATGGTTAAAATTTTAGCAGGTGAGATCCTGAATTATACAGCTGAATTTAATGTTGACTTATATCCAGAGGATAATATTTTTTATTCAACAAACAATGTCGATTGGTTTCCTTTAAGTAAAGGTGATAAACTTTTTGTTCCGCAGAATGAAACTGTTTATTTAAAAAACACGGATACTCTAACAGTTAATTATTTATATATAAAAGAGGTAAAAAATTTCTCTACAGAATTTGTTTCAAGTATTTCTGAAAATTCATCTGGTGTATCTGAGATCTATCAAGAAGATAGTTTTATTGTTGTAACGTACACTAATGGCAATACAAGTAAAATTGCATTGACGCCAGAGACAGCGCAGTCAGAAACACCAGATATTGATCCATTAACAATATACACAGGAAAAGAAGCTAAGGTAGAGATGAAGAACTACAAAAAAGGGGTTGTTTATCTGACGGATAATGATAATGTTATTGTTAGAGAAGACGGCGTTTATATTAAAGCATTAAAAACAGATACAGCATTTTCTGATTTTACATTCAATATTTATGCAATGGAACCAAACATGACAACTTCCGTACCGGCAACAGTTTTAGTTAAAGTAGTGAATCTTGAGTTAGCAGAAGAAAACGATTTTGAAAATAAAGAGTTTGTTGGCGGTAGATTGCTGTCAGCAGAAACTATAGGTAAAAATGATATTATCGAAATGACAAATTTTGTCATTACCAAGTAGAGGAGTTTAAATGTATACTAATATAACAAGCGCAGATCAAATAGCATCAATGACATTTTCAAAATTAATCCCGAACAGATCATTTAATCTTGTTGTGTCAAATGTAATTTTAAGAACTGAACAGAAGAAAGTTATAACTAGAAGTGATAACAGTCTGTCAATTTCAGGTTCTGTCAACGGAGACAGTCTGATGCTAACAGACGTAGTTGGTAATGTTTATATTACATCACCATCATCTATTATCAAAGAAACCTTTAACGATAATGATGTTTTAAGAACAAACATCATTAAAATGAAAACAGGAGTTCCGGAAGAAACATTCTTAGGTATTTATTTATCTAGGATTTATAATTCTATTTATAGAAGAAGTAAATATTCTAATCCTATTGTTTATAAAGATAGAGTTTTTCAGTTAGATGTATATTCGAAATACATCTATGTTTTTGATACAAAAGGAAATCTTATCCATAGGATTTATATCTATGGGTTAATCGGAAGTTATTGTTATCATATATTTGATGGCGGCGATGGTGTTTATATAACGTCTAGAAAAGACACAAAATCGTTATATAAAGTATCGAAAGACGATATTTATGAAAACAATCTTTCTGAAGAAAGAATTGAAAAGCTTGTTTTAGATAATCAGACATCTAAGAATTTCAATTTCACATATTATCTTTATGATTTTGTTACAGTAGGAACAAAAATATTCTTCACGGCAGCAGTTAATGGTATTCATGTCATTGATACAGAGCTATGTACTATTACAGAAATAAAAAGTAGTTTTACTTATAACGCTGTTCATCAACTTCTTATTAAAGATAACGATGTTTACGTTATAGGAGGCAGTTCAGAAAAGACTATTTACAAAATATCACAAATAGAAGAGGATTTAAACAAACTCGAAGCAGTAATGAGTCATCCGTATTATCTTACATCTACATATAAACAATTTGTCATGGTAAATGATAAAATTTTTGGTGTGTTTAATTCTGTTATTTTTGACATAGCTGAAAGAAAATCATATTCGTTCCCAACAAATATTCCTAGAGTGTATAAACCGGTAGCTCCTATGTTTATAGACGATACTATTGTTTATTCCTATGATTCATATTGGTATTCTGGAACATTTCAACCATACCAGTTAGATAAAGACGGTGATACGACAATCAACTTCGACGAGCCTCCATGTGATTTGTCACTTATAAATTTTGTTACAGATGATATTGGTGTTGGATATAACTTTACTACTGATTCAGAAACACTCGAAGTTAATCCAGAATTATCAGAAATAACTTCGACAGGTATATCAGGAAGTTTTGCATTTAAGTTTGTAGCAATGCTTGATGAAGAAGTTTCCGAAATTCAAGAAACAGTAACTATCAAGAAAGACGCAGTTAGTCCGGATAAACTTTTAACATATGTTTATAAAGTTTAATAAATAAAAAAGGAATTATTATGGCAATTGATGAAACATTATCAGCAAACGGTCAAACAATCGAAAAAACATACCAAGATAAAGTAACAGGGGAAGAAGGAACAGATCCTATTCTAAAGGCTAGGTATGATATAGAAAAAATAAGAGGCGATATATACGACATGGTCGGTAAGGCGTTCCAGTGGAGTGGGTTAATAACATCACTTCTTACTATTGTTTATGAGATACTTCCAGATGAAACAAAAGATCTTATCAACGATGAAAAGAGGTCTCTAATAGAAGCTGTTTTAGCTGTTTGTAAAGAGACAGAAACTGTGTCTGATTATAAGTTAGAAAAAGGCGGAATTGATTTTATTCTTTCTATTCTTAAAGAGGAATCTGCAGTAGTGGACGTTTTGAAAAAACTAGATGAAACTACAAGTGAAGCTTAAGCTTCACTTGTAGCAGAGTAAAAAATAAATAAATATTATATAAATAGAATTTATTTAAGTAAGAATATTTGATAGTGATCTTATGACGCTAGTTTACTTGAATAACAAACTAACTTATTGTTATAAAAATAATTAAAGGAAAAAAATATGAGTATAGAATTTGAAGTCCCAGTAAGAGACGGAGATGTATTATTTACAGAACCAGGAAAATATTATGAATTTACAGCAACAGAGGATTGTTATGTATTTTTACAAACATCGTTTGTTGAATATTCAAGAACAGGTAATGCATGGATTATGCCTGTAAGGGAAGTAAATATTGAGGTGAGAAAAGACGAATCTGTTTATCTTAGAACAGTAAAAGCTCTGTCAGATATCCGTATTCCTATTATAAATACAGTATTTAACCCTAGGGTTCCATATACTGAAAAAGGTATTTTTGTAGAAAAAGATAATGGATTTATACCGGTATCTAATACTACATTACCATTCAAAGTCGGGGATAGTACATTAGCAATACATAAAATATCAGATGATTTTATTTGGGAGACACCAGAGACAGAAAGACTTTTGCCTGATAGATCTTTAGTTTTAGGTTATGATTCTGAGATATTTAATGGAGGTCTTTCAAAAGTTGTTTGTTTGAAATCTGATTTAAACACTATTTTTATGTCAGATATCATTTCGTCAGCTGAAAGTCAAAACAAAACAAAACAGTACTCTGTAACACAATCAGATTTAAAAGTTAAAGATTCTATCATAAATTGGGTTACAAATTCAGATGTTAAAGGAAATACTATCTTTTTAAATAAAGCTAAAAATGCGACTATTAAAGGAGATGCAGTTAGCGTTGGTAAAACATTTAATGTTTTTTGTATAAATGGAGAAAAAATTTATGTAGATGATATAGCGGATCTGTCATTAGTAAACCTACCTATAGATGCAGTTATTATGTATAAAACTAAAAAACTGTTTTTTAATATAATTGATGTTAATGTTGATGACGGTTATGTTTTATCAGATACAGATTTAGGAGAAGTTCTTAATGGTTCTGATGGTTTTATTGGCGTTTTAGATATTGATTTCAAAGGTGGTGGAGAGAATGCTTTTATAAAAAGTAAGACAGCAAATGTTGAAAACATAGAAATTATTGGGTCTGGAAACATTGTGAATTCTGAAGACGTACGTGAAACCAGAGTCTTTGGCGAAAGTAATCATATAAATTCAAAAAGTCCAATATCAGGACTAGAAGTTACTGGATTTAATAATGTAATTGATTGTAGAGGTAACGTAAACAGCTTAAAAGTTTTTGGTAATGACAATAGAATTATTTCAGACGATTTAACTGTTCGCGGTGACAAGAATTATATCTTCAATGACTTAGAATCTTTTTCAATAGACTTTTTAAATTCAAATTTCGAAGGCTCTGAACTCGGTATTCAATCGACAATTATGTCTATAGTAAGGTCATCTAGAGACATCGACATTTTAGGATCAGCAGTAGGAGTGTTTGATGAATTAATCGAGGAAACAGATAGTTATGACCTCTATTCTGGAATATTTTTGAAAACACATGAGAAAGCTTTAGTTTCTTTGTCTGTTTTATCCGTCGAGTTGATCTCTAGCGAAGCTATGTTTACGGCTTATGTGGAAATAATTGATACAGAAACAATTAAAGTTTTTAAGTCAGATAATTCAGAAATACTTAAGGATAAAATAAATTTAGGCCACAAACTGAGAGTAAGTTTACCTAATTCCGATCTATTTAATGTTCACACTTCTTTTGAATCTTGTTTCGCAGTAAGATCTGCGTCTATTACTAGATCTTCTCTTAAAAATGCATATAAAGTAAATGTATTAGATTTAGACTATAGTTTCATTAATGACTGTTTAGATTCTACAGTCGTCGTGTCAGCTATGTCAACAGTGAAAGGACATGGTAATAAGATCTCTGGAGATAATGTCACAGCTATTGGTTTTGGTGTTTCAGTAATTGATTACGAAAATATAATTCCATATTCTGATAGAGTTGAGAACAACTATATTGTATTAGAGGTAAGTAAAGAAATTACTGATAATATCAAAGGTTTTGTTATGGCTTTGGTTAACCCTCCAGAATTCTTAGAGGAAGGAAAAACTCCTGATAACTATACTATAAGAGTCGATATAATTAATGTAGAAGACGGGTTAATTTATACGTCTATACCAGAAAATATAGATATTAAAGATATGTTATTAATAGGAAGAAGAAAAGACTCGACACCTAATAATAGTTTAGCGCTAGGAAGAAATATTATTTCACAGGGTAAAAATAATGTACTTATAGGTGACGGAATTTTAACGTCTGGTTCAGATTTTCTTACAGTAATAGGGTCATGCCCAGGAGAGATATTTAAAACCGAAGCGTTTGTTGTAGGTATAGGTTATTCTGATAAGGATACAGGTCTACCATATTATGAAGCAAAAGGTATGAGTATTTACGGTAATGGACTTGTAGAATACCCTTCACATAATCCTATTGACGCTAGATCGGGAGGACCTAAGACAGCTATTACTAGAGAACTACTAGAAGAGACAAAAATTGTAAATACAGCATATGAGTTAGAGGCAGAAACTGACGATCAAACAGATTTTAGTTTTTCTATATCAGAAAATATTTCAGACCCTTCGCAAATTACTGTGTATACGGAAGGTAAAAAAGATAGAGTCTCAACATATTCTATAGAAATAGAAAGAAATACAGTAACTGTCAAATTTGATGAAGGTAAAGACGAAAACGACTGGGTCGAAATTGTTATTCAGAATTTAGTTCTGTGATATTAAAAATGTTTTCACAAACAAAAAGATTTATTGTTTTTAGTTTCATGTTAGTTTTAACAATATTTTTTCTTTGTATAGTTTTTTTAAAGGAATCTAGTATAAACTTAATATCGAGTCAATTTTGTTATAGTTTGCAAAATAGAAATATTGATAAAAATAGAAATTACGTAAAACTAAATAGAATTTTAATTCGAGATGAAATTTTTGAAGTCACTCAAAAGTCATTTGATTTAGGAGAAACTATTATTTTGGATAATAATGACGTTTGCATTACATTTGTAGTATTGACCAAAAAAGAAAAAATAAAAATGTTTTTGGTAAAAAAGAAATAGATTTTATCTATAGTATAATAACTTAAAAAAAAAATAGGATATCGTGATGAAGAAGATTCACTTTTGTTTCTATAAAGAGTACAAAAGAACAACAGTAACAAAGAGTATTTATTTAGCTCAAAAGTATTTACAAGGGTTTGATGAAGATATATCAAAATTGATACATGTAGAAGTTTATATAGACGGTACATCGTATACATCTTCAATGAATTCCAACGGCGTTAGAAAAAGAGAAAGAAATTTCCCATTCGAAGAGTCTTGGGAGATTTTATCTTTTGATGTAGAGAATAGAGATGCAGAAAGAATTAAGCAATTTTTTGAATCTCAGATGGGTAAAGGGTATGACTATCTTAATATTGTTTTAAATCAAGTATTTAACGTTAATACACAATTGGATAATAAATGGATATGTTCAGAAATATGTTTTGAAGCAGCTAAAATAGGTAAAATAATTACACCTGAATGGACTAGAATGGTCGGAATGTCACCAGCAGCTTTATATAGTCATCTACTATACGGAGATATAAATAAAGGAAAAAGAAATGTCGACATTAAAAAGAAGTCAAATTGAAAACTTAAATATTTCACACGCAGTAAAAGAAGTTTTGCTTAAAGATTTTGATGACGTTAGAGTCTTTATAGAACACATTGGAATGAATGGTGAGAATGTTGAAGAGAAGGGATATCTTTTAGATACATTAATTTCACAAAATTTTGAACCTGAAATTCTTGACGAAGTTATAGATGAAGAAGTTTCTGGTGAAGATATTGGAACAGACACAAAAGAAGAAGTAAGTTCTTTAATGAAACTCTATAGTGCAGACGACGAACTAAAGGCATTTGTAACAAAGTTTAGTGTTTTTATTTTAAGTTTCTGTTTTATCTATCTTTTATTAGGTACGTTTGTTCCACCAGAATACATTAATAAAGATGTATTACCAACAACCACAGAGTTTGTTAAAACAGCAATAACATATGTTTTGGCGTTCTGGTTAGGGTCATCAGTAGGTTCAAAATTAAAAAAAGGATAACGTATGAAATGGTATAGAGAAAAACTTAAGAAAGCAGGTAGGTTAGATTTAGCATTAATAGCTGAACAATATGATATTCTTGATAAAGAAAAGATACTACAAAAAGCATTAGTAAATTCTGGGTTTAAGATAGCTGTAGATGGAATTCTAGGCGTTCAGACATTAAATGCACTTCTTAAAGTAAAAAGAAATACTTTTTATAAAGAACTTAACGCATTAGAAAAAGATTTTAAAAAATCAAAAACGCTTAGAAAGGAGATAAGAAAGTCTTTAAAAGAGACTATTTTACAATATCTCGCTGTAGAAGAAGGAACTATGTTCCACTGGAATAGGAAAGAAAATAGTTACACTACGCCATATGGTATTTACAAATCCGCAAATAGAAATGAAGAAATTATTATTTATTCAGATTCTCTGTTTGAAAAGTATGGTTTACCACAAACAAAACAGGGTTCTAAAAAGCTTAATAAGAAGCTTAATAGTTTGGAGCGAAGAAAGATAGCCGATATGGCTTTTGACCTCTATTATAGGAAGTATATGTCGCATAAGGCTAATAAAACATTAGACCATAAAGGTATCAGAGATTTTGGAAATAAAGATGCTTACACAAAACTAAAACTATCTATTTTTAGTTTATCTGTCAACGCAGGTAAAAAGAAAGCTATCTTTAAATTACAACAAACAGTTAAAGTATTTCCAGACGGACTTTACGGACCTAAGACATCTCAAGCTGTAATGAATTATACAGCAACGCCAAAGCAATTTAATGAGCGTTATCTTATAAATGTAAAAAAGTTTTATGACGCACTTATTAACAACAATTATGAAAGATATGGTATTTTTCAAAGAGGTTGGTATAATAGACTAAGAAGATTAGGGTTAAAAATAGTTTAAGCACTAAGAGGACTTATTGTCCTCTTAGTGTTAACAGTTTTCTTAAACTAGGTTCTATACGTTCTATATCGACTTGTTTTATATCGATATTATTTTTTAAAAGATATTTAATCCCATCTTCATTAGTGAATTTACGTAAGTAAAAAACACGACCAATAAAACCATTTTTTACAATAAGGTTCGCGCATTTTAAACACGGGGCGTCTGTTATAAATAAGTTAACTTTTTTACCAGTTTCTTTATATATTTTTTTAAGTTCATTTCCATGTTTTTTTAACAAATGCTCTTCAGCATGAACGACACTATTATTAGATGATTCATTGACAGAACCTAAAAAATGTCCACATCTTTGACACCAAACTTCAATAGGGTTTGTTGTTTTGTAATTGCAAGTTTTGTCGGAACATAAAAATTCTATTGTTTCGCACTCTTCATCACAGCAACCCTCATTATGATTAAAACCATAAAAAAGTTTATTAAAATAAATACAAGCGCCAACCTTTCTACTGTTACATCTAGAAAGTGTAGAAATTTTTATGGCTTGTTCTATCCCTAATTTAACATAATCTTCCATAAATAATCCTTATTTTTTATCACATAAAACAAATTAAATAATAATTTTTAAACACTATATAGTTTGCATAATCTAAATATAAAGGCCATAAAAATGAATGTAATAAAAAGAAATGGTAGAAAAGAACCAATCGATTTCACGAAAATAACTAAGAATACAAAACCGGCAACAGAGGGTCTTCCAGGAACATCCTATACTGAACTAGAGAGAGACGCTAAAATTTCTCTTAATAGACCTGATATTAAAACAACAGATATTCAACAAACACTTATAAAAACAGCGGTTGATAAGATAGATATCGATAGACCGAATTGGACGTTTGTTGCGGCAAGATTAAAACTTTACGATCTTTACCATTCTATTTCGAAAAAAGGTTATACTAATTTAGATGATTATTTTAATAGAATGGAAAAAACAGGAAGATACCAGACAACATTAAGAAATAAATACGACCTAAAAGAATTGTCTGAATATATGAGACCAGAGAGAGATCTCCAGTTCACATATCTTGGTTTAACAACACTTATTGATAGATATCTTATTAAAGATAATAATGGTAATGTTGCAGAATTACCACAAGAACTATTTATGGGTGTTGCTATGTTCTTGGCACAGAATGAGACAGATAGAATGTATTGGGCTAAAAAGTTTTATGACGTGTTAAGTAAATTCGAAGTTATGACGGCGACACCGACTTTATCAAACGCAAGAACAAAACACTCACAATGTTCATCGTGTTATATCGGTTCTACACCTGACAGTATTGAAGGCATCTTTAACTCATATCATGAACAGGCACTTCTTTCTAAATATGGTGGCGGTATCGGATGGGACTGGGGATTCATTAGATCAATGTTATCTTCAATAGATGGATTTAAAGGAGTTTCCGGCGGTGTTACGCCTTTCCTTAAATTAGAAAATGATATCGCCATTGCTGTAGATCAACTTGGAACAAGAAAAGGCGCGATTGCTGTTTATGTAGAACCTTGGACTATTGATATAAGAGATTTCTTAGACCTTAAGAAAAACTCTGGTGAAGAGCGTAGAAGAGCGCATGACCTTTTCCCTGCCATATGGCTTAATGATTTGTTTATGGAAAGAGTTCAAAATGATGAACCATGGACGCTTTTTGATCCTTATGAAGTAAAAATATTACATAGTGTTTATGGAGAAAACTTTAAACGTCTTTATGAGTCATTTGAGAATAATGATAACGTTAGAAAAGAAGTCGTTTCTGCCAAAGGACTATGGAAAGAGATTCTGCGATCCTATTTTGAGACAGGTTCTCCGTTTCTAACTTTTAAAGATGAAGCGAATAGAAGAAACCAAAATAGTCATTATGGTGTTATTTATTCATCTAATCTATGTACGGAGATCTTCCAAAATACCAAACCAGATAGTGAGAAGTATAAACTTTTCTATAACGACGGTACAGAAGAAGTTGTTGACCCGCTATTAACAATAGAAACAGCAGATGGTGAAATTAAAAATGTTAAAGATCTTTCTCATGTTGAATTCCTTGAATTAGGAATAACAGGATATGAGAAAGTACCAGAAGATGGTGAAACAGCTGTGTGTAATTTAGCATCAGTTAACCTTTCTAAAGTAAACACAAAAGAGGATTTTGAAAGAGTTATTCCGATAGCTATTAGAATGCTTGATAATGTGATTGATCTCAACTTCTATCCTAAAAACAAGATAAGAAAAACCAATATTAGAAACAGAGCTATTGGTTTAGGTATTATGGGTGAAGCACAAATGTTAGCAGAGAAAGGAATTACTTTCGGTACAAAAGAACATTTTGAGTTTATTGATAGTGTAATGGAACATTTCTCATACAACGTTATTAAATCTTCTTGTGACTTATCGTATGAAAAAGGCCCGTATCCAGCTTTCAGTGGGTCTAATTGGTCCAAAGGAATACTTCCTATAGATACGGCTAATGAAAAAGCCAAACAGCTCACAAATAGAGAATATGACCTTGATTGGGAACAGTTAAGAGAAAGAGTTAAGAACGGAATAAGAAATGGTTATCTTATGGCTATTGCACCGACAAGTTCCATCTCTATCCTAACAGGAACGACACAAGCAATCGAGCCCGTGTATAAACGTAAATGGTTTGAAGAAAACTTATCTGGACTTATTCCTGTAACGGCACCTAATATTTCTCCAGATACTTGGAATCAATATGTGTCTGCGTATGAGGTTAAACAATCATCAATTATTAAAGCAGGAGCAATCAGACAAAAATGGATAGACCAAGGGCAGTCATTAAACATTTTCGTTAGGCCTGAAGAAACATCAGGTAAAACATTAAACGATTTGTATATGAAGGCTTGGTCATTGGGGTTGAAATCAACATACTATCTAAGAAGTCAATCTCCAGAAGCAACAAACGATGTAGAAGATCGAAGTCAAGAATGTTTTGGATGTCAATAATGTTAAGGAACCTACAGGTTCCTTAACAGGATATCTCTTTTTTTTATTTACATATTATTAATATGGTTTAAACTAAGGCGTTCTTAATAAAAAAGAACTTATAATTCAGTGTATTTATTTTCATAGGTAAATACACATATTTAACTAAGAAAGGA